TTTCTGAACGAGGCAGCCCGACTGGTCAAAGAACTCCATGGCCAGACCATCGAATTCGACCAGATACCCTTAGATGACCGGGAGGTCTACAACGAGATTGCCCAAGGGAATACCGCTGGGGCCTTCCAGATAGGTTCTACCCTGAATACTCGCTATTGCAAGGACCTGGGGGTCAGGGAGTTCAACGACATCGTGCTGATAAACGCCCTGACCAGGCCCGGCCCCTTGGGGTCTGGAATAACTGATCAATTCATGCGCCGCAGGCATGGCCAGGAGCCCGTCACCTACATCCATCCCCGCATGGAGCCATACACCAACAAGACCTTGGGTCTGGTCATCTACCAGGAGCAGGTCATGTGGTCCATGTTCGAGCTGGCCGGCCTGTCATGGGGTGAATGCGACAAGGTCCGCAAGGTCATCGGCAAGAGCAAAGGGGCAACGGCCTTCCAGCAGTTCAAACAACGATTTATGGATGGCTGTGCAGCCCAAGGGACCTTGACGCCAGCCGAGGCCGGAGATGTCTGGGACATGATGGCCAGTTTTGGATCGTACGCATTCAATTTAAGTCATGCAGTTGAATACAGTATGCTCGGATATTGGTGCGTCTGGATGCGGGTTCACTGGCCCATGGAATTCCTCTGCGGTTGCCTATCCCACTGCGACGAGAAGAAATCTGGTCAGTATATCGATGAGGCCCGCCGCCTGGGCATCAGGATAGAACTGCCCAAGGCCGGGGTTTCGCTGGCCGATCGCTGGCTACCCAAGGATGGTGCCTTGTGGGCTCCACTGACGGCCATCAAGGGCGTGGGGCCATCACAGGCAGCCAAGATACTGGCTGGCAAGGTTAGTGACAGACAGGTCAAACCCAAGAAACAGGCCAATGTTCAACCGGCCTTCCGAGGATTCTTTGACAAGGAGATTGAGCCGCCCCTGCCGGAACCCAAGTCCGTTTCCGGTGAGAACTCCATGGTTAGGCTGCTTAGGCGGGCAGGATACTATCGGGAACAAGCTCTCACCTGGGAAGAACTGCGGGAGGCAGCAGGCTGCTATGACTTCAACGTCCTGACCGGTAGCGAACGGTTTAGCAGGGTGGGCAACCTGGCCGGATTTGACGAACAGGATATTATCACCTGCCGCCTGGACAGCCATCGGGTCAACCTAATCACCATCGGCAGGTACATCCTGCCGGTCATCGACTGCCGGGCCTGTGAACTGATCAATGAATGCTCAGCCCCGGTTCAGCCATCCTTCGGCCGCTATCGGATCATGATTGCAGGCGAAGCCCCAGGGAAAGATGAGAACCTACAGGGCATTGGTTTCGTGGGATCGGCTGGTAACGACATCCTCTGGCCTGAACTATGGAAATACGGCTTTGGCCCAACCATGTTCCACATCACGAACATTGCAAAATGTTGGCCCAGCAAGACTCGGACGCCAGGGAAAAGACACATTGCCGCCTGCTCCAAATGGTTGGATATGGAGTTCGAGGGGCTGAGGCCGGTTATGGTCCTGGCCTTTGGTGGCACCGGGGTCAAGGCCCTGCGGGATGACCAGGGCAGGATCAGCGAGTTGAACGGCCAAACGGAATGGGCAGACAAGTACCAGTGCTGGATCTCCTGGTGCCTCCACCCCGCTTCGGTGCTGCACAATCCGGGCAACCGCAGCGAGTTCGAACGTGGTATCGAGAACTTCGCCAACAGACTCAAGGCCATCGGTGGAGGGATATGGGCTAGGCAGACAGGGAACCGGCAAGTGCAGGCCATGACATGCCCATACGGCGGGGATTTTGGGCTGGCCAATGGCAACTATGCCCAGTGCGCCGAATGCCAGGTTTGGGAACAATGTACCTTGGAGAAATCTAAGACTGACTGGTTGGGCTTGCAAGGCCTATAATATAGGCAAGGAAAGAGTTATGTCAAATTGGAAAAATAAAAATAGATATAAAATAGAATATTGTCCATATTCTAAAAAATGGGATGTTATAGGCTATAATGGTTGGGTAGCTAGTGGTTGTACATTAGCAGAGGCTTTTGAGAATTTTTCAGAATTGCTAACAGAATCTGAAGTAGCTTTAATTCAAGTTTTTATCAAAAAGGAAAAATAAATGCCCCTTCATATTGACTACCGCCCCAAGTCCTTAGATCACATCTACGGCAACAGGTCCATGGTGGCCAGCGTCCGCTCCATTCTGGAAAGGCAAGACCGCCCCCGAGCATGGCTGTTTACGGGGCCGTCGGGAACCGGCAAGACAACAATGGCCCGCATCGTAGCCACCGCCATGGGCTGCCACGAACTGGACTATGAGGAAAGGAATATTGCTGATGCCCGCGGAATAGATGATGCCCGCAAGATGATGACCACCATGGCCTATATGCCCCAGGGCCGATTCGAGGACAAGTCCTATGGTAAGATTAGGGTCATAGTTCTCGACGAGGTGCAACAAGCAACCCGTGACTTCCAGCAAGCAATATTGAAATCCCTAGAGGACACCCCTGCCCATGTGGTATTCATCCTCTGCACCACCGATCCAGATAAACTGCTCAAGACCATCCGGACCCGCTGCACCACATTCGAGATGTCGCTACTTCCTGGTCCGACCATGCGTGATTTGATTAGGGACGTACTGACGGCCGAAAATGTAAGTTGGCCTGAAGAAACCATGGCGGCCGTGGCCGATGCCGTAACCGAGATGGCCGAGGGTAGCCCCAGGCAGGCGCTTGTGGCCCTAGACCAGGTGATAGACTTGGGGTCGGTGGAGGAGATGGTGGAAGCCCTGCGGCGGACTGTTTTGGATACTGCCACAGTCAACGAACTGGCCAAAGCGCTCCTGACCAGACGCAAGTGGGAACAGGTGGCCAAGTTGATCAAAGGATTGCCGGCCAGCGAGGACCCAGAGAAGGTCCGCCGCTATATCATCGCTGCCGCCGAGGGTGAGCTGCTGAGGACCGGGAGCGAGCAGGCGGCCATCGTATTTGATGCATTCCAGAAACCTTTTTATGACAATGCCGGCAAGGGCCTGGTATTTGCCGCTTGGAGGAGCCTGAGATGAATGTCCTTTGCTATAATTTTTGTTTCTCTTGCGGAGCCCCATTGACCGAAAACAATCGTGTAGACCTGAAGGGATTTGAAGGACAGTGCCATGGTTGTTATTCGGCTACCAAGCCTAAAACAGTGTGTCTGGATTTTGATGGGGTTATAGCCCAATACACTAGCTGGCAAGGGCCTGAACATTGCGGGAAACCATTATCTGGATTGGCTGATTTTCTAAACAAATTACGCCAATCTGAAGAAAATTGGCCTGAAGAAAATTGGCGGGTCATTGTCCATACAACCAGAAATCCAGAAGTGGTTTGGTCTTGGCTCCGTAGATATGGTTTTGTTGGACTTATCCATGGTGTAACCAATACCAAGCCGGCTGCTGTAGCCTATATCGACGACAGGGCTATCTGCTTCCGGGGTAGCTTTACCGATACGCTGACTGACTTAAATGGATTCAAGCCTTGGTGGAAACCGATGGCGGCCCCGGTTGACCCAAAATAGCCTATAATATAGCATAAGGGAGGTGATTATTTTGGCAGAAGAATATCCTGAAATCAAATTGAATTATTCCAGGGATTTGGAAATAGACCAGTTCAACCTTGAGCTGGAGTTGCTGGCCATTGCTAAGCAGATCATGGCCTATTCCGAAGCCCATGTCCAGGCGCAGTTCAACCGTGACCGGGCTAAGCAGCGTCGGGATGTAGCCGAGGCGGAACTTGACCTGGTGGCCCGGAGTGAGCCATACCCGGGAGACATCCCCATTTCAGCCAAAACCGGGCAGCCCACCGAAACGGCCGTGGTCAACTGGATCCATAAGCAGCCCAAGTACCAGGAAGCCCAGCTCCAGCGGCAGCAAGATGAGTACGTAGTCAATATGCTCCAGGCGGCGGTATTCGCCTTCCAGGCCAAAAAGACAGCACTGGAAAATCTGGTACGGCTGTTCGGTATGAAATACTATGCTGAACCCTACGATGCTGGAGGTGAAATCAAGGCCAGGGCCATGGAGCAGGGGCGGCTGGCAGCCACTGAGGCCATGAGGAAGACTATGGGGCCAGCAGGACTTCCGGAAGTTAACCAAGTGCCGCCTGTTCCATCATGCAAGTCGCCGGCTCCCGCCACTGACAAGGATGGTCACCGCTATGCCATCGGGCCAATCACTGAGAGCGGTCAACATCCATTCACTGCCGGGCCGTTCCCAGAGTTGCAACAAGCCCTGGAATGTGCTGGTTGCCCTGGCCAAGGAATCTACCGCCTGACCAGGGAACAGCCAGATGAGCTGATTTATGTCTGGGGACCAAGATTCGATAATAGTGTTGGATGGGGGCTATTAGCAGAACCTCCTAAGACCTCGCTGCCGCCCCGGCCTCCGCAGCGGCCATTGCCCAAGAGAGACTAATGATTCAACACTGGACACAACCCCTGGCATGGCTGGCCCTGGGAATCATGGCTTTGATAGGCGGTTATGCTGCCTTTCGGCTATGGTCCAGGGCTGTCTACAAATCCAGGGCGGAATACGAATCAGAAAAGAAATCCAAGAAGGAGGAATAGATATGGCGTTACCACCGAGAGCACCAGGCGGACAACCGCCTCCCAGGCCGGCACCAACAACCCCGCAACCGTCCAGGGCACCAGCCCCCACCCAAGCCCCGGACGTATCCAGGGTAAACTGGGGTGATCGGCGAATGACCCAGCGGCTGGCCGACCGGGGCAGGGAATCGTACCGCACCAAGGACGGCACTGGCTACAAGGGCATTTTGGATGAAGACAAGGTCCGAGACATTCCCTTGGGCAAGATCGCCGCGGGCAAGCACCTCTGGTCCATCATCCCGTACATCTGCGGCGAACAAGACCCACTGGTCTATGCCGGCAAGCTCCAGGCTGGGGTTGACCCGTCCTATACCGTGGGAGTCTTTGTCCACAAGAATGTTGGCCCCAACAAGGCCCGGTACATCTGCCTGGCCCGCACCTACGGCCTGCCCTGCCCCATCTGCGAGTACCGGGATGAGCTGGATCGGGACCCCGAAGCCGAAAAGAAACTGGGAATGTCTTCCGACCAATTTGACAAGTACCTCAAATCCATGTACAGCGGCAAGTACATGACCTACCTGTACTACGTGTGGGACCGCAACCAGGAATCCAAGGGACTCCAAATCTACGAGGTCAGCGGATTCTTCCTGGAACGAGAACTGCAAGCCCAGGCATATAGTGAAGTCGGCGGTGGGTACATCACCTTCATGGCCCCCGGCGCCACCAAACTGGCGGACGGCACGGACAACCCGGACGGCGGCCGTGAGGTGGCCTTCCAGGTCACCATGACCAAGACAGACCAAGGCCAAGGACAGGACTGGACCGGCATCAAGTTCGAGCCCCGGCGCTACGACATCCCGGCCCACATCCTCAATCAGGCTCTGGACTACGGCCCGCTGGACATGCTGCTCCACGTGCCCAGCTACGGGGAGGTCTACGAGGCGTTCCACCAGGGTAAGGCTTCATCTGGGCAAGACAAGGGCACGGAAGAGATTGCCCCGCCACCGACTCAGCATTATGACTGTTATCAGACTGGCCAATGCGGCGGCTTCCAGGACTGCACCACCACCTGCCCGGATTATGATGAGTGCGCCAAGGCTGGTATGGTCCAGGGCTTTGCGCCAGAACCTGACATCCCTTCTGACCCGGTTCACCAGCCGCAGCCCGAACCGGCGCCCGAACAACCAGCGGCAACCGAAATCCAACCGCCCCCTCCGGCACAACCCAGATCACTTCCACCCAGGGGCGGCGGGGCACCGGCAGGAGGCAAGCCCCCATTGCTGAGACGGGGGCAGTAAGGCTTTATCCTGGGGAGGCGACGGCCTGGATGGTGATTGCAGTATCGGGCGCGACTCCGCAACATGGGGAGGTAGTACGGAAGCCGGGTTGGGGAAGCCTGGCCCCCAGGAATTTTTTAAGGAAACCATATGTCCGCCAAAGATTACATCAGCCTCAATTATGACAAGGTGGAAGCCAAGACCGAATTGGCAGTCCTATTGGTCTTTGGTGACCAAGAGGAATGGATTCCCCTAAGTCTTATTGACCCCGATTTCTTGCCCCTGGATAAGTCCGGCGGTGAGGTGGCCATAGAATACTGGAAAATTGAACAAGCAGGGCTGGAAAATTACTGTAGCTAAGGAGAGGCAAAAGATATGTTCGATACCGCAGCGCGGAGCGCGCAGACTGTTGTAATGACCTTCTCAACCACCTTAAAGCGGCCAAGAGGAGATGATGAGACAAATAATTAGAGTGCGACACCAGCCACCGAGATATGAGCCCTCGGAAATCGAACCGCCTTAGTGGAATTGAATCTGTAGAGACGATAAATACTCAATCTTCGAAGTTGTGCCCAGGGCTGGTCGGGCAAAATCGGGCAAAATACCCAAGCCACCCCGGCCCTGGGATTTCATAAGGAGACGCAAATGCCCAAAACCAAAGAAATTGAAATCGGCTATGGCATGACGATCAATACCGGCAACTACCAGAGCGAGCGCATTGACCTGTCCATGCGGGTCATGCTGGAGCCGGACGATGTAGAAGAACTAGTGGTCAACGACTATCTGGACTACCTCAAGGGCAAGTGCAATGAAGTTCAATCAGCGGTGCTGACCAAGGTGCACGGATGAGAGCCGTCAGGAGCAAGGCTATTGCCAAACTGGTTTACGGGGATATGGCCCGCAGGCCAGGATCAGACATGGGCCGGGGAGCCAAAATAAGGTTTTTGAGAAAATTTGCTGCAACTCGTAAAGTCTATCAACGAGCCAAGCGATCCTGGAAAGACAGAGCCTGTATGAAATTGATCATGGAGTTGAACTAATGACTCTTCCGCCTAGACTCCCGCCACGACCCACAACTCCAGCACAAGTGGCCCAGCAGGTAGCCGAGAATGCCCAGGCTCCACCCCAGCAGGTTGAGAAGGGGTTGACCGACTGGACAGTCACGGCCTCCACTGGCAGCACCCTGTTGGACAAAGCTATATCCGGCCTCAAGTGTCGCTACGGTGGACTGCCTGGAAGGATGATTGTGGAGATCAGCGGGCCTCCGGGCAGTGGTAAGACCACTATCATGGCCGAGATTTTGGGCAGCGTCCAGCGACTTGGAGGAGAGGTTAAGATTGATGATCCGGAAGCCCGCCTGGATGAACAATATTGCCATAAGATGGGTGTCCATTTGCCCATGGTAAAGGCCAAAGACAAGGATGGCAGTGATATCCTAATTCCCGACCCCGATGTCTATTCCCAGCCAGACACAGTGACCGATGTCATTGAAGGCATTGTTGGCCCCTTGGAAGCCTATGAGGGTAAGACCAAAAGGAACAAAACTAAGGCATGGCGCCCTGACCCAGGACATATCAATGGCCGTGGCACCGACTCCCTGGCTTCACTGTCGACCAAGATGGAAATGGAGCAGGGCGATAAGATGGGCCAAAGGCGAGCTAAGGAGTTATCCGAGGGCATGAGGGTCATTGCCCGCCACATCCACCATTACAACATCCTCTTGGTCTTCACCAATCAACTACGGGACAATGTGGACGGTGGCCAATGGGCTCCCAAGAAGATCACTCCAGGCGGCAATGCAATTCCTTATTACGCCAGCGTCAGGATTATGCTATCCTCAATGGGCAAGCTCCGTAAGGACTCCAAATCCGACCCATACGGCAAGATGATCAAGGCCGAGGTATCCAAGAACAGCAAGGACATCGAGTGGCGCTCAGCTCCCATCTACCTGATCTTCGGCTACGGCATTGATGACATCCGGGCCAATCTACAATGGTTAAAGGACAATGGAGCTTTTGATGAACCTGACCCCAAGACCGGGGTTATGAAGAAGGCTGGCAGTTATCGGGTGGGTGATAAGAAATACATCAGCCTGGACCTAGCCGTGGCGGCAGTAGAGGAACAGAACTTGGAGCAGGAAGTTAAGGACATGGTGGTGGACCTCTGGGATATTCTGGAAGCTGAGAAGCGGCCCAACAGAAAGGAGAAAGCCAGATGAGCCAACCGGTTCCAACCCAACATTGCGGAGTCACTGGCAAAGATTGCATCTGTTCCCATTGCGCTACCAAGGTGGAGTTCGTATTCTGCCAGGACAGCGGGAATGCTGTGGGCTTGGCCTGCCCAGCCTGTAAGGTATTCTGGCCATTGGTCCTGCCCGGGAGAGAAGGATGAAGAAAATAAGATGGGCCAAAAAGAATCTGGTTACACTCAAAGGCGGAGGAGATATTTACAAGTGTTCTCAATGTAAATATGAAAAGAAATATATTGTTCTTGGATCAGTGCCTCCAGATTGCCCTAAATGCACAGGAAAGGAACTTGCAGAGCAACCGCCTTCTTGGTGGTCAAGTTTAAATCCAAGTAAATGCCAATGCGGCCGAGTTGCCACGATAGTTCCAAGGACAGGACATCCATTAAGCGAATATTGGAAGTATGAGCGACCTGGCGAATTCCTGTGGTATTGCCCTGACCATAATAAACCAATCAGGATTGCTTACGAATAACCTGGGAGAGAAGAATGATCAAGTACGTCGTTGGCCCGATCTTGGCAATTATATTTCTGGCCATTTACCTCTGCGTGGCAATCCCGCATGTGATCCTGGGCTGCATAAGACGCTTGATGGATCTGGCCATCGACAAATTAGTTGAAATGGTAGAATCCAATGCCTAAACTCAAGAAAGAAGACTACATCCGAGCCCTGACGCTTGAACTTACCCCAGCGGCCTGGGATGCCATATCAAAAATCCAGCACAAGCCACAGCCGTCCACCTTCGCCAAAAAACAAGATTTGCTCAACAAAGTGTTCCACAAATCCGCCAAGCCAAAACACAGCGTTTCCAGGGATGCTTGCCAGGAGCTACAAAAAGACGCATGTCAACTATATTCCGCAGTCACTGGATTGCCCTGGGCCAGCTCCAGGGACGATCATGCAGATATCAAACCCCGCCAGTCCGGACAGGCAGGAATCGACGTGGTACTCAGCTCCCGGGCCATAGAGTTGTTATCCAAAATAGGCTTTCCTTCAGCCTGTGAATGCAAGAACACAAAAAACTGGGACCTCCAACAGGCCATCATACAGGCCCGAGCTAATACCCAGGATGGACAGGATTGGCTGCTGGTGATGAAGCGCCGGGCGCCATTGAAGACTGAGCGCATTGACCCGGTGGTAGTCATGGACCTCCAAGTGTTTCAGGGGTTGATCTTGGCTTGTTTGAGAGAGAAAGGACTATAATAATGTCAGAAGAAAAACTATCGAAAGACCTGTCAGATACAATGCAAAAACTAAACCAACTATTAGTGAAGGCAGCCAATATGGGTCTTGAGGTAGATTACCAAATTGACAATAAAACCTTCAAAGACAGTCTAAAAATTCCTGTATTCATAATTCGTCTGATGAAGGAAGTTTGATGGCTAAATCCCTAACTCCCATCAAGGCCATTCGACTTCATTGCATAGACTGTCAGGGAGGTAACTTCAAACTTCCCAGATTCTGCGACCAGCCGGATTGCCGGTTTTATCCCTGGAGAATGGGCAAGAATCCCAAGAGACAAAATATAGGCGGCAGCCCTAAATTAAAATCCTGATACTGCTAACTTAAGTTGGGAAAAACTGCTCAAACACGGGAGATAATAGCTCCAGCCATAAAACCCCCTTTACCTTTGAACCTTTGAAGAAAAACTAAGGAAATCATGCTCCAATCCATTCGCCTGACCTTACAAAGTCATAAAAACTCCCTGGTAGAATTTTCCCCAAAAGTCAATTACATAATTGGCCGGAGCCGCCAGGGAAAAACCGCTGTGCTTCGTGCGCTGGTCAAGGTTGTCCAGAACCGCCCGGTGCAGGGCATGGAGCGATGGACCCACAAGCACAATCCCAAAAACATTTCCCAGGTGGAGGTAGTGACCACCGAGGGCCATTGTGTCACCTGGGAAGGAGGCAATCCCCAGCGGTACATCGTGGATGGCGAAGAGATGTCCGGGTTTGGCCAGGGTGTGCCCCAGGCGGTGACTGATGCCCTGAAATTAGGAGAACTGAACATTGCCGGCCAACATGACCGGCCATTCTTGTTGTTTGATACCCCGGGAGAGGTGGCCAGGATTTTGAATCGAGTGGTCAAGCTGGATGTGATCGACCGGACCCTGGCCAACCATGCATCCATCAAGAGAAAGAATGACCAAGAGCTAAAGGCAGCTGAGGCCAGGATCGCCGAACTGGAAGGACAGACTGGGACCTTTCCTGACCTGGAGGCAGGTGCCGCTAAGCTGGGCATCCTGGAAGGCAAGGACAAGGAAATAGAAGACAAGGGCCGCAAGATCGTAGGTTTGGGTATCATGCAAAGACAACTGACAGCCCTAAGAACCTCCTTGGAAGCCACCAGGATTCCAGAAGGGGTGCCCGAATCGGTTGATTGGCTCCTGGGAGTGCAAGATGAGATAGTCGACAAGTCCAGCAGGCAAGGCCGGCTTATGGGGTTACAGCATGAACTTGGCGTGCTCCGGGGGCAGATGGCGTTACTCCAGCCGGGCATTGCCCAGGATGGGCTGGTTATTTCATTGGTGCAAAAGCATTCTGTACTGGCGGCCAAGATCATCAAACTCAATGGGTTGTTGAGTCTCCAAGACGATCTTGCCGCAGGCCGAGAGTCTATGGCTATGCTGGAGCCGGGGTTGGCCCAGGATGGTTGGATATCGGAGTTTTTGACAAAACAGAATCACTTGGAAGCCAAGCGCAGACACATTACCCGACTCCAAGCCCTGAATGGCCAGATTGCCACGGCCAAGGCCACGGTTGCAGCCCAACGACCTATAATAATACAAATGGAAGCTGATATGAAGGCTGAATTTGGCCATCAGTGCCCGCTATGTGGCCAGGAGGTTAAATGAAAACAATCTTCAAATATCCTTTTGAAATAACTGGTCTATTCGAGTTGAAACTACCGGCTGGAGCCAAGATACTTACAGCTTTCATCCAAAATGGTCAACCGTGTCTATGGGCAGAGGTTGATACGGAGAAGCAACTCCAGACCGAGCGGTTTGCTGTGATCGGGACCGGCAATCCAATTCCAGATAACATCAGAGACAAACAGCATATTGCTACGTTCCCTGATCGGTGGTTCATCTGGCATTTATTCAAGGTCGTATTAAAATGATCCTCGCATCAGACCTCCACATCCGCTCCACTGTACCCCGTGCCCGCAAGGACGATTTCATCCAGGCCATGGAAAAGAAGCTGTTGTTCATCCTGGACCTGGCCCAGCACAGCCCACCGCTACTCTGCGGAGGCGACCTGTTGGACAAGGCCCGGTCCGACCAGGAGTTGGAGCAATGGCTCATAAGGTTGTTTCGGGAATACCAGGTGGAAATAATTACTACTCTTGGTCAACACGACCTCCCCGAGCATTCTATGGCCCAATACAATCGTTCCTCATTGGCAGTCCTGGAAGCTGCTGGTGTCGTCAAAGTACTTACCAAAGACCGGGGGCCGATCATCCATACAAACGGATGGGCCTACTGGGGCTGTGCATGGAGTGAGGTTCCGGATGAATCTATGCAGGACCGGAAACGCAGGAATATGCTGCTATGGCATAAAATGGTCACGGCCGACCCGCTCTGGCCAACCCAAGAGATAGTGCAACCAGGCAGACTACTCAGGGAATATCCTTGGTATGATTTGATCCTGACAGGGGATAATCACCAGACCATAGTTGAGAAATACGGGAAGAATGCCGTGGTGCCTAGGGGCAATGATTTTAAAGCAGTCATTAATCCTGGATCTATGATGAGGAGTACTGCTAAACAGGTTGATCATCAACCATGTGTATTTCGTTATGAAGAATCACATCAATTTTTTGAACAAATCTTCCTGCCTATAGAGCAAGACATCCTCGATCTCGCCCAGCTCCAAGAGGAAAAGGCCAGGGATAGCCGTATTGAGGCGTTCGTGGAGCGGCTGGACACTGGAGTGGAGTTAGGATTGGATTTCGAAGCCAATTTGAAAGCCCATTTAGAAGCCAATCCGGTACGGGAATCTGTCAATAAAATGATCTGGAGGTGTGTTGGATGATAGGCATTCAATTTCAATCAGGCGACAAAGCCACAATTCACATAACAAAGAAAGTAAAAATTCGGAAAGCAAATGGGGGATGGTACGGCCCACATAATTGCAAAAAGTGCGGCAGTATTATTCCTGACGGCAAATTACATGGAGTTTCTTCTGACAATTATCATTACTGCCTGAAATGCTGTGAAAAGGATTAATCATGAATAACCAACAACAACCCAGCCCATTCCCAGAACTGGAAAAAATCAAAATTGCCGCCCAGCGGGCCACCGACCGGGTGGAAAAACTTCGCCTTATGAAAGAATGGACTGAAAAAGCAAAAGTTCTCCAGGCTGAGGGCCAGGGGCAAATCAAACAGTTGGAGTCCCAGCGATCCAGGGAGTACGGCTGCCCAGATGACCAGCAGGCTGAGGCGATGATCCGAGAATTGGAAGGTGACGTGGCCGGATTAGAACAGGAGCTTGAATCCGGGGTTTCCGTGCTCATGGAGGAAATGGGATGGACCGAATAATCCAATGGCTATTAGGATGGCGCTATATTGGAGATGTTATTTGGGTGCCACAAAACTTTATTTTTGGCCAAACAAATATGATGGATTTTCTTCAATCCGGCACAGGAAAGGTTTATAAAAATATCTGGACCGGCTATTTTAAAAACTTATGACCCTCTCTAAACTCCGCCAACGCCTTGATCAGGATCGTGGCCGCCTTCAGGCCATCCAGCAATCCCTTGACGCCATGCAATCTGCCAGGGATCAGCTCCAACTTGAGGCCTTGGACATAGAAGAATCGGGCCTCATCCTGCAGCATGTGGCTAAGCAGACGCAAGAGCAGGTCGGTATTTACTTAGATGATATGGTCACGGCTGGATGTGAAGCGGTTTTTCCCCATGATACCGACTATATGTTCAAGGCCGACTTCATGAAGCGCAGGGGACAAACAGAGGTTGATCTCATGCTTGCAGATTCGGAGGGGCACCGGATACGGCCATCAGACCAAGACGGGGGCGGGCTGGTAGACGTGGTGGCTTTCTTGCTCAGGGTAGCGCTCTGGACCCTGGGTCGGGATACTAGGCCGGTGATTATCTTAGATGAACCGTTCCGCAACCTGCATGGCCGAGAGGATCAGCGACGAGCCTCAGAGCTGATTGGCCGCCTATCCGAGCGCTTGGGATTACAATTCATTATCATCACCGGAGAGGACGAAGGGCCTGAGCTACTGGCCGGGGCCGACCGGGTCATTATGGTACGCAAGATTAAAGGGGTTTCAAAAATAAATTATCGTTAGAGTAATTACACACAACCTCACTCGGCCCGAGCCTAGATCAGATTATAGAGTAGTGAAACAAACCTGTAGGGGGCGGGACCCGTGTGTCCGTACTAAGGTCAGTAAAAAGGTGAACAGGATGAGCGCAGGCTGTAAACATACCTTGCATTTCAAGGACCGACACCGGTGCATGAACTGCGGCAACTATCGAAACTGGCGGGAAATGCCGGAGTGTCCCTGTGGCTGGCCCCGATTTAAGAATCTTTCAAAGTATTTCCCGGCCTTGTCCGTACGGACTGGCACGGGGATATGCCGTGGGCATAAGGAAGGTTGGCGGCTGGCCCGGCCGTTAAAGTAGGCCCCTGGATTGCCCACGGCGGGTGTCAGCGAGTCGTTTAGTCCAGGGGCCCGAAGCGGGCAAAGCAGTGGCGCTGAGGGACGGCTGCCTGTAGTAAATGGCAAGGAGCGGATGGAGAGGTAGGAGGTTGTTGGGGCCTGCCGTTGGAAGCCGGTAATGGGAAAATCCGGCCCGCCCCAAGGCGCTTTACCAGAAACAAACCAGGTGCGGCCCGGCGGGAACCGGGAGTCTTGGTCGGCGGTAAGCATGATCCCTGATCGGAGACCATTGGCCCTTGGTCGATAAGACCCTGTTGAGCCATAAGTAACTTGCCTAAGCCGGTACTAAGAATCCGGCCACCTGGATAACAATTTTGGAGCGGTGGACGCACCAGTGAGGCGGCAAGGAGTGAAAACGGGAATAGCCCAGTACCGGCCACACTCGATCTCGATACTCGTCAACCCTCTTGCCGGGAAGCCGATGGCTCCATTTAATAATTTGGTTGCGGCGGCGTGGCAGCGCCGGGTACGGTGGACCAGCCTATTTCTTACTGCCCTGAGAGGTGAATCAGTCAGAGAGATAGGGAACGGTAGCCGGGTGGGGAATCCGGCCCGCAACCAGACGCCCCCGCCCCTGGGCGTGAAGAGGGGCGACTATTTTGGAAGGAGTAATTGTGTATGAAACCAGAATGGATTCTATGTCCAAATTGCAATGAGATAATCACCCTAAAAGATAAGGAGAAATCAATGCATCAGGAGGGAATACCAGGTAAATGGATACCAAAAGATTTTGCGGAAGAAATGGACAGCAGAAAGTCTATAATTAAGAAAATGGCAGAATTACTTGGTCATTTTTATGATGTTCATACAGGACTATCTGATTCATTACCGATAGGATTACTGGAAGAAACTTACGATGTTTTAGGCGATCCGGTGGTGGTTAGAATAGTAAGGGGATAACCTAACCACCTACCCGGAGCGCATCCCGGCACCGCAACTGCGGAAGGAGGGGGTGATTGACCTGGCCAAATACATGACCTGTCAAAGTTGCGGTTGCTACCCATGTGTTTGTCAGTAACCCCCGCCCGGCTCCGAGGCGGAATGAATATCGGGCGAGGGGAGGGATGAGAAACAATGAAGAAATCCAAGAACTGCGGGACTGGGCGGCGAGGAAGATGGGGTATTACACCGATCCTGATGCTAATGCTGTTTGGGTAACAAGCGAGCATACGAGAATGTTCAAAGATAATTGGCAACCCGACAACCCACAGACCGGCCAAATCTGGATGCTGGTGGAGAAGATGAGGGAGGAGGGATGGTATTTAACTCTGGAATACCTCACTACAGGATTAATTCAGGCTGGTTTTATTTGCAAAAAGATGCTTCCTAACCGACCTCAGAGAGTTCTTGAATACGACCACGATCAATGCCTTGCCATCCTCAAAGCGGCAAGGGCTACGGAGGGCTAAAATAACCCCAAAAAAACCTTGACTTTTAAATTTCTTTATGTAAGTATTTTTAATATACGCAACTTAACCCTTGACTGGAGGAATTGAACCATGCGAAGTAAGCGGAGTTTCGGTGATTAGTTTAAAAGTTTATAGAATGTAGCACCCGGCATCGGCCTTCATGGCCCGAGGGCGACTCCTATTGCGGGGGCCGCCCTTTTTATTCTTCCTACTGAAACAACACCGGGTCAGTCCCGGAGTCCAGCCCGATATTGCGGAATAACGACGCCAAGACGTTCTTATCGCAATCAGTAAGCGTAACCCCGCCCTGCACCATGCCAGCCTGACTAAGAGCGTCGAACAAAACAAGCAAAGGCTGGGCAATAGCGATATACTTATCCGAACCCTTGAACTTCTCTCTAACGGTGACCATGACCGGAGCCAGGTTATTCGTAAGAGTCGCCCGATAGAGCACGGGCATCACGGTTGCTACGATCAGGTTAGCAGCCCGGCCAGCCTGGGGTTCTGCTACGGCCAGCACCGCCAGCGACGTAGATACCCCCACCCTGGCAAGCATTGGGCCATTAGGCATGAAGCCGGGCATCTTGGTATAGACGACAGACTGCTCACACCCCGGCGGGATCGCTGGGATAGCCTGGGGCGGTTGAGTGGTTGAGGTGGTGGCACAGCCAGCCAGGGATAAAATCAGTAAAGCTACCAGGATTTTTCTCATACATCCTCCTTTAATTATTTCTTCCATCCCCGTAGGGATTGAAAGGAAAGCACCCTGAAACACAAATCGGCGTCAGCAAGCAGACTATGAATATCGCTATCAGAAGCCGCCTCATAAACCCTCCTTCTTATCCTTATCCAAAAGCTTATTTTTGAACTCGCTCCCTGTCGAACTCCCGAAATAAAAGGACAAGACCAGGGTCATAATTCCAATAATCTCAGTCTTAACCTCCGGCTTAAAGCACACGGCTGCTAGGCCTCCTACTGTCACGATGACGGCGAGAACGGGTGCGGTGTATCCCTTTAAGTCAAACATACGTCACCTCCGGGACAAGTATTCCAAAATCCCAGCCAGCCAGGTTTCCTACTCTCCCCCGGCAAACTCCATACGTGGCGCTCTTGGCCTCGATGGTGGTCCAGTTCTCCGCAACGAATACAATATGCTTGCCTCCCTCTCGGTATCGCAAGAGGATAGCCCCAGGAGTCTTAGCGGCTCTGGCCACGGTAATCTGTTTGACCACCCCTTTCCGCACATCTTTTTTCCAGCCGCCGGTATAGGGTTCGGGATCGTCTGTATCGTCGTTATCCAGGCACCCATAGGTCTGCCCTGTCACCTGCTTAACAACCCAGGTACAGAACTCAGCGCAGTCCCACGGCCCATGCCAGTCGGGATCGTCAAGGTCTACGTTGGCCCCGTAGACGTAATCTTCACCTATGCGACTTGCGGCCAGTTCAAGAAGGTCTTGGCCAGTTTTCATGTCTTCACCACCTTCCCACTCCCTTCAATGCCAACATGGGAGTGGTTATTAATAGAGTGCCAGATTCCATCCGGCCCATCTCTGCCGTCTTTCCATTCTCTAAAATCAGTTACCTTCCAATGAGTAAAATCTTCCTTAGACATGAGGGTAAGACGGCATTGCTCATGCGTGGCCCTCTGCTCGTCTTGCTTCTTTTCCATCCGCACCAGCCGCCGGAGGGTTTCAACTATACCGCCGCTGACCAACACTCCAATCAGATAAAGCAACAGGTCAACGTGTTCGGCCATGCTTTTGATCTCATTTGCCATGAATCCCCTCCCCTCACTGTGCAACGTGGCTGATATTTTATTTCCTAGTGCTTCCACACGTCCACACTCAGCGTCCCGGAGGCCAAATCTAACGCACCCCCAGTCTTATTGAATAGCGTTACCGTCACTTCACCGTTGGCAGTGACATTACCGGCCAGGAGTGCACCAGCCGGAACCGCATTGGAGAAGGCGACATAAACCGGGCTTCCAGTTCTGGCCCCGGAGACCGTTACCGTAGTGCTGGTCATGGCACCATCCGCTATGCTGGCCGGGTCCCAGGTAGCAGAGCCGGTTAAGTTCGCCAGGACCCCGACAGCATAAGAAAAATTCGCAGTTCCGCTACTGGTGACGATGTTGTCAACCGACTGGATACCGTTACTTGCCGCCTCATCAACGTATATGCCGTAACGAGTTGCAGAGGTTATGACATTGCCCTGAATGTTTATCCGAGCGTTAGGCGATCCAGCGTAAAGGGTTGATTGAATCCCATCCCTTGTTGCACCGCTGATGGTGTTACCAGATACAACACCGTCAGTAACATCTCTGATCATCCCGATGCCATTATAGCACCCGATGATTGTGTTTCCAATAACTGAAAAGAAATGAACGTCCCACTCAAGACCAATGGCAGCAGCAGTTCCAGTAATTCCGCTTATCATGTTCCCGATTACTACTGTTCCGTTGTTCGTGGCGCCAAGCGGGGTTGTCGTGTCGCCAGTCACATAAATAGCACCTACGCCACAATCTTTAATTCTATTTCCGATTATGGAGGCGTAGCCATTCCAGGCCAGCACGCCAACTCCAACGGTATTTTGAACTGTGTTAAAGGCTATTTTGGCTCCGGTAGAAACGCCAGTCCCGGATATGACATTAATCCCCCACTGACGCCCCCCGTTGATATAGTTATGTTCTGCTACAACATCCGCCGAATCTTCTATTTGGATGTTATTCCATCCCCTATTTGTGGCCCCATTAATGGCCGTAAAACGGTTTCCCTGAACTATGGATTTATCGGATTCCTGCACCCAAATTCCGTAGCCATAATTAGCAGTAGCCGCACTACCGTCTAAAAACAAACCCGTAACCTGAGCATTGGGGGCCTGGTATACGTGGACAAGACTGCCCGAGTAAGTCCCGGTAGGCGTGATTTTGAGATTCTTGAACGTGACCCGGTCCCCGGTAATGTAAACGCTGTCCACTGAGCCGGAAGACGGAGAAACCAGGATGGTAGTATCTCCCTGGCCTTCAACCGTAACATCGTTTTGACTGATCGCCAGGGCCGCGGTCAGGTTATAGGTGGCAGCATCAATAATCAGCCGCCCGCCGGCCGGCACTGCTGCAACTGCCTGAGGCAAAGTACCGAACCAGACTGAATGAATAGGCACGGTTTTGTTGGTGATCGATACCGCCCCGGTCCCGGTGCAAGAGAAGATCTGGTAAGAACCGGCATTCAAAGAACCGCTGATAGTCAGAGTATTGCCGGTGCTGATCGCAAAGGGTACCCCAGGCTGAACCGTGACCTTGGGGGAGGCCAGAGTGACATCAGCATCAATCGTGTAGGCGTAGGTGATCCGCAGTTCTTTTCCGGCAGCCGTTGCAACTGCATCCGCCGCTTCCAGGGCTGCTCTGGTAGTACCGTAGTCCCGGGCCACCACGTAGCCCGGCCCATTCGGCCATAAGCCGTCCCTGGTGGCTACCACGTAGATCCGATTCATGGATGCAGAACAGATGTTGTCGGTAAGATCAACAGATGTTACTGCGCCAACAAAAGTACTAGAACTCACTGTGCTATAGCCCATTGTACCGGTAACAAATTGTACATGGACCACCGCCCCAGCAGGAAATCTTGAAGTGTAGTCTCCCAATAGCTGAAAAGTATTTACATCAATGTAAGTCGGTGCGACCGGAATCATCGTGACAATTTGGTCTGTAATGGCCCAGTTAGCAATCAGGGCAGGCAAGGGCTCCAGGCTTGCTAAAAATAAATCTGTAGCGTCCAGGGCGGCATTATAGGAATTGTAAGCTGCAGGACCACTTTCCCGGTAAGCTGGTTTCCAGAAATAATTATTGGCGGTATAAGACCCAGCATTGGCGAGCGGAGCCCCAAAGAACAACGCCGAAACAATCAGGCCGATTAAAAATCGTTTCATAAAGACCTCCTTAATAACCGCAGCCCGGCGGGTAAACATAGCCGTATTTGTAAGCCGCGGTCATTGCGCCGCTTAAAGTATATTCGCAAAAATACAGAGGGAATCTGATCCCGGTTATGAATCCATTTGTTGGGTTAGCCATGTAAGTATTTGCCGCTGCCCCGCCCCAATCGGGCAATACCGCTGGTGATCCTCCGCCATTGCCCTCAATGGCGATAACAGCTTCGGTGGCAAACGGACAACAGGCGCTTACGTCCCCGCTACCACTCAAAGTTAAAGAAGTTGTCCATGACACGAGATTTCCATCCCGGCGAAAGGGGTCAATATTCCCGGCGCTGTTATTAAAAAACGTCCCCACCATCCTGAAATTAGTGGCCGGGGGGAGGACTACAAACCAGTCGCCGACCGCCACGGTCAATGCCGCCCCGGTGTAAGTGATCCGAGTGTCAGTGTCCACATCGTTTGCAGAGATATCCCGCATGAGGCCCTTGCTGTCACCGGTCAGGAAATAAACTAACCCTCCGGCCAGGTCATCATCAGTGAAGGCGTAGTTGATTCCGGAAGCCGGAGTCTGAGTAGTGCCGCACTTTATCGCCTGCCCGGTCTGCGATTTCACCCGCATGATCGGCATGGCCTTGAGTTCGTAGTCGGTGTCAGCATCCGCGGCCAGGGCATAGACGAGATACCACTGCGAGTTCTTTTCGGTTTGGGTTGTGCCGTAAAGCCCCCCAGCGCCCAGAATACAAGGCACGTTCGCCACGGCCGACCTGATTTTACTGTCGCTGAGGCCCCCGTCCACCTGGACGTTGTAATTGAGGATATTGGGGAGACCGGTCATGGCCATTTCCGCCGGGCAGTCAGCCGTTGCCTCTATCCGCACGGTCCCTGCGTCCACGTACACGAGGGGCGGCTGCATGCGGACTGAGGGTTGACCGGCAATAGCCTCTTCCAGTGCCAGGAAGTCAGCTTTGACAATCGGCTGGCGCCCGAAAACTACTGTCTCGGTTCCGGCGAATACCTCCGCCACGTAGGTGGCCGTGATAACAATCTCGTTTGCGGTTTTGGAGTTGATCGCATAGGCCCCGTTGTAATTGGTAGTCCCGGCGATAACCACCACCTGTTCTGCAAGGAACGCATGGCCGGTGATCGGAAGCCCGACCTCCCCGCCGCCCTTATCCACGGCTGCGGCTGCATCAAGGGTATCGGATACCGCAGGTTGCCATTTCGGGTTCGGAAAGCTCATTACGTTTCCCCTTGATATTTAGTAAGGGAAGTTGTTAAGTTGTCCTGCAAAATATCGAACTTTGAATGCCGAAGCCAAATATGCGGTTTTCTTTTATTTATTTGTCTGTTTATTTGTTTTATGACCAGTTGTGCCATTTTGCGAATATCTGAATCACGAGTGACGCCAGTGTAATTAACTTGAATTTGCATATTTACGTTTCCCCCAAATTTCTGATAAGCACCAGGGAAGTCCCCCGGCTGCCTCGGTCCAGATTCACTTCTTTGCTACGGACCCGGTAATTTATGGCTGCATCGTTCAGTAATACGTCCCGAAGGCTTACTGTGTCGGTCATTAATTCCAGGCGGGCCCCGGATAAGGACATGCTTACCGGATCGATAATGTCCTGGGCTGAGAGGAACGTAAGCAACAAGTCGGCCTTGGCTTTGACCACGGCCCGGCTCTCGCAGCACACCGGGGAATCCCAGGTGTAATCAAGTGCGGTCCCCTGCCCCCCGGCCGCTTGAGTCCCAGCCAAGTAAAACAACGAGGGGTTCCGGGAATACCAGCCGTAAACCGCAGAGACGAAAGCGTTCACCTCTCGTAGATCAATGGTTTGGCTGCTTTCCCACTTGTTTGAAGCCGTAAGATTCACAACCGGGCCGGTCGGTGCTGTTCCATCATAGGGAACGATTTTGATCTTCCCGCTGTCCATGAAAAACCAGTAACACATCCGGGAGCAGATCTCTTTGATCGCATCGGAGGCGGGGAGGCCCAGGGAGGCAATGTCTTTGAACCCCTGCTTTTCGAGACTCCCCCCTTCAAACCGGGAGTGGATAATGTCATCGGGCACGGCCACATAAGCGGCGGCCAGGGCGGTTGCGTCAATGTAATCAGTCAGCCCGACCGCGGCCAGGATAGCCTCAAGATGGGCCAAGGCATGGCGGCCCCCGGCGTGCTCAATGACCCGGACAAGGATTTCTCCGCTCGGATTGAAATCCGGGTCCGTAGACTCAAACTGCACCATCCCATATTCTGGATAGCGGGTAAGGGTCTGGGTATATGCCCCCACGGTCTTGCTATCAGGCTGTGCCAGGTTGTCGATATAGACCGGCCCGATGGATTCAAACGGCCCGCCGAACACCTGGAAAGCGTTATGGTAATATTTTGACCGTAACTCCAGGTCGTCAAAGTCTATGGTCCAGGCTTGATCCCCAGGCCCAGACATTGCCCCAATTCGAAATTCTAAGGGCGATAGCGCTGACAAATTGCCGTCGTAAGTCAGAACCTCATCACCATTGATCCATAGCCTGGCATGGCCGGCAGTGACCGGCGCAATCCACATGGCAAAGGACAGGGGCACGTCCAGGTAGGCCAGGATATTAAAATTGCTTTGGCCCATGCTTCCCAGGGAAGAGTACAAAGCCCCGGTACTGTCTACGGTGACAGAAAAAACCGTGACCCCGGAGGCGTTGACGATATTGAGAACTGTCAGGTTATTGTCTGAAGGGATGGCCGGGGCCACGACAAATCGGAGCGTCCCGGTAACGAACATCTCTCCGGCAGACGCAAGGCGCAAGGTTCCATAGGCCAACTGACTTGCGCCGGTGACTGCGCACCTGACAGCCCGGTCACCGGTAAGCCCCGGGGTAATCAGAGAAACCGCCCCGCCGCCGGAGGCCACCACACTGTCGAGCTCGTTAAAATTATTCGATTCAAAGTAGGCTGACTTGACAATGGGCGCCGGGGACCAACCGGAAACCGCCTCACCTTTGCAGAGAAATTCCCCCAGGATAAACGGGTTCGGGGTCCCATCCGCGGCGGGTAGGGCGATCCTTTTTTTCAGGCAATCGCTGATAAAATCCTCAGCGTAGACCTCGACATTATTGGGCGACCCCACGGCCCGGGTCACCGGTCCCCAGGATTTCACCAGGCCATGAAACAGAGTAATGAACTCGGTGAAGTTCTCGGCCATCCATTCGTCTTCGCCCCACTCAGAGGTAAACCAGCCGCCCTTTGACCAGCCCAGTTGGATCTTCAGTTGGAGGTTGTACCAATCCTGTTGAGACAGGAAGAAGCTGCTCTTGTCAGGTGAGAATAGCGGCGCCGGGGTCCAGGTGTAATCGATCTCACCCGGTGCCAATACCGTGACCGCCCCGGACCCCTGGCGGTTGTTTAAGAGCAATCCAGAATGCGCCCCGGCCACCAGGTCGTCAAACGCCTGGGGGGCCTCCATGGACACGCTACCGGCCTGTTCAATGTCCCTGACGATAACAAATTCCCCCAGGGGGATGATATCCTGCACGTAGGTAAGCAGGTCCCCAACCACGTTCTGATCTTCAGCGTAGCCCTGATAGGGGTCTTCAAAGCCCAAATCATCAAAAGAACCACTTCCTGAATAACTATCTCCAAGATAATCATCTTCATCAGTAGCCCAGGCGGTAAAAATATTAACCCCAGCCAAATTCTCCTCTGCCCAGGCCCGGACGCCTTCCAGGGCGATCTTAAATTGGTAATAGGAATAGATGTCAATGGAGTCTCCAGACTCTATCACAGTCCAGGCGGCGGCGGCAAGGGCCATTGTATCATCCGCTCCCCGGTAAAAGACCACCAGGTCATAACCCGGGGCATTCCATATCCACAAAACAACTGCAGAGGACGAGGGCACCTGCAAATTGGCAGTGAGAATTTCTGAAATCCAGTAGCCGCCAGTGAAACCGTGGAAATCGGCCTGGATGCGACCCGGGGAAATGAAGGTGCACTCTACGAAATCGCCATTGACGTTAATCCCGTTCGGCCAGATATAGGGCAGAAAACAAGCCCGAACCGCCGGGCGCCCCCCGATTGTCTGAGCTTCGTATGCTATGTAGTCTGCGCTGGCCGTGAGCATTTATACCTCTTCAAACCTGACTGAAAACGAGTAGGTTTTGTTTCCGCTATTATCAAATGCCGCTTCCGGGCCACCAGCAGGAGCATTCATCATTATCACCGTGGCATCCAGATTGACCCCATCTATATACAAGTCAATAGGGCAATGGAAACGGTAGAGCTGCATGAAATAATCGAACTGTGTCTTCGATGCATGGGAAAAAGTCAGTTCAAAATATTTTTTGTCAAAATCACTATAGCTTTGGACAGTCCCATCAAAGGACCTATTGACTGTTTGCCCTTCTTCGAGCAGACCAATTTCCGGTTCATGATCGGCACTCTTGGGAGGATTATAAATGACTTGATCTGCTTCTCCGGAAGGGTAGATGAATTTATGGGCCATAGCCTATCTCCCCCCACCGATTTTTTGATAACCACGGCGACCAAGAGCTTTATCAATTTTGGGAATGATAATTCTATCTGCTACATGATTCCAGTCAATATCTTTACTGGCTCCCCGAGCGTCGATGTGGATTTTACCAATGCTGAGCCCGCCGCCGCTCCCCTTGCCCCCCGATGATTCCCGACTCACAATATCGCGCCAGCCTTGGGCGGCCCAAGCCGGAAGAACGGTCTCTTCCTGATGGACAACACGAGGACCGGTAGCGGCTACACTCCAATCACCGCCCGCCGAACTCTTTATGGCTCCGGCCGCCATAGTCCCGGCGAAAGCCACGGCCGCCATTAATGGAGCGGCAACAATAGCAAGAGGAAACCCAAGGGCTTCCCATGTGGAACTGTATGCAGCCGCCCCAGCTTCAGCGGCTTTCATAAGAGTTCCTTTCGCCACCAAATCGGCTATCAGCGAAATCCCTTGCATTCCATACGAAACCATCGTCCCGTATCTGGCCGCCTCACCCTTTACTCCAGCGGCTGTCATTATGCCTTGGGATAGAGTCCAAATGCTGGTAATGCCAGTGGCCATCCCAGTGAAGCTATTTTCATAATCAGTAAGATACTCAGCCTTGAATAACTCCTGATTCTGATCAGTTAATTTTTTCTGCATCTGGCCATAGGCATTCAGGTCTTTGAGGTCGTCTTTAAGGAAACGTTCCTGAAGTCTCTGAATCCCCCCCAGGTCCTTAGACTGGCCCTTATACATCTTGTCCATGAGCTTCTCATAGGTCTTTAATTGCTTGGACTGATCATCCCAAGATTGATCCGCACCCATGGTGAACCCAATTTTTTCGGCTTTCTGTGCACTCCGGTCAAAAGACGCACCAACAGTCTTCCCGATCCCAGGCGATCCCATACCCTTGATCTTAACCACCATAGGATTGCTATCGGTGCCGAGCTTGCCGGCACCAGCCCCAGCAATGAGTTCTGCCAGACTGCCAAATGCCTTGTGGATGCCCTGCTTGGCCAAATTCAGCACCAAACTCTGTGCCATGGTCTTAGCCACTTCCATAAAATCTACTTTGGTCTTACTCAAAGCCCCTTGTATGCCCTGAGTAAAGACATCAGTGATAAAACCCTCTGCCCCTTCCATCATGTCGGCCACGGTGTTTGTCTGCTGATCGGCCTTGACCCGTCCATGAGCCCAACCCTGCAATCCCTTGTTATTTTCCATCTCCAGATTGTACTTCTTGGCCTGGGCCACCATGGCTTCCATGGCACGAGCCTGATCAGCAAGCTCGGGGTTGATCTGCTTTTCGGCAATCTGGCGTTCCAGCGCAGCCTTAGACAGTTTCAATTCCAGATCAAGCGATTCCCGTTTCAACCGCAGCTGACCTTCCAGGGTCGGGGCCAGACCAGCCATGGTGTCCAGATAACCTTTGAACAGATTGGCTGTGTTGGTCTGCACCTGATAATCCAGATCGGCATTCTTTTTGCGGTAGACCTCCTTGACCTGGGCCATTTTGGATTCATTGCCAGCCACGGTCTTCAGCTTCTCGTCCTCTTCGGCCTTGAGCACGGCTTGCTGATTGCCCAGGCCCGAGATGTACCATTTGTTGAAATCGTCGTCGAGCTTGCGGCGCTTGGAAGCATAAGCATCATCCAGTGCGGCCCTGGCCCCTGCCACATCCGCTCCTTTGGCTGCCAGTTCATTTAAGGTCTGGAGTTGCTTGGATTTCCAAGCCGCCAGGATGGCTTCTGTATCACCTGCCCCCTGGGCTGTGGCCTGGGCCATGGTCTCAATGAAGGAGCGAACCGATTTTTCTGCCGCCTCCCTTGCACTAGAGCCTTTGTCCTTTTTTTCTTTACCAGATCCAGGAGGCTTGGCTTGGGTCTGGTCCATACCAGATAAATCCCATTCGAGCTTGTTTGTTTTCTCATTCAGCTTAACCAATTCTGCAACATCTTTTCTAACCTGAACAATTCCCTGGGTAGGCAGTCCAATTTCCATCATTCCCTTGGCGTTTAATACCGCCTGACGTTGGGCTTCAGCCAATGAAGTATCAGGTCTCGTCACCTTCGCTTCTGGTGTTGGCTCAGCAGATGTTTTTGGAAATAACGACGGAAGACCGCTGACCACTGCATTAATCGACCACGTGATGGGTTTTGAGACTATATCATAAATTTTTAAGACATATTCCCAGGCCGTGTCCAAACCAAGAACTCTGATTTCCCATTCCACAAAATTTGAAACCAGATTGTAAATCTTGGTGACCTGATCCCAAACCCAAACCAAATCTGGATGAATCTCTATTTTCCATAGGTATGGCTGCGAAAGCATGTTATTGATTTTGGCCAGCCAAGCATAAGCCTCAGCAAACGTATCCATATAAGTACCTGGATCAATTGCTGTCCAGAATGCATCCTTGAAATTCACCATAGTCTGCTGGGCAAATGAGCGCTGAGGAATAGGAATCGCCTCGGCAGTGGTCCCATAAGCTCCGCCTTCCGGAAAGACCTTCAAAGGAGTATGATCAATTATCCAGGATATGGCATCTTTTGTTTGATTCAATCTATATGTAAGTGTCGTCCACCCCTTAACAAGCCCCACGACTATATCTTGCTCATGCTCCCTAAGATATTTATTCATATCCTTAAGCACACCTACTGAAAGTTCGTAAATCCCAAGTGCTCCCTGACGCCCAATGGATTTAAGATTGCCTTCCAGGGTGGTAGTCTGGGCTTCCAGGGTGTTCTCTACCTCAGCACAGGCAGCTGCAATACCAGGCCACATACTGGCCAACCACGCCAGCAGATCACCGGCCTTACGATGTTGAGTCACCTGATCCTTCCAGGCAGGTCCGAGCCTGGATTGTAATTCCATACCCAACAGGGAACCGGCCCTGACCTGGCCGTCCAGCAGGCCCCTAATTTCCTGGTTGATCTGCATCTGAGTATTCTGACCAGCCGTGGCCAGCTTAATCTTGTCGACCAAGACGCCCAGGGAATCCACTTCGTCCAGGCGGACAGCATACCCCTTCTGGACTAGGGCATTGTAGCCAGTCATGAGGTCTGCAGCAGATGCGAACCGCTTGGCATCCTCCTTCCTGATTTCATCATACATAGCCTGGGCATACTTAAAATTCTGTTTAAACATCTTTTCGAAACTGCCCTGGCCCTCCTGAGCGAGGTTGGTCAGACCAGAGCCAATCTCAATAGTCTTGAGCCGAAATTCCTCTTGAGCTTGAATGGAAAACCTGACAGCCTTCTGGACAGCGTAAAATGCCCCGGCCACAGACAATGTAACTCCAACCAAACCAGCCATGCTGGACATGGCGGACGAGGCATGGCCTTTCATATTGCCGAAGGTCGAGGCAGATTGGCGATCGACAGCATTCAGCTCACCCTGGAGCTTCTGGAGCTGGCTAGAATCCACGCCGAACGTGGCAATCAAAGACCCCAAATCCAAATTATTCCCCCTTCTCTGCCTGCTTCTTAGCTTTCCTGGCCTCGGCACGGTTATGTTGCCTGGCCCATTCCTTTAAGCCCTGTGCCATCTGCTCGATTGATTGCTTCTTGGCCGTCCCGCCAAGATGTTTAATGTATTGGGTCTGCCACCAGGGCATGAAATCCATGATCTTGGATTGGACACGCTGGCCGCCGGAGGCAGCAGCCAGGACATGGATAAGATCACACAGCTGGGCAAACCTGAAATCGTCCTTGTAGCTCCCAACAGGCTCCAGCTCATCAAAAGCCTCCCATTCTGTCTGTTGATCCCCAGTGAGCATTTGTTCCAAAAAGTCCGGGTGGGGCGCCCCGCCAACCCCGGCCAGACAGAGCTTAAACATCAGGCGGCGGCCGGGGCGCCTCCGGAGTTTTTTACCATACGCTCCCGGTCGAGTTCGGTGATGGCATTAAGGGCTTGGGCCTTGTCGGAAATTCTCTCCAGGTCCGCTCCGCTCATGTTAACGCTCAGGACTTCGATGTCCTCCGGGGTCAGCAGCAACTTGCCTTCCTTATCACAGACAGTATGAACGGCCAGCTTGGCCCGGAAATCCTCCAGGGAACGGATATATCTGTTCCTGGATTTTCCATCCTCTTCGTAGTCTTCCCAGTGCCCCAGGGTCAACTCGAAGCGGTTCTTTTCCCTTCCAGTCATCTGCCGGACAAAAACATCACCAGTGCTCAACTTCACCTTTTCGACCTTGAGCTCCTGTTTGGCCAGGAGTTGATCTCTCGTGAGGATTGCCATGATCAGGCCTCCAAATATAGGTAGGTGCCCATGGTTAGGGCAGTTTGATTACGCCGGTACCGGGCCGCTGCCGGAATCGAGGGTGATCTGGCCACTGACCTTGATAGTCACGTCGGCTGTGATCTGCTTACTGGTGTCCGCCTTGAACCCTAGCTCAGTCACCAGACCCAGGAAGCTCAATGTGGTGTTATCGTCATCCGGAATGGCCAACTCGTACGTCTGCTTGGTGTTCGACTCGAAGTCATCATTCATCAGATCATACGTGTCACGAGTGAAGTTCATGGGACATTTGAGTTCGCCGCTGTCCCGAAATCCGCCGATGAATTCCTTGTAGCCGGCTGTTGAGTCCATGTTGGTGACATCGATAGTATCTCTTTTCTTACTTGGGCCATCATAGCTGAGGATTTCAGCAACCTTGACCCAAGCCGCCCCGTCATAGCGCCGAAGCTCAATCCCAACCCCTGAAATTGCATTGCTTGACATGTACTTGCCCTCCCTTTAAGCCTCTTATAGGTTAAATATAAATATTCCGGGCCAAAACCCCTAAAGTTTATATTGGGCGACGCTGGATGCTGAAATTACAGATCCACATAGACCTACCGGTCTCATCCTTGCCAAGCGAGAACGGGTCTTGGTCACATTTCACCAGCTCATATGACGCTCCTCCCTGCACATGATGGGCCAGACCATGCAACTCCACCTTAATGGCCTCAATTAGAGCTTGGGCATTGGTGTAGCTGATGTTGCGGACCTTGACCTGGATGGCCGGATGGTCATATCGCTCAGTCCGATCTTGGGTGAGCATGGGTGCCGAGCCTGGCGTATCATACACGGTGACACAGTTGGCCGGGCTAGCCGGTTCTTCTCCAGGGAACAGGTTGACCCCGGCCGTCAGGCCCAGTCCTGCCGCCGCCAATATATCTCGGATGTCAAACGAGGCTGGATTCATTTATTTTATCCTTGCATTATCGCCAATGATCCGTAGCGTGCGTTCCTTGGTCCGCCGGATGTGGGCCTGTAGAAACTTAGGCCCTGCCCCAGGACGCCGGAAATGGGCTCCCAAAAGTTCATGGACGTAAACTGCGTAATTGGCCGAAAACCCGAAGATCACAGCTGGACCAATCGGCAGTTCCAATGGATAGGCAAACCAGCTACCACGAAGATTGCCTGTATCAACCGGAATAACCGGTGGCACGGAATCAATATCCTTCCTGATCTCAGCCACTGCCAGGAGCATTCCTTTCAAGGACCGGCCCTCAATAGCTTTAATTTCCTTGTTCAAATTGCGTAATACTGTATCGAAACCCTTGAGAAATGCCATGGCCTCTCCTTATAGGAAGGCAGTTCGAACAAAATCCTCAGCGGACCCAAATTCAGGCGTCTTATCAAAGCGCATTATTACCCAGGCTCCATCTACCGACAGTGGGTCGTCCTCCTGTCCGGAATCCAGGTCATCCAGGCTGCCCAGATACAAGCGGCCGTCCACATCCAGGTCAATGGGGGTCACTGTTCCATCATCCTCAAGCTGACCAGCCAACAGCACCTCAGCCCGACAAGCAATCTCCTTTCCCTTGGCGTCTCGGATGAGTTTGGTCACATTGTCCCAGCGAACTTTAACCTCTACTGGGTCGTCCCAGACCATGTCCCCGGCGCTTCCAGCCCTGGGATTCCCCCAGTAGACCGCCGTCTGCACCGCTACCTGCTCTATGAATCCCTGGAGGCTCATGAGAAACTCACAACCGCTTTAGCATAAACGGTCTTAAGGCCGGCCGCAGCCAAGATTCCGGTAGAGTCCAAACTGCACGCCATTTGGCCATAGCTCGTCATCTGGAGATTCATATTGTATTGGCCAGTATATTTAGCTGAGGCTGAGCCGCCTTTTCCTTCGCTTATCTGCCGGTCAAGGCCGGCAGACACCATGTGGGCAGCAACCCATTTCTCAATGGATGCCAGCAGGTCATTTCCCAGAGATTGGCCACCGAGCTTGGCAGTGACGAAGTTATAAGCATCGTCCAGGATGCCGCTGGCTGTGATCTGTGCTTCGGTCACGGCGGTTTTCATTATGGCCTTGACGGCGGCTGCCGAGGTTCTACTGGACATTATGACCTCCTTATTTTCTCCTCGCCTTCCATAATTTTGGGTCAACCCAAGATAAAACCTCACTGTTCCATTTCAAGCCAAGCCACTCGATTGTTTCATAGAGTGGTTGGTAATCACCTTGGATCATCTTCTCTGGCCAGATTACCCGACAATTCAAGCCGGCATCCTGCATCTCGCGGAACCTGATAAGATGTTGTTCAACCCACCAAGCCCAGCCTTCCTGTTCATCTGCTGCCCCAACAGCCTTTTGTATCCTGGTATTCCTGAAAGCCCGCATGAATCCAGTCTTCATGCAGCTGGTAACAATATCCTGTCTATGACGGCGGACAATGATCCAGCGGGCATTTGGGAAGGCGTGATGCCATACAGGCCAGAAAAGGCAGCACTTTGCCCCTTTGTAGAAAAGCGGACCAGACTTGTACCCTTCGTCCCTAAACACCTGTTCAACCTTACCCCGCCAATCATTAGGGATTAACAGGGTAGCTGCATCCGGGAGCGGGTACTGGCCCAAGGGGTCGACCCCCAGACTCCGCAGGTAAGGTTTGGTGACCACTTCCCTGATCCTGTAGTTTTCAAACATCCCCTTGGCGTTATGGCGGTTCGGTCCTACGGTGACTCCACCAAAGGCTCCGCACAGGTGTATGGCCCCGGCGATCATAGATGTTCCGCTACGGGCACAGCCGGTGATCAGAATCGGGTCAGGGAGTTTCTCAATACTCGTCATCGAATGGAACCTCATATTCAGTACCAGTCCAGAGTGTACCTCCTGGGATATAGACCAGCCTGCTGTTTTGCCATGCTGTCCTCATTCTATTACGCCATTCCAGCTTGGGGGCCACGACTGCCACAATGGCAATAATGCCATGACTTTCAAATACAGCCGCCATGCCAGCGATCTTTTCGAGGTGCCGGATACGACCCTCATCAGTAAAATCATGATTATTAGTCTCAGCCCGTACCTCATCTCCATCAAGCACCGAAGCAGGGATTCCCCTCTTACCATATTCGGCGGCCAGCGCACGGGCATGATGGGTCTTACCCGCCCCAGGGCGGCCCGTAACCAAGATAACCATCAGCGCCAAGCCTTCTTGACCCAACCATTCTCACACTCATGGATCCTGGGCCTGCCATGAAAACAGATAATTTTTGTACCGGCGGGAACTCCAGCCCGGCATTCCCGCTTATATGACTTGATACCCTGGACCACATCCTGCAATGGGGTCCAGGGCTTACCCGATGCAATCAGCGTCTTGGAGAAATAATCCTGTGGGCTCCTGTAGCTGGGAATTATCGACTTGTTAAATTGTTCATATAGGAAGTCGCATGAGTTACCCCTCCAAGCTATCAGCCCAGCGGCCATCTCCCCGGCATTCCGATTCTTGAGGTTCCAGGGTCGCAGGCCATACAGGCTTCCATACAACAATGCCAAGTCATCAACATTGTCGATCATTACTGTATCCAGATCGAAGTAAATCTTCAACCCATCTCCGAGCAGACCAGGACGGAATATCTCCACCTTGGACCACCAGCCTTCCAGGTTGTCCTTCAGGGTGATTGTCTCGCATCCAACTATCCTGTCAAGATCGGTCAGACAGACGAACCTGAATGGGACCTTAAGATTATGAGACAACATATTCTTAAGATTAATAACATATCGCTCATCAAAATCGCCACCGGTTTTGAGCACGCAGACTATGGTACAGTCCTGGGCCGGTGACGGCTGACCGATTGGCACTTTGGCAACACGACGGCGGTGTAGCCTGGACTTGGGCAAGAACAATTTCTCCGGGGTGGTAGTCACCCCGTCAATTATGGAGTCTTGCGGGGGAAGAGCCGGTCGGATGACTTTGTTTTCCTCTCCGGTGATCTTCTCGACCACCCAGTCTGTCAAGTAATCGCGAGACATGTTCAGGGTATTCTCGGCAAAATAGGTCTTTCCCCAAGTATCCGGAGGGCAGCTGAATTTCTGGAACTCCCGCATGTAGAAATCGTTCCACAAAATCATTGTCTTCTGGCCCAGAACCGTGGACATGATGGTCAGGCCAGAAGGAAACCCGAACACTGCCTGGGCACCCCGAATCATCCCGAAAACCTGCTCCAGGCTGGTCTTGCCAGTCATGTCGACAGCCTTGGGAATGGCCTTGATAACCAGCTGCACCTTGAGATTATCCCTATCCCAGCGCTCCCCTGCGATCACCGGGATCAATCCAGTCTTCTTGACAATGGCATTTACTGAATCGACCAGTTCATTAACCTTGAACTCCTGGGTCCAGTAGGCATAGGTGCCCTGGAAGGCAAAATAGAAAATCATGTATTTGCCATGCCTGGCTACCATCTGATCCCTAAATCGCTCCTGCTCCAGGGAGACAAACATGGGAGGAACCCATTCACACTCAAGGTCTGGGTCTATCTGCTCCAGGGATTCCCCGACCCTGAGATGGCCGTTGTAGGCAATGAAATAGTCGAATCCTCCTACATTCTGGAATATGGTGCGGCCTGGGCGGCCATAAGCCTCTTTCCAGATAGGCCGGAGCTCAGGACTGGCTCCGTCTATGTTAATCCCGGATGAGTGGATGAAGGGGAACATCTCCAAGAATGGAAATGACCGCTTATGGCCATCGTATTTCTTCTCCCTAGGGCAGACCACAGCGATGTCTGGCAGACCCAACCCCTCTCGTTTCAGGAAGGCCCGCATCTTAACGATGGACCAGTACGAATCCCCCATGCCTGGAGGCACCAGTATTGATGGATGGCTACATGGTAGCTTGATCAACTTGAATAACAATTTTGATTCAATGGGATGATCAACAGATACTACCTTGAAGCCAGCATTGGCCAGCAGCCCATGGAGCTGTTCCCGGGTCAAGAACCAGACATGCTCAAACCGCTTCCAGTGGTGGCGACCAGCTTCATGGAAATACCTGGGAAAATCCAGGAAGCAGACTCCATGCTGCTTGGTCACTCTGAGCAGTTCGGAAACAAACTTGGCTGGATCCAGAACGTGCTCCAGGACATCATGACAGACCACCATGTCGAAATGATCGGTGGGGAAGTTAACATCCTCGAACCGTTTCCGATAGACAAACTCGTCATCGGCCTTGCCAGCATAATGATACTTGCCGATCTCGCAGCCATAGGCCTCAGCACCTATCCTTCTGGCCTCATCCACAAAGGCCCCGGACCCGGAGCCCACATCAAGAATTCTGAGTCCGGCCTTGACCCCATAGTCCTTGCAACGACTGGCAGCCAGCTTCAAGTCGTGTTTGTAATCCTTGGCCTTGTAGTCACCCCCGACCGGGGCATACTGGGTCCGATAATATTGCTGGTACTCTTCCTCATTGACAAACGGCATCTCCAGCTGGCGGATGACTCCGCACTCGGTGCATCTTCCCAAGGCTGTAGCCTCGCCCTCGACCTTGGAGGTGACTCCTGCCTGGCTAACCTGATAGGCCTCCTGCTCCACTGCCTCGACCTTATCACAGCCGCATACACAATTGATATTCCCCATGGTTAGGGTTTCCTCCAGTGTCCGAGATAGATATCCCACCAACCCAGTCGTTGAACTTCTTGTCCTACCGGTACCATCCCCAGGTCCTTACTATAAACCTGCTCCTTGACCAGTTCCATGCCAGAGCAGAATCCCTGGATCATCCCATGGCTGTAAATCCGATGAGCATTGAAACAGATGCAGGGATGCCCGATGGTGGTACTGAATATAAGATGACCACCTGGCTTGAGCACCCTAATCCATTCTGCAAATGCCTTGGCATCGGCCCCCAGGTCCAGGGGATCACCGTAGCGGCCAAGGCCAAAGTGTTCCAGGGAACAGAGGCTGACCACTGCATCGAATCTTCCCTGGGCCAATAGCAATCTGCTGGCATCACAGGCTACACTTGCCTCGTTCGGTCCCAGGGCTTGCCTCAGGCGGACATCGACCGAGGTCACATCATAACACGAGGTCAGCCCCAGGACGAAGTGCCGATATGACCCCACGTCAAGAACCATTCGAGACTTGGTGGGTTTCAGGGCCTGTGCAGCAAAGGCACATTCATAATCAACGAAAGATTCTGGATGGACTCCAGAATCGTCTATGTGATTGGCCACCACCTGAAATCCCTCCGGAGGGTTCAAGAGCAATCGGCCCAATGTTTCAGCATATTTGACTCGGTTCATATGAATGGCAACCCTTCTTTCTTGAGGCAGATGGCGGCCGGGACGCCCATCAGATAGGCGTCGAGCATGGCCTTCTCTGTCTCCATTGAGCTTCGGGGAAAGAACCCATGAATGTTCTTGAACAGGGCCACTAGACCTTCGGCATTGAGGGGCCTGTGTGTCGGACCATGGGTGGGATAGTCACTGAACCCAATCAACATGACCGGAAGGTTCTGCTCGTCGATGTCTATCTTCACGGCTTCGAATGGCCGCTCCAAGACAAAAGGGGTCAGCGAATAGACCACAGGCCTCATGCCCCCGATGGCCAGACCGGCGGCCACCCCGATGATACTCTGCTCACAGATGCCGAGGTTGAAGAAGCGATCGGGAAACTTCTCCTGAAATTCGTCCATCTCCTGGAGGACATCTCCGGACAACAAAACGATCCGTTCGTCTTTGCTGGCAAGTTTTACGATAGTTTTCCCAAATTGCACGCGCATGATTAGCTCCTTAATACCTCAACTGTGCCCTGGTATAGCCCAGGCTGGCCATAAACGGCAGAATGACCGACGACATGTTCTTTAAGTACTCTACCTCTGCCCACTTGGCGCCCAGAAGAACCCGCAGCCCATCCAGATCGCCATGTTCATACATCCATTTGAAGCGGTTCCCTGGGGTAACATTCTCTGGGAGCCACTTATGGGCCAGGGAATGAAGCAATGGCAGATGACTGTTCGGGTCAATCCCAACATGGGTCAGGGTATCCCGGAGCAAGGCCGCTTTCTGCTCTACAGTGATGGCAGCGTCCACCGGCAGAAACTTGACATTTGGATGCTTGGCGAACTCGGTGGCCATGGCCACGAATCCGTCAACGATGTAAAAGTGCCTGAGTTGGGGGTGTCTGGCCTCCCGGGTCAATATGGCTGCCATAGGGTCCCTAACCGGGATCACAGTCTTGAAGAAATTGCAGAACAGAAGGATAGTCTGGAGCGGGAGCGAACGTAAGGTCCCCAGGTTGGCATACCAGCGTCTGAAAAATTCTCCTTCTGGCCAGTTTACATCCATATTCAGGTTGCGGACAATGGGAAAATGGGTATGGACGATTGTCGACTCCACCAGGGGATTGTCATACTTATGTTCGTGCCTGATATCGGCCCCGCCCGGTCCCAACTCCTTCTCCAAAACAAACTGGAGTTCCCGGTTCCTAGGGATAAAGTTCCGCAGGAAATTGATGGCGAACCAGGTCCCCGTATGCTGGACTGAAGGAACGAAGACGATATCATTAAGATTCATCCCAGCTCCTCAAGGGCTTGTTTTTCTTGGGCGGGCGCCAGCCAACATGCATGCCACTTTGGGACATCTTCCATGAACGAAACCCCTTTGCCCTTGACGGTAATGGCAACGACCATGGCCGGTCTCGGATATCCCTGGAACAGAATATCAGTAAGCTCAACCAGGTCATGGCCATCAACCTGGACTCCTTCCCAACCAGTGATGGCAGCTAGCCCGAGCTCCCGGACTCCCCCAGCATCGAGCACCTTATCGCAGAAGTCCGACCCTTGGATCCCATTCCAGTCCACGATAACCACGAGATTATCCAGCTTGAACCTAGCGGCAATCAGCATAGACTCCCAGATGGTTCCGGCCTGGCACTCACCATCGCCCATGACCACGAAGATGCGGCCCGACTCATTTCTCATCTTCTTGGCCTGGGCCATGCCCACGGCAGTCGGCAGGCCATGGCCCAAAGAGCCGGTGGTGGCCCAGATGCCGTTGGCTGGGTCTCGTTCCGGATGGCCCCCAAGCTTGGGGTTGAGGCCCCGTTCCCGTAAGATCACATACAACGGCCAGCAGGCGTGTCCCTTGCTCAAGATGAAACGGTCATCTGGACCCATGACATGGTCGAACAAGGCAATCAGGATTTCCACATAGGAGAAACAGCCCCCATAGTGGTAGCCGCCATTGGCCTTAGAAAGAGCTATTGTATCCCGCCTGATCTGTTTTGAGCGTTCGTTAAGCATCACCCCTCCTTGATTAGAGGAAACCAGTTAATTACATCTGGTCGATCTTTCTTATTGGGAAAATCCAGTCCAGGAACCGGGAACGGCCCTGCCGTTGGCTTGATATCGGTCCCTGCCAGGTCATTACGCAGGAAGGTCATTTCCAGCAACGGCGGAAATGTATGGCCACTGACCTTGACCATGGGTAAGGAGTTATTGACATGGATATGGAAGCATCTGTACCAGGTATTCAGCCAGACCATGACATGACTATATAACCGGAACAGCTGCTCATTCTGTCTGTCTGTCAGTGACCGATACAGGTTGGTGAAATACGGCGACAGTCCGAAACGAGGCTCCATATGAAGGACATGGAATTCAATGATTATCTGACTGAACTGTAACCTGTTGAGGGGCATTTCCAGCAGGGCTTCCCACTCAGCCCACTCAGCATCGATCTTGAGCATGGAATCAAACGGAACATTCTCCGGCAGGCCCCCATCCCTGGAATTGCAATCGACAGCCTGGCGAAAAAACCTGAATTGCTCATGGGCTACCGGAGGAGCCTGAATGGTCGGGTCAAACAGGAAAACCCCAGCTCTTGGGAACATCTGAAGAAAATCCAGCTCAAATCCCACATCATTGCCGATGCCGAAACTGTATAGGTTCTCTGCCAGGGCCAGGTGCTCCATTGCAACCACATAGCCGCCATCGGCCTCGTTGCCAAGCCTGCCTTTGGTTACAGGCAAATCATAGACCTTGATTTCGGATAGGAATTGTTCAATCATGGGCCGCCTCCAACTCCGCCAGGGCCACCGGTCTAGTGCCTCGCTTGCCCACTACAATCCCTGCCGCAGCATTGGCCATACGGGCCGATTCCAACAGTCCATGACCCGAGCACAGGCAGGCGGCCATGACAGCCACTACAGTATCCCCGGCACCAGAGACATCAAATACCTCCTGGGCTTTCGATTCTATGGCCTCGGTGGTCTGGTCATCAATCAAGAGCATTCCCTTGGCACCCATGGTGACCAGAACCGCACCAATGTCATGTTCCTTCATGAGTCTCCTGGAGGCTGATTCAATCTCCCCATTAACCAACTTGTGAAGCGGGATATCAGCGGCCTGGGATAGCTCCATCAGATTCGGCTTGACCAGACTGGCACCATGATAGATATCCCATTCGCCCCGCTTGGGGTCCACCAGAATGGGGATGCCCATACCCCGGCAAGTGTCGATCAACCTGGATGTCAGGTCCCTGGACAATACCCCTTTATTGTAGTCAGACAGAACCACAGCCCCGACCATCTGGGCAGCCAGAGTGGTGATTGCATCTGAGATCATAATGTCATAATTGCCGTGCCACCCATTAAACCGCTTCTCTTCGTCAAACCTGAGTAGCTGCTGGCCATTGGCGATAATCCTGGTCTTGGTGGTCGTAGGCAGGGCTGGGTCGATCTCCAGCCGATCCAGAATGCCATTATTCGAAAGGAGGGCACAAAGCCGGTCCCCGGAGCGGTCAGAACCCCTAGCTCCAAACAGCCAGGTCTTGCAGCCGAGAGAAACAAGGTTCAAAGCCACATTTCCGGCACCGCCCAGGGTACGCTCACGGGAGGCCACCTCGACTACGGGGACAGGAGCCTCCGGGGAAATCCTGGATGTCTCTCCCAAGATGTATTCATCCAGCATGACATCCCCGATGACCATGACATTGCCGCCGATATTCAATACAGTCCCCGTCTCAGCTCGTAGGATGAAATCCTGATTGTGGAGTGTTCCCGATTGCAAACATCAACGATGAATCTTGCCGCCTCGGCAGGATCGATCAACTTATCTCTATCCCTGCGATCTGAAGTCATGTCTGTCTTCATGGCTCCTATGCTGATGTTTACCACCCTGACTCCGGCCGTGGTAGCATCATATTGAAGAGTTTCGGAAAAGGCTGCGAGCCCGGCCTTGGTGGCCGCATAGATTGACTCACCAGGGCCGCCCGACTGCCCAGCCAATGATCCAATATTAACAATCATCCCCTTCCTGGAGGCCAGAGCCGGCCAGAGCAACCTAGTCAGGATTATCGGGGCCATAAGGTTGACATCCAACATTTTCCTGATCTGTCTATCCAAGATATTGTCAATCTTGTTTGCGACCCGCACCCCGGCATTGTTCACCAGGATGTCAACCCACTCACTGAGCGACCCAAGCTCATCCAGCACCAGAGGGGAGCGGAGGTCGCCTGTCACCACCTTGGCAGTCGGGAACCTGAGCCGTAGGAATCCCCCATCCTTGCGACAATGGAGGATCAGCTTGTAGCCCGAGTCAGAGAATGCTTGGGCTAGCTCTAGCCCCAGGCCCCGGTTGGCCCCGGTTATTAATACTGTTTTCATGCGATTAATGCCTTATAGTAGGGAATCAAAGCCACCATAAATGCCACCTTCGTTTTTCTCTTCATACACAGATTTCCAGAAGAAATATGAGTCAAGCCCAGCAGTAATTACTATAAGCGATAGACATAAAAATCCAGCACCTATAAGTTGCAATGTCTTAAAGGGAGTAACGAAAAGAAAAGCTCCCAATAAACCCATTAAGAAGAACCAAAACACCTTTTGCAAGTCTTCCTTTAAATACAATTTTTCTCTGTCTGTCATAAATTACTCCATTTCCAGGATGACCCGGCCGGCAATGCCCGACCTGACCATGTCAAGGGCTTTATTGACCTGATCCAACGAGAACCTGTAAGTAATCAGCTGCTCGACCGGCAGGCGCCCAGCTTTCCATAGCCCCAGGTAACGGGGAATATCCATATTGGGATCTGTGAGGCCACCCTGACTGTCCAGGATTGTCTTGCCACAGTAATGGCGCCTAAAACCGGGCAGGGATAGACAGGCTTCGTAGTGGGGCTGGCCGAGAAGGACCAGGCGGCCGACCACTGGCTTGATGAGGTCATAACCCAGGGAAATCATATTACAATCCCCGGTGGTGTCGACAAAGACATCAAACGGCCCGGCTTGTTTCAGTGTCTCGATATCATCGGTAAAGTCACCACCCAGGAAAAAGACCTGATCTGCCTTAGCGCTGACCCTGTCGTATGCCAGGATCGGATTAGCCCCGGCCAGAAACGCCGCCTGGATGACATTGAGGCCAACCCCGCCAGCCCCAGCCACCGCCACCGACTCTCCAATCATGATCTTAGCCTCATTGTTGACCATGCCCAGGGCAGTGGTCACTGCGCAACCCATAAGGGCGGCCACATCAAAGGAGATGTCCTTAGGAATGGGGGTCAGGCGATTCTCGGAAACCACGGCCATCTCGTTGAATGTGGTGACCCAGCCGCCTCCAACGGATCCATTAGGTGGCATCCACCCCCATTTGTACCGTGGCGGTTTGGCCTCTATCCCCTGGCCCTTGCGCCAGTGCATTACCACATGATCCCCGGGCTTGACCTGGGTCACACCTAGGCCTGTCTCTAAGACCTCGGCTCCGCCCTCGTGTCCGAGCAGGTGGGGGAGCCACTTATCCAGCCCTTTGGCCCCCGATATCTCCCCGATCTGGGCACCGCAGATACCGCTGGCATGAACCTTGACCAGTACCTGTCCTACATCCAGGACCGGAATATCAAGTTCATCTATCACCAGGGGTTTGTTAAGCTCTGTAAGAATTGCTGCCTTGAATCTCATTTAGCCACCACAGGGTCCTTTATCGGTAAAGGTTCTTTTATTGGCTCTATAGGTAAGGGTTCTTTCTCAACTACTGCTGTCCCAATGCCACCGCTCTGATACTCGGCCATCTTCCCTCCAAAGCACTTCACCACAGCCTCTACACCCTTCTCCGGGGTACTCCAGTCTTGTTTGAGCAGGTCCGCCAGGGGAACGGCTTTGGTCAGGAAAGTTTTAGTGGCCTCCGGGTTTGCCTGGATTTCTTTCACGGCCAAGGGGTCGTAGGTCTTGACCTCGACAAATCGGTAGGTCGGGGTTGCAGAGGCACTGTCGGCTTTCATACCCGCAATAATCTTCTCATCCGCCCGAACCTGTACCATCACCAGATTGCCTTTCTCTTTCGCCAAGTGCCAGCGATCAGCCTTCACCGGCTGACCGTCTTTGTCGAGGGGGAGAGCAGTTTGGCGAGTGACAGGATCAAACGGAACGATAAAGTTTGCTGTGACTTGGGCAGCAAACACCGAGGGCACCAGCAATGTAACCAAGCTGACTGAAAGTAAAAGTTTAATCATTTTCCTGCTCCTTCAAAAGCCTCTGATAGCGATTCCGTATCTTTTCGTCTGTTGTGGGATACTTTGACATTGCTGTACCATGTTGCCTCATAACTGCATCAACTTCCCATATCACAGATCGACATATTAAATACTGGTGTTTGGCATTACTCAATTCCATGGTCTTGTTTAAATATAAATACTGAAAAACTGCCAATGCAACCAACAAAACTGCGATGATAATATTCTTAACCATTCCCCACCTCCTCCCGCCAGTAAGTATCTGGACAGTATTCCTTGGGCAGCATTAAGCTGCTAGTGTCTTGGGAGTCTTTGTCCAAGATGCTGTTCGAGTTCGTCACGTTACCAGTATCGTCAGCCCTGATGCTGTTAAAGGTATTGCTCGCATCAGTGGAGAACATTCCCCAATAAGTACCCACCATGGCCGCAGCGTCAACGGTCGTGATTGCTGTTCCGATGAGGGATTCTCCGTAGAAGATTCGATACTCACTGCCGATCTTCCGCACGATAAAGCGGGCATTGGCAGAGAACGCCTTGGCCGTACTGCCCCGATTGGTATAAACCCCAGCTTTTATCTCGTCGAGTTTGATGTTCCCGCCACCGTCAAAGTAGGTCAGCGTTCCGTTCCAACTCGCCCAGTTCACGCCCACCATGTCATCGGCGCTCACCGCTTCCACGAGATTGCTATCCAGCGTCAGCGTCTGCACCCCGCCCACCAAGGCCGACACGCTGGCGATGGTGTAGGTGGTCGGGGTTATGGGGTGCTTGATGGTTATGGAGTCGGAGTCGGGAATGGCATTGGTCAGGTTCTTCAATACGATGACATTCTGACCACTCGCAGCATTCGCATTAGCAGGGAAGGCAAAGGGCCGATCCGACTGCACAATCCCCGCCTGAGTCCCCAGAGTGTAGGCCGTGAGCACCGCCTCGGCCAGCACGTCGGTTGTGACAAGAAATTGAGAGGCGATGAGAGTAGAGATGGGGAGGGGTTTGCAAGATAATCCAGCAGCCGCAAAATCAGTAGCAATTCCGTTGCCAACAGACATTTGCAACGATGCAGAAGCATGAGCAGTTAATATTTTACCAGTTTTCAATTGCTGAGTAGCTGGTGAAGTAATAGCAATCTGCGCAGAACCAGCTTCACCATTAGCCAATACAAGCCAAGGGGATGCTCCACTATTAATGATAATAGAATCCAATGAAATCTTAAACCATTGGCCCACTATAGTAGCAAATGTCGGGGATAAACCAGTCCCAAATCCAGTTGTGTTAATTGCGCTTGTTATATCTCTACCTACAGCAGTAAAAGTTTCAAACGGATATGAAGTGCCATTTACAAGGGACGTACATAGCTCCGCTCCCGCCACTGGCGTATTGCTCGCCACTCCCCCAGCCGTGGCCCAGGTTCCGGCGTGGAGCCAGGGATTGCCGTAAGTGTCAGGAGTGCCGAATGTGCCGCTAAAGGTGTCTAATAGGAGAGGGTTATTTAATGGGATAGCTGACAAAGGCCCCCGGCAAAAGTCGGCTCCAAAAGCGGCGTCATACCCTGCCATAGCTGCGTAGAGGCTGGCCGTGTTGCCGGTTGCAGACCGGAAAAGCAAAGTCCAGTTAGCGAACGCCCCGCCTTTGATGAGGTACTTATATCCGGCTGTGCCGTCGGCAATCAGGGCTAATTTATATTCTGTCCCGTCCGCCACAAACGTAGCGATAATCGGCCCAGCCGTGGCGTTGTAAGTAGCCGTCAAGGAGAGAGCCGTCGCCGCCCGGTGAAAAGCTGCCTCAACGTGAGTTGCGCCCCATGTGGGGGTTGTTGAAGTCACAAGGGCCAGAGGATAGAAAGATCCATCCGTAGTACAGCGGAATTTTCCCAGGATACCCACGCCTGCTGCCCTGGTAATTATGGTGCTGCATACAATATCCTGTTCCGCATAAGCCGCCGTGGCTTGGGGGGTGAACTCGGCCCAGCCGGAGGTGAAAGCGATCTTGCTTTCCACGTCCCGTTCAAGCCAGGTGCCTACCTCCCCGGTGATAGAGTTCATTTCATTCTGTAATAGCCATTGTATCCTCTCCATCCCGCCCAGGACAGGATAATACCTCGTGCCCTGGTGGACCGGGGCGGCGACCAGGACGAAACAAATCAGCAGAAGTGGTAGCAGACAAAGGCGTTTCATGTGATTAATCCCTCAGCAGACCAAAGGTGATCTTCAAGTCGCTGGTGCTGGCATATGTCGGGGTACCGGTTGTTCTGATAATCGCATACAGAGAGGTCCCGGTCGTGGCTTTCAATGCCAGGCCGCAGTTCGTAATAGTGGCCACTGAGTTGTCGGCCAGGGAAATGTAGTCGGCAGCGTTAATGGTAACTTTCCCGATAAATAGCCCGGAGTCGGTGTCGTCCAGGTCGAGGGCGGCGTTATCGGTGTAGGTGCCGGTTCCTGGGTTTGCATTGAAAAAGAAGATTTGGAGGACAGCGTTTTGTGCCGCCAAGTCCCGGACGGTGACGTTTTGGAGGATAGCCGTTCCGCCTGACACCCTCAAAGCACTGGTGAGGGTCTGGATGCCGCCCACTACATCGTTGGCATGATAGGCGCCGGCGGTGACCGTGGGGGTAATGGCAATGAGAGCAGTATTGCCTCCGATCTCCCCAACATGGGTCTCGCCAGCGGTAAGCGGAATCCCCGCCTTAATGGTAGCAATGTCGGACTTGATGAGGGCAGTATCTGCCTTGAGAGTAGCAATGTCAGCCTGGACGGTACCTGGCAATGTAGCAATGTCCACATCTCCGATATTATTGGTGCCAGCCGGAAGGGACGACCCAATGGCTGCTATAATTGATCCGGTAATTGAGGTCTTGTCAATCACCCATCCCGATGAACCATAGACATACCTGACCCCAATGTCCTCAACATAGAAGGTAGAGCCATAGCCGGCGGCACCTGGGGTCGGCATGACATCGGTGGAGAGGCCGGAATAATGGTTCTGCGAGACCCCGACCTTGTTCAGCAGGACAACCGTGGCATCTACCTGGGAAAATAGCAGGGCCACGATCAATATGGATAACCACAGTTTTTTCATAGCAATTCCTCCAGCAACACCTTGCGAAATTGGGCAATGGAACTATTATGACTTGCATTCAATATTTCGATTCCCAGGGCAGCGGCATCAGCTGCGATAGCCGGGAATCCCCTGAGAAATCGCTTGTAAGATTTCCTGGGATGGCCATGTCCCTTATGCCAGTGAGTTGTCTGGGCATCAGGATGGGACATATCGAATCCAAGGAGGATGATCTGGCGAACCCCGAAATGGGCAGCCAGATTGATGGCTGCCGTCCCGGAATTGTATCCCCAGGACAGCTTACCCGGATTGATTCCAATGCCCACCTTCTTGGCCTTATCCCTCGGCAGGTACTTGATTCCATCCGGGTCCAGGTAGTCAGGACTGCCATGGCAGCAACCGACCTTAAGATTCGGCCATTTGGCCAGTTGTTCCCTGTATACCAGATACCAGCTACAGTCCCCAAACAGGCAGACATCGATCCAGGTGCCGATCTGGTAAGCATTGTTCACTCCAATGACATGCTCCCCATGGATGGGCTCCATGAACGGGGAATAGGCATCGGGACCAACCTCACCGGATCGGACTCCAGCAACAATCTCATCCGGGATGCTGAACTGCCTAGGCATGGACGGGCCGCCGCCGATGATGAAGCAACGGCCGCCATCCCACATCCTGGGGGCGGCCCAGGACATCAGCCCAGGTTCTCCACCAGTCGCTTGGCGTCGTCCTGGGACATGGGCTTCTCGTTGACCGCCTTACCCTGGCCATCCAGGACGTTATACCGTCCAGGGGTGCAAGACTTGATGGTGTAGCTGGGCGGCTCGAGCTCAACCGGAGACATAGATGTTTCCGAACCCAGCAGGTCCTCTGGGTTGACTGGCACAACAGTATCTCGGAAGACCTTAGGAATGTCCTCAGGCCTGGCCATGAATGTCTGGCCAGGTTTGATGACTGTCTTGTCCTTGAGAGTCAGGGTGCCAGAAATCTTCCTCCACCTGATCTCGCCTTCTCTTGCTTGGTTAGCCATATCGGATTACCTCGATATTTAAGTCAGACGGGGCATGATTAGCCTTTCGTCTGGAATTACACGGAGCCGTGGACGATGCCGCTACGGCCGGACTGATCTACCCGCACTTGAGGAACCGCAATGCGAAGCACCTTGTATTCCGTCGGGCTCAGGCTGGAACCGACCTGCCACTGGACCACCTGAGTCGCCATGCCCTGGACCAGGCGTACGGTTGACGTCTGCATCTCCACCAGGACTACGTTGTTAGCCGGCAGGGTGTCGATGACCTTGATCCCCTTGATGCCCTCGACCTCCAGAATGCGCTGGCGGATGGACTTGGGATAGCCGGCGGTGTAGTCCTCGCCCATGACCGTCTGGTAGGCAGTGGGAATGTAAAGCATCCACGGGCCGTAGTGGCGGGCGTCAATGGACATCTGGATCATGGCCAGGACATCGGCCAGGATGTTGGCGCCGGTGTCTGCGGACCATGCCGTCCCCAGTGGGAACTGGTTCCGATTTGGGTGATCCAGATAGGAGTAGATGTAGCCGCCGCCAAACTGGAACGGGGTCTGGTCGACATTGAACAGCATGTGCTCCAGCTTCTCGTTCACCACCCGGGTGGCCTCGGTCACGGCGTCGACATCCAGGGGATTGCCCAGGCGCCGACTCGATTCCAGGGAACGGGAGCTGATGTCGAAGTCGCTGTGGATCACCGGGATGGGCAGGTAATGGGTCTGGTAGTTGAGCCGGTCCTTGCGGCTGCGCACTGCCGGATCCATACTCACTTCAGCTTCCATGGCCTCACCGATGGAGTGGTATTCCAGGACGGTGGTGCCCATGGCATTGGTGAGATTGTAGACCAGGTTGTTGTCGATCAGGTCCTGGATGCCGCCGAGGCGCACATGGGCTGCCTGCTGGACAGCCTGGTCAAGGTACTTCCATTCGTCCCGGCGCAGGGTGCCGTAGACCTGGATGCCCAGGTGCTGGAGTTCGTCACGCCGATATACATGGAAGCTCTCTTTTTTCTTGGGGTCACCGCCCTTATAGACCGTGAAATAGGTATGGCCATCCTCACCCAGGATGGGGCGCATGAAGGCCGGGTTGATCCGACCCTGCTCGGCGATGTAGCTCGCCAGCGGACCTTGGACCATGCCCTTGCCAAAATAGTCGACATTTGCTTGCATATCTTATGTTCCTCCTTTCACTTGGTGGCCTTAGATAATCTCGACCACGATGCGGCCGGTGGTGTTGGTGTCGCCGCCGGAGCTAGTGCTACGGTCCACGGCCTCTTTGGCTTTGGCCACGATGGATGCCGGCAGGTCCTCAGTAGCAGAGTCACCACCTTTGATTTCCTTCAGGTAGCCATCGCCGTTGGAGCCCAGCATATCGCCGATAGCCACGGACTCACCGTCGGCCAGCAGGGCGTTGACCTGATCCCCTTTCTTGGGGTGCCAGACCCGGACCTCTTCTCCGGCGGCGTAGTTGTCATCGACCCCCTTACCTTCGTACTCGCTCTCCATAGCGAACATGGCGGCCGCATTACCATTGCGGATGGCATGCGCCCGGAGCAGGCCGGTGGTCATTTCCTCGACGAGCATGCCCGGGGTGATAGCCGCATTGGCAGCAATCTCCTCGAAGTTGGCATTCTCGCCCTTCAACAGAATGGTGTTGTAAGCCATAAGTATTTCCTCCTTTAATCCCCGGCTTTATTCCACGCCCGGGGGATAGACTGCTTGGGCCTCGTGACTGCCGCGGTTGACCTGCGGGGTCGGGGCCTGGCCGGAATAGTCAACTGGGGCTTTGATGGCCTGGGCCAGGAAGGACAGATCCTGATCGTCCATGGCCTCCAGACGCCCCTTGGTGTAGACGCCCTCATTAGTGTTGGCCATGATATGGGTGATCTGCCGGCTCCGCTCTTCCTGGTGGAGGCGCAGGCCGTGCTCCAGGGTGGAGCGAATTTCCTTTGGGGCCAGGGCCAGGAACTTGTCCTTGTCGCCCAGGTCTTCCTTCAGGACCTCGATGGCCTTGTCCCGGGTAGTCTGAGTGTCGGCGTTAGACTGCATGGTGGCCAACTTGTCCTTCATGGCCTTCATCTCGGCGGCCATTTCGTCGATCTTGGTCTGCAGGGCGGCTTTCGCTGTAACACCGGCAGCCAATACATCGATGTCAGCCTCCTCCATGGTCAGAAGCCGGTCGCGGTCAGTCTCGGCATAGGCACCGGACTCGATCAGCATCTGAACCTTTGCTTCGCAGCAGGGTTTATCTGCCATGTTATTCATACCTCCTCGCTGTGATGCAGGGTCATAACTGACCCGCTTTATGACCGGCATGGATTCACCGGTGAACTCGACGGTGCCGTCATCGGCTGCCGTGTAGTTTCGCTTGAAAAGATTCTTTGTCTCTAGAGATACAGGTCTATCTTGACCCCTGGGTTCGACCCGATAGATGATGTAGCCATCGTAGATGTCTTCCAGGTAATGGGCCTTGGCGTCATCATCCATGCGGTCCAGCTTGGCCTGGATGATGTTTCTCAATTCACTGTAGCCGATTTCATTGATGGAGAAGCCCGTCATTCCCATACTCCTTGCCAGCTCTCCATGCAATCTCTCTGCGGTTCTATGAAATGGAATGGCCTCTTTAGCTCCTCCGCCACTTTTTCTATGAGCCTGGCCAGCATCTTTATGTGCCATGGAAGCCTGTCTGTGATCTTGGGAGGTTCTTGCTAATCTTGTTGCATTATATACCCTTTCGGTTGCCCTCTTTGCTCCAAGATCTAGACTTTTTTGGCTTACATTTAACGCGCCCAGAGCAGCAGAAAGTACCGCTTCTCTCTTATATGTGTTTGAGCCCCATGTATCTTCAATATCCTGCTGATTTTGAGCCCCTATTTCATTGATGGAGAATCCCAGGCGGGCCAGCTCCTTGAGGCCACCGTCTTCATGGACAGCAATGTCGGCGGCCAGGGTCGACGGAACATCCAGCTTGGCATCAAATTCGCTGTTGAGCAGCCGGTATGCTTGGCGGCGGGCACTGATCCTCTGGGCTGATGTGATGTTGGCTTGGGCTCCCCGCCCGCCGATGACCGCCCGCAGGGCCTGTTCATTCAGCTTGCCGGACTTGGGATTGACCACCGGGAACATCAGCTCACCAAAGTTGGCAGCCGCATCATCACCAATGAGGAAATGATTGGCAATGTCCGATTTGTCGGCAGTGTCCATGGTGGACCAGTTGCTGCCCTTGCCGAAATCCGCCAAGGTGGACTTGGTCCAGGGGATGGATTCGATGGCCTCAAATTTAATGGCATTAGTTTGCATACTTGGCTCTCCATACGAATGGTTTTCCCTATTATTTTGCTTTTTTGAAGTCGCCCATTCACAATTCTGTTTAGAATAATCGCCCTTTCTGTTTTTCCTATTAATTGTCTTCCCTTCAGGGCGCTGGCCCATATCTTCCAAAAAATTATCAAAGGAATCAAGCCATCGCTGAACAACCTTGACCCCTTTTTTGCCATAATATTTATAATCTGGAGAATTTGGATTAGTACAACGCTGAATCATATTTCTCCATGAATTATAAGTGGGTTCATGCCTTGTATTGGTGTCTAACCCCTCCTGATGAGTCCGCACACCGCATCCATCCGACCATGAGCAGGCCCCGACCGCACCAGGAAGCAAAGCAAGGTGATCTGGGCGGTGGTTTCTGGCCACGGCCTCATAATGTTTGCCCTCATAATCCCCGGCACGAATATCCTCATCAGTGAAAACCCCGACGCTGACCTCCAAGGGCTTGCCTTCCATGATGTATTCCATGGCCTCTGGAGAGATGTTCTTGAGTACCACTGGGTCCAGCCAAGCTTCGGCCTTGAGCTTCTGACCGTCCATCATGGTGTTGAATACCCGGCCGACTACGAACTCATCCAGGATGTGCGGCTGGTTGGCCGATACATGCATTCCATCTTCTTGGGGATGTTGGATAGACACCGGGATACCATCCCAAGCACCAGGAAACTTGCCCAATTCCTCAGCCAGATGCAGAATAGGGCCGTGAGAGCCACTGTGGACGCCTTCTCGCATCATAATTATTGGGACAATGATGTGCTCTTTCCCTTGAAGAAATTCCTTGCGGATAGTGTAGTTGGCATTAGCATTCAGATGGACAGCCATATTAGTTGTTATTTCATTCCATCTATTAGACAATAATAAATTAGACAAATTAGTTTGTACTCCCCAGGCACCCCGACCTGCAGCTCCTTCTATCATATATAATGCCTTTCTATCTGATGGAATTTTGTTGTCTCCCAAAAGATTTTGAATTTTAGATAAAGCAATATTATGTCCTTCTATTGCAACAACCCCCTTAAAAAGGCGTACTCTCAAAGCCCCTTTTTCAAAAGCCTTTAACATCATATTTGTAGCCATTTCATTTTGCTTATCTGATAATTTTTCAAATTTTGAACTAAAAGTATCTCCCATTTTATTTAATTTATCAACAATCTTTTCCATTTTAGAAATATCTTCTTGAGGCAATCCTAATTTTTTTGCATATTTATCCATTCCAATTGTGCCAACATGATCATTAGTCCCTCCTCCAAATTCTGAAGATATGTCTATCAAATCTCCATCAGGAGCAATAAAAAACCCTTTTCCGTATTGAGTAGATTTTATTTCATCTACAGTTTTTGGATAAGATGACTCAACATTCCCCCCACAAAACTGCCCACCACCAGGTCCAGAAGGATTATGACATGGGTTGTAATCTACCTGCACATCTTCGTGGACAGCCACCACTCCGTTGGCCTGCCGTATGGCCTTGGGGGCACAGGAAGCATCATCCCCACCATCATCTATGCATTTCTTCAATACAGAATTGGCCACTGCCACCCATTGGGCCTTCTTGGCATCTGATAATCCCCGATTGTGGCGCTCCACATCCTCTATTTTGAATGGCATGATTAAAAATTCTCCATGGCGTTCTTGTGAAAACAAAATCCCTGGGGCAAATCCTTAACTGGCTTGAAAGCCGGGTTCCATTCAACCTGCCAGCCTTTCCTTGCAGCCGCATTAGCAAGCTGCACCAGGAACCCAGGATCGCTAATCATGACCGGGTTGCCGTCCTGACCGGAGAGCCGATACCAGCCTTTGGTGCTCCAGCCATCCTCCTCGGTCTCAGGGGTCATGGCCGAGGTCCTGGTATACACCATCAGATCCTCACCGTAGGAAAATTCCTTCCGGTAAAGGATTCCGCCATGCATCACGTCAATGGACAGATGGAGCAGCTCCACCGGAATGCTTGTCACATTGATCATTCACACACCCCTTGCAATTAGCCCAGCCGACCGCCGTCATTTCCAGCAGGTCCGCCAGCTCCTGGGCCTCAGCCATGGCCATCTGTTGGCCGAAATCGACCGTCAGGCTTTCAATCCTGCCTTGATCGCCGTATGTGCACTTGCATGTCAGGTCAATAGCCATATGAGGCCCTTACGGATTTAGAGGCGCCTTTCAGGAAGGCCGGGAGTGGGCGGGGCCTGGGATCAACCCGGCCACCAAAGACCGGCGACTGCAATTCCAGGGCCAAAGGCTCGCACGAAAGTTTGTCTGGACATTCCGTACAGAGCAGGTCCTGGTGCTTGCAGGTTTCTGGTGTCAATTTCATGTCCTTGTGATTGCTAATTACCATGTTGAATTAAATATAAATATTCTGGCCCAAAACCCCTAATATTTATTTTTTGGGAGGGTGGTTGTTAATCAACCTGTCTTATCTCATTAACATTGGCCCATAATTCTCCAGCACCACTCCTGCTTGGAACCACGCTATCCAATGGTGCTTGATATTTATGAATCGATTCGATCCTAAATCCTTCTTGATATGATTCAGCGGCACTCTTACTGGGCCAAAAAGAAACCACTGACCCTTGTCCTCCATGGGCAGGCCCTACACGATATAAATCAACCTGCTCCGGAAGGTCTTGGGATTTGAAGTGTTCAACCTGAAGTGCCCTCTGCAACATCACGCTGTTCCTGGCCACCTCATAGGCATATTCCTTGGCCTCGCCGTCTGAGCTACGCAGCCAACGATCAGAATACAAATTAAATATGCCTACATCACGAGCATCACTATTTAGGAATTCTTCTGCAGTTTCGGGAGTTAAGAATGTCCTGACGGTTGCCCCTCCGCTTCCGCCACCAGTCGAACAAAACCGGCCCCGCTCATCATGGCAGGGGTTGGAATGGACATAAAGTTCATTCCTAGGTTTTGCGACCCAACAACATCGGCAATGGGGATGGAAAGGTATCAGGTTCCATGCTTGCTCAATCGTGTATGGTCCTTGCCGGGATTTATCCTGACATTGAGGACAGACATTGAAGCCGGCCGTTACCCATTCAGCAACCACATCGACTCCGGCTACACCCCATACCTTAAATTCCTGCAATTGGGCTTGTGCATGACTTCTTATCACCTCCGTCCTAGCCAGCATCTTGGCCCGGCGCTCGGCTGGGATGAACCTGCCCAACGAATCGGTGATACCCATATCCTTGCCCATGCCTGAGATGACGTAGTTCATCTTCTTGGCCAGAGTGATAGGATTGTCCCCGTCAGCAAGGCCCTGGGCCAGCACATGCGATATCTGCATAGACATTGCATTTGAAATCCCTTTAAGGCCATCGTAGGCCCGAAGGTACACTGAGGCGAGACGATCGACGTGGAAGGGGTTTGCAAGCACTCCGGAGGTCATACCTGGTAAGCCCAGCAACGGCAACTCCCCAGCCCCTAGACCAGGGGTGCCATAACCGGCGGACATCAATTGCTCACGGGCACGGATGACCCCGCGCTCGTAGCTATCCTTAACAAACATATTCGTCCACGGTTCGCCCAGGGATTGGCCCATGCGGGGCAGGGTGACCAGCTCCAGTATGCCCTCGTCTTGCTGTTGCTGGAGCCATTGCATGAAGGCTGGAATCTTGTCCTCCAGACGAGGGAAGTCGAATTTAATGTGGATTATTGGGGTGGATAGGGTGTGGGTGGTGGAGACAGGTTGGTTATCTACAATGGTGGCAATATAAAAAACCTTCGATTGGTCTTGGCTTAATGATATCATTCTACTCTTTTTGCGGATTACTATAGATGGACCTTCAAGAGGAGGGCTAACTTCACTTTGACTAATAATTCTGGTTATCCAATCAGGCTTAATTTTTCCATTGAATTTAATCGCATCAGAATCTTTTTCGTCTTTTGACAGCTTTCCAATAAACGACTTTGGGACTACGACCTCTAATATTACTGGAACCCCACCAGACATTTCAGCGGCATACCTAGCATATTGATCTGCTATCCTTAATTTATTGGTCATGTAAACAGAGACTTTCTGACTTCCTATTTCAGAGATACAATCATTCCATCCCTGTTTAGCAGCCCAAGAATCTCCTCCTTGGGTCTTGCCTGGAATTAATCCATGTTCTTTAATTGAATCAATGTAATCAGATGAAGTACCATGGAACATCTTCATGATACCACCAGCTTGGTCGCTCCCTCCACCAGTCGAACAAAACCTCCCTTGTTCATCATGGCAAGGGTTGCTATACGCAGCCGGCCGATACATCTCATAGGCAGGACCGATCCCGAAGCAATCGTCATCAACGATGGTCTTCCATATCAGCCGTCTCAGGGCAGTAAACCGGCGGCCCATCTCGGCAGCCCAACGGTTCCTGAGGCCTGTGGTCCTGGTGGGGTCAATCCTGGATGATGCCTGGTGGGCCAGCAGGCCGTTGATTTTGACGAGGCGGGGCTTGGAGCCGGGTTTGGGCTTTGGCTGGGTGTGGGCAGATAGAACATTTTCTGATAAGACAGTGAGTTTATCCATGTCATGAGTAAATGTAGCCCGAACTTTCTTGGGGTATCTTATGCTTGCCCCTAATAACACTGATTCAGATAGAATATTAGATGGCATATTTCCATACATGTCATAAATGACATCACGAATATTTACGCCATATTCTCTACTATGTAGTTTATACTGACCTTTAGGAACCGTAGTAATCATAGCCATAACCAGGCGATCACTATCTTCCTTGCTTAAATTTGCATCATAAAATATCTTATCTTTCTTCCCATGATCCTTTGCTCTTTTAAGTTTTGACATAAGTTCTTTTTCTGATTTTGAAACAGTGCTTTCGCCGCTCTGACTTGTCGTATTACAAAACCTCCCTTGCTCATCATGGCAGGGGTTGGATAACACAGTCAATTTCTTGGCCGGCCGCATCCCAAGGGATTTGTAGGTAGTGGACTGGAGCGATTTGAAAGGCAGGGTTTTCATCTGGATTTCAAGCTCTCTTCATAGGCCATCATGCGCAGTTCCTCTTCAAACAGCGGAGAATCCTCCATGCGCATGCCAATCTTAGCGATAATGCGATCCCTGGCCTCCTGGCGTTGGCGGCGCAGGCGTTCATGGGTGTGGGAGTTGGGTTTGATGGGGAGGACGGTGGCGGTCATTCCGGTTTTTCTTTTTCCTTAGCTGCTTTTTTATCATATTCTTCTTCAGTCAATTCTTTAGGCACAGAGATAATCTCCGCATCACCGCCTTTCCAGCTAAACTTATCTTTTTGGTTAGAATTAGGCATTTATGACCTCAGATTATAGAGACATTAAACTTCAGATAGCTTTTGTTTATCGAGTTATCCCGGACTACCTTAACACTGTCTATACGATAGGTATTGCCCCGATTCAGAAGCATCTCGTGCTGATCACGGAACACCTTGTCTCCGGTGGTCTTATTCATATCAATGGCCTTGGCTGTTCCCCGGATGTTGCAAATAGAAGACACCCCGTTTCTGGGATCTTCATAGCGACGGCTTACAAATCCCTTGGTCACTTTTTCCTTACTCGATGTAGAAGTGAATCCTTTGTCCTGGAAGGTCGTGCCGCTCAATCTTGCATTGAAATATTTATCCCAGGTGGAAAACCCCGCAGGCGGCTTATCACTATTCGTGATGCCTTCAACTTTTGCTCCTTTCAATTCCTTTAGGATCCCTGTCTTCTCAAAAATACCTCTTGTAAACTCGGCATCAGTACCACGAAAAACATTCACTTCAACTTCATTTGCTTTTTTAAAGATACTATCAAGATTCTTAATATAATCATTGATTATAGCCTTATCATCGCGATGAAGATTCATGGTTCCACGTAGATGTCCATTCACTTCAGGGTAATTTGTCCGCTGATATGCTACTAATGATTCTTTTTCTTTGCCAGAAAGCTCCTTGTTGCTACCACCGCCAGGAGTTGTACAGAATTGACCTCCCGCAGAACCAGCTGGATTATGACATGGATTGGATTGAACCACAGGCTGATTAGGGTTTACAGGTACTTCTTCTCTTTGCTGTCTTTTAGTCTCAGCTTCAGCAGCAGCCTCCTCAGCTTCCTGGGCGGCTCGCTCTTCGTCTGTCATCTGAGCCTGCTCAGCTTCCTCCTCTGCCTGGACAGCCGCCTTTTCCTCTTCAACCAGAACAATCTCATCCTCTGTGAGCCCAAGGCACAACCTGAGGAACGACTGGATAGGCATGACTGCCTCTGCGGTGGGCGCCGAAGCATAGCTCTTGATGGCATCGGCCCGGACCTTGCCCACATCAGCCCGGTCCTTATCGCTGGGCTCCCGGGTGTCTGGCCACTGGATGGAATACCCCTCTTCGGTGGAAGCCGGGGGCAGGATGCCCAACTCGATGAACCTGTCCACCGTGGCCCTGATGATCCTGAGCTCGGCAAAGTTCAGCTGGCGGTCCTCGATATAGTCCGCTTGGTTCTCCCGGTCCTGGCTGGAGGCCAGCTCGCCACGCTCACTGCCGGTCAGGATGCGCTTGGGAATGCCCGTGGTGGCCGATATCTCCTGGATCTGCACGTCCACGGCTGAGGCCGGGTCCGCCACCTGCTGGGCCATGGGATTGACTTTCATGCCCTGTAGGGCCAGGACACGCCGCAGGTTATGCTCGAATTCATCAAGCTGGCCTTGCAAATCCTCCAGGATCGCATCGGTGATCTGGAAGTCCTTGTCAGCCTCCAGACCATAGCCGGGACGGGCACCACGCCAGTACATCTCTGCCGAACCGCCAGTGATCTTCTCTAGGTTTTTGAGATTGTTAAAAATTGATTCAAGACGCGGCGTACCTTCGATCTCAGAGCTGCCTAATCCATCGGCTACATGAATCACTCGGCTGTAATGAATAGACAATATCTGAGAATCGCCAGTGGATAGATTGCGAAGGGTAACGCTGTATAGTTCCGGACGACCGTAGCGCTCATTAGATGGATCTGTAACCCAAGTCTGTATTTGGGCATCCCCTTCGTTAGCCATGCCCGAGAATGGTTTAACATACTTGAGCTGAAGGCTTCGGCCCGTTGTTGGCTTGCGGAAGTCCTGTGGAGTAGACACATCAGACAAACCTAACAATAATATGCCATAAGTGCCCAATCCTGCAAGACGATCTAAACGGGAAAACATAGAGATCATGCCCAAGCGTTTTTCCAGGTCTTTCCAGGCCTTTTCTAATTGTGTCTCTTCATCATCGCCAGCCTCGACTAACTGAAAGCCTCGACCCCATGTAGAAGCAACAGGGCGATCGATAACAGCTTTAGCAAAACCTTGTCTAGCATATTGACCCACATATTGTTGCCATGAAATCTGAGTATCGTATCCCAGTGCTTGGTAAATATCGCGTGACCCTTCAAAAGATTGTCCCAAAACAGAAGCTAACTGTGCTCTTCCAAGAATAGCCGAATAAGCAGCTAATTCAAAAATATTATTCACCTTAGCTCCATATTCTTTCTTTTTATTGACTGCCATTCCTGGCCTCCCTTTCTCGCTGGCGGCGTAACAATTGAATCTGTCTTAACTTCTCTTTTGTTTCAGGAGTGTGTCTCTTTCCTAAATGAGCTTGTCTATTTCTTTCTATTGCCTCTGGGGTATTTTGCACTATAAGCTGGATTTGTCTATTTCTTTCGATTCTTTCTGGACTATGTTTTTTTCCGAGGTTGGCTTGTCTTAGCTTCTCTTTTTTCTCAGGAGAGCAAGGTCTTCCTAAATTTGCTTGCCTTGTTTTTTCAACTGCTTCTGGAGAACGTTTACGCCCCTTTAGAGTTTGTCTCATTTTTTCTACATGTTCTGGCGTAAGTTTTTTTCCTAAATGGGCCTTGCTTCTCTTTTCAAGAGTTTCCGGAGAAAGATTTTCCCTTAAATTGGCTTGTCTTATTTTCTCTTTGTGTCCTTCTGAAAATGGAGGTAATTTTTTGCCTAATTTTGCTACTCTCATTCTCTCTTTTGCTTCAGAAGTCATAATTAAACCTAACCGCCCAGATACTCCCTCTCCACCATCAGTCAGGTTGGCCAATATACCTGTGCCATTGTCTTTACGACCATATTGTTCGATAGCAGCAATTTCTAAAGCAATAGCATCATCATCTGATAAGCAGTTAAGAATAATATCTTCCTGAAAATCTAAACCTTGTTTCCATAGTTTATGAATGATATTAATTTTATGTGATTTTCTACCAGGTTTATGCAATAAGCTTCTCGCTTCGACTCTATGCCCTCCAACTCTCCCATTACAGCCCTTGCCGACATAGAATGGCTGACCCTTGGACAGATCAAGAGGATCGATTTTATCGGGCCGCCTCAAGAAATAGAGATAGAAATCTGTTCTCAAGGAATCTTGACACTGAGGCTTTGGAGCAGGAGTATCATAGGCAATTCTCTTAGCCATGGGTCAAATTTTCCCGCCGAAAGCAAGCCCCAGGTTGGAGGCGAGCTGGGCACGGGTCAGGATGGCGGAGTTGGCCATGAGTTCCAAAATGTTGGACACCTGGGCGCCATGGGCGGTCGGTTTCTTCAATGGGGTGGGGTTGGCAGCCATATACTACTCCTGAGGAACCCGATATACTTGATAGGTTTGTTGAGGGGCTTTTTGATAAACAAAATCACCGACCTGTCCTTCAACTACCTTGTCATGAAGGAATTGGCCAGAAGTGAATACCACAGGAATGCCATTAGGAAAGGCTTTGCATTTTCCTGTTATTCCTTCGACATGAGTACAAGTTGGACAGCCTTTTTGCTGGCTCATTTTTTAATCACCACCACTTTTTTAGGATCAAAAACTACAATCTGATTTCCGCCCCGTTGTTCAAGGCCTCCATAACGAGGACCACCTCTCATATCAATAATAAAAGAGTCGTGCCCTTTTTCTTTCATTGCCAAGGCAAGAGCAGCTCCTGCCCCAACTCCAGGGCCTTCTAATTGTGAAGCTCTTTTTGCTATGTCTGATTTATAAATCAAATGGTTTAATTCTTTTTCATTTTTAACCACATATGGATTTTCTACTTTAATTTTCATTGTTAAAGAAACACGGCCCGAATGTCTATAAAGATTGGCGCTCTTGACATCTAATGCAGCATAAACACCATCACCCCACATGCGTCCATACACAACCCGTTCAAGATCAAACCCGTTTTTAGCAATAGATTTGGCCGTATCTTTCGAAAGAGTCATATGATAAACATTGTCTGTATATTTGCTCCCCTCAATAAATTTCTCAGCCTCGGCCTTAGTCATAGATGGCTTCCATTCAGATGAATTTGAATTTCTCCTGCCCTCACTCCCACCCCCACAGAACTGTCCACCGCCAGGCCCAGCAGGGTTGTGGCAAGGATTAGAATATTCTGCATATCCGCTGCGATAAATATGCAGTCCTGATCGTTTATCTTCCATCTTAGTCAGGGTTCATCCGGGGGGTTCATTGGGCTCGGCCCTCTTGTTGAATTAATTATAAATATTCCGGGCCAAAACCCCTAAATAAAAAAATTGGCCGGGGTTGTTGATGGCCCCGGCCCAAAATCATCGTTCGTCTTAACTTCTATTTCTGAGGAGGAAAATCATAATGAAGTCCACATTTTTGACAAGTCCACCCATCTTGGATAGTATCATATTGCTCTCGACTGCCTGGTCCAATAATGGGAGGCCCCATGAAATGATTAAAAACTGTTTTCATCTTTGGTTGTAAAACACCGCTACAAACTACGCAAATGGGTTTTTCTACCGGTCCCGGTTTACCCAATATGGGTTCATGATACATGGTCATAATTTTCCTCGCTTCATGTCATCTACTCCGACTCAACAGCCGAACCTGCTTGCGCACCGCCAGCTTACCAAACGCCCCAGCCCCAGCATCCACCTGATCCTTGAACTTGCTATTGGGGAAGAACCCATATTCGCCCTTGAACTCCTGATTCCACTCTCCTTTAAGCAGCATGACATTGTAGCGATTCACCTGGACAGAGAACGTATCAGCCCGGGCCACCTTGTTACCCACAGGCCGCTCCGCCCTGATGGAGAACCCAGCCAGGTTGCGCACAGTAAATTCAGCTGATTCCTTTCCTCCAGAACCGGGCTCCTGCTCAGTCCATACCTCCACGTCCTTGCCGTCTGCCTGGGCCGTGGCCAGGATCATGTCCTCTCGATCCTCAGCCGACCAGCGGCCACGAACCACATCCGACACCAGGTACTTTCCATTGGCGATCAAAGACATCTTGACCCCCACGGTGTAGGCGGGCTCCTGGTTTTTCTCTTTGGTTGGATCAGTTCCTGCCTTATCCCAGTAGCGGACGGTCTTGATCACGCTAACATCGGGCGGCATACGATCAACCATCACAAAGCGGTCGACTTTGAACATACCCCCTTCCGGCGGAGAGGGATTCTGGCCAAGCTGGGCGGCTGCTCCGTATTGGCCCAGGCGTTCCTCCAGGTCCTGAATGGTCTGGCGATCCAGACGCACTGGGTCCAGCAGGCCGTCCTTGTAATATTGCTTCAGTTCGGGAGGGCTAACCAGGTTGGCATATAATGGATCAGAGATGTCGGCCGGCAGGCAGATATGTTTGATCTTCAATTTCTTTTTGGATAGTAAATGGCCAGACGGGTCGATCTCATGAAGCCGCTGCTGAATCCATATAGTGGCTGATACAGCCTTGTTCGTCTTGCGTGTGGGCAACGTCTGGTCCACCCACCTGTTGGTAGTCATCAACTCCTGTGAGCTAAACGATTGTTCTGCGTTCAGGGGATCGTCCGGTATCAGGATGTCCCCATGAAAGGCCGTGCCTGAACCACCCACGGATGAACTGAACCTACCGCCACCGGCCGGGTCCCAGCCATATTGACCAAGGATGCTGATCTCATAGTCAGTCACACCCTCCTTGCCCTTGCGCAGGCGGATATCCGGGTAGACTGACTGAAATAGTCTTGACTCAATGATCTTTTTGGAACCGTCGGCAGACTTGATGGCCACCTGCTGGTTGTAGCTGAAGGTCAAGAAACGCATCCATGGCCACTTGGTCCAGCACCAGACCGGGAACATTACCGAGCAGACAATACTCTTGGTAGTGCCAGGCGGGACATTAATGATCAGATCAAACGGGTTTGGTTCCCTGTTGGCCACCCGCTCGGCCACCTGTTGGAGTTCTTTGCAGAGATATTGGATATGCCAGTTGTCCTGGAATTGGTCATGGCAGATTGTAGACCAGAACTCCCGGAGGAAGCGATGGAAGCTGCGATTGCACAACTCCCGAAGTAATTCACCTTCACTGGGGAGCTGGGGTGTTGGTTGGGGTTGGGCAGAGGACATCTTATCTATCTAAACTCCTGATCCCCCACTCGGCACAGATCCGCATGAACTCCCGCTCATCAAATTGAGAGGTCTGAACCGGACCAGGATCGCAACCAGGCCAAGGCAGGATTATCAATTTGCGGTTGCGGACTATAATGTCGGTAGCGGCCTGGACCTTGGCCACTGCCTTGGCTCCTGCCTGCCCATGAAGATATTTCACCGCCGTCTTGATCCCAACTCCAGGCACGCCATCAATCCCATCAGAGGAATCTCCGGCAATGGCTTTGACCTCCGCCCATTGGCCCGGCAATACCCCATGGTTTTCTTTCAGATTCTGCCAACTGTAGTTGGCTTTTTTCCCCAAATCATAGACGGAAATCCGTGGGCCCAGTAGTTGGTACAGGTCGTTGTCCGAAGAGGCAATGACGAACCTGTGCCCGTCAACCCAATAAAACGATTCTCTGGCCATATAGGCTATTAAATCATCCGCTTCATAGCCATCCTGCAGGAATTGGTTGGGCAGGCCCAAGCGGGGTAGCAGTTCTTGCCTCAGCATAACCATCTGGGGATATGCGTCCTCAGCAGCCTCTGATGGTTCCTTGCCTTCACGATTAGCCTTGTATCCAGCCCAGAATTGTCTCCGGCGCAGGGATTTGCGAGGGGCATCCCAGCAGCATATGATCTCGCCCGGGAAACGGCCCATAAGCAATCGGAGCTGTTGGAGTGACCCATATATGACTCCGCTGGGTCGGCCGTGGTGGGTCAGGCCGGCCTTGGCGAATGCCTCTCGCATGCATAGATTATTCATATCAATCAATAACATTTGTTTCCTTTTTTTAATAGGCTATCCTGATAGATTCCTTACCTATGTAAAAAGGTTGGTTTTTAGCTGGATCAAATAGGTCTGCCTTATCTGGCCTACGAAGGCAATAAACATAAAAAATCATTTTCTTTGCCTTTCCAGTTTTGTCCTGATCGCATCATGGCCCTGGACCAACAACTGCCGCGCCCGCTCCCTGGACACCCCAAGGTCAATCCCAATGTCATTCAGGGTACGGCAGGCCCGGTAATACTGGTCCAGGACCCACCTGATCCTGGGCTTGCGAATGAAGGAGAGCATGACCCTGAATGATTCGTCTGCGGCCGTCTGCTCATGGGCACTGGAGCCTTCCTCTGCAACCTGCATAGCATCATATCGCGGGTCATCCAGTCTGACAGGATTGAACAGGGCATAATACTCCGGCTTGTCGGTACCCCGAACCTTCTGCGCATACAGACGGGCTGTATTTCTATCCATTTCCCTAGCGCCATTGAATATGGCCCAGCGAATCTTATATGTAGCGTAGGTGCGGAATGTCATGCCCCTAGCCGGATCATAGTCATCCCAGGCGGCCAAGACTCCCAACCATCCATCTTGGACCAGATCATCAAGGTTACGCAGACCGTCTGGGGAATTGGCCATATAATGGTTGGCCCAGTGACCGACAAACGGGCCATAGAGCATGACCGCCTCTTCCTTGCTGGCCGGCCTGGTCGCTGGAATATAAGGATGATCTTGGCTCATTTACCAATCAGAACCTATGGGAGAAGCATCATCCTTAATAATTTGTTCTGCAGCCCTCTGATCAGCTGGAGTCATTTCCCCGGTTGCATTAAATTCATTAGGATGGTCAAAATCCCTGGAAAAATCCAGCCTCGTTATTTTAGCCATAAACAGTTCCTGAGACAGAAAACTGTCCCTGGCCAAGTTAAATTCACGGAGATTATCAAAAATAACCTTCATTTCACCATACTCCTAAACCTGCGTTCGCCCTCTCGGACCCGCCTGAGATAGCCAGAATTGAATGAAGCATTGTATTTGCGCAAGGCCAATTCCTCAGCCCTGCTAGTAGATATTCCAGGGTGCCTGCGCTTGGCCCTGGCCATATGATCAGACAGCGCCCGAATGGCCACCTCGGTCTGTACGTAGATATCCCAGACTGGCCACCCACGCTCCTTGACCACATAGTTGTGAATTCCCCAGGGGAGCCAGTATCTGCCCACGCGGCCAAACCTGAAATCAGCCCGACCCTTGCTCGATTCGGCGAAGGCCACTCCCAGAGCAAACTCTGGCCTGACCTGATAATGCTTTGCCATAGCGGCAGTAAAGGTGATCCAGTCCGGGCGCTTCACCCCTGAGTGCGGGCCAATGTAGCTGACTGCAGGGGTGGGTTGGCTGGCCGGGACTGGAACTAAAATTGAAGCAGTGAATAAGGCGCAAAGCAAAACGGCTTTCAGCAGTAGGCAGCCGGGGGCGCCAACCCTGAGTTAATATCACGATTATTCATTGTTCCTCCGTTTCACAGTCCATTATCCAACAACCGCTGCTCCAGGGCTTCCTCTTGCCTAGAACAACGGCTAGATATAATACAAAGACAGTAGACAATAAATCCCACCAAAAATCCTGCGCCAGCAATAATCCAGTAAAATAAAGACATGATTTGGTCTCCTGAAAATTGGTGGAGGTGCCGGGAGTCGATTAACCTTCACAAGCCGGACGTTCTCTTTCGCCTCGTGAGCCAAAATGCTCTTTTGCATCATTAAGGTCGGTAAAGGATTGACCACAATAGAAACACCTGTAGGTTGCCAATTCCTTTGCAGTCCTGCGTGCCATCACCAGGGGGTTATGATGGCACTCCCATGCTTGATGGCAACTAGCACCACAAATCAGACAGGAGTTTCCATCCGGTTTAAGTTGCTTCTTAGCTTCCATAAGATTATTGATGGCTTCATCGTAATCTTCGGCAGTGATAAAACCGCCGACCTCCCCTCTATAACAAACACCAATTTTCATATTGTTCCCTTTTCATCAAATATATCTTTCTGGATCAAATTTTTGAGTGGTCTTGCGCCAGTTGCGGCCATTCCAGACGTGAATTATTCCAGCTACGGAATAAGAAAAAAGTTCTGGGGTTTCTTTGTAATAAACTTTTTCCGCAATGCCACTTTCTTCCAACTTCACCATAGATGCCTGAGATATAAAATGGCTTTTATCTTCAAGGACTATAGGTTCTTTACAATTAGGACAAATGACCCATTCGTTTTTCATGGTTTATCTCCTTCCACCTATGCTTTATTATAGGCCGCCTGGCCTTAACTGGCCTGTGCCTCCAGGTCAAGGACGGCCCGACGCTTCAAGTCCAGCAATAACTCTATCTCGTCCTCACCCAGTTTCGACAGGTCCCAGCCACTAATGTTCATCTGGTTGTATTGATTGAACTGGGCGTTGATCGGGGTCTTGTCTTTGGCATAGAGGCCGTGCCATTTCATAAGCTGGTCATGGGCAGTGGGCTTGCTCCACAAGGTGAATTTGGTTTGTTCAGTTTCGGTGATAGCCCCGTCCTTGGATGTATGCACAGTCTTGGTCACTTGCAGGGATGATATGGATCTGCGAAACCCAACCGGGGCGGCCTTGAATGATTCAGGACAATCAGGCCAGTCGGCTATGTCACTAAGGGACAAGTATTTTATCTCCTGGAGCAATTCCTCGGGAGTGATCAAATCTGGATTCAATCCGGCCTGGGCTACTGCCTCCATCACCTTATAGCCAGCTGGTGGTGCCGGCAGCGCCTTGGCTGGCAGGTTGGGTAACGGATTGTCACATATCCTGGGCTTGCGGACATTACCGTTACCACTGCCATTGCCTCCAGCAGGGGCTTGTGGGGGAGGGGCTTGGCCTGGAGGCTGCGGAGGCATAGGGGTGTCGTATGCCACCCGGACAGGATGGGATAAGGGGTTACCTGGGATAGGGCCAGGCTTAGGCATATCATTGGCGTACACAGGCTTAGAATCGGTTGTAGGGGGTAATTTCTGCCTGGACAAGGAGTTACTTTGCTTAGGCGCCACCGCCCCATATGATCTTCCGTTGCCGTTACCGTTTCTGGGTCTGCCCGCATTATGGCCTGGTTTGTTCTTGCTGCCGGGCTTGCGGCCACGTTTCTTTGGTTCTTCCATATAGGGTATCTTGCTCATGGGTCTGTTCCATTATAGTTCATCAATAATTAATTCTGGTTGAAATTTATTATAAATTAATTCTGACTAAACCCCTAATATTAATTTTTGGCCAGAATACAAATTCTGGGCCAAAATAAATAATTAATTATTTTAGATATGATGCAGAATGGGCTATAATAAGGGCATAAGGAGGGAGTTCTATGAGCAAGAAAAGATGGGCTGATGCATTAGGGCCATGCTCGGCAGCCGGATGTGACGAGCCGGGCATGGACATCGCCAACGGCAGGCTCTACTGTCATTTACATTATTTCCGGTTGCTAAAGTGTGCCTGCAAGGAGGATTGGCGGTATCTGCTTCCAGGAGATGGCTGTGACCGGTGCGGGTTTGCCAATGAGCAGAACGCCCTGGAGGGGCCGGCTGGAGATAGGGTAGAAATCTCAGAAATATCAGATATGGGATTCCCACCAGTATTATCAGGTTTTAAAAGACAATGGGTAAAATGCCGTATATGTGGGCGAGTGGCCTACTATGATTTTGTGCCTTTTTCTCTGGCTAATCCGGTCATGACTTTGCCTTGTGGTCACGGAGCAGCCCAGAGATTCTATGAAGCCGTAGAGGATATCTCTGACGACGAGGCCCTGCGGTTAATCCATAAGGGACAATGAATGATCATCAAAACCTGTGAATGCGGCTGTGGTGAGGCAGTCAGGACCGGGTCGCACTGGCGGCGGGGACATTACTGGCGGGGAAAGACCAGGGCCGAGGCCAACCATTGGAAAGGTGGTGTAACAGCTGGTGAGCCTGGTTCTAACAGGGGCCGCACCTATGCTCCAGGTCATCCATGGGCCGTCCGGGCTGGCACCGTTTACATACCATCTGAGATGGCCGTGGCCGAAATGGCCCTGGGGTATTGTCTGCTGGAACCGCCCAGGTGGTCTGTGTTCTTCCTGGATGGGAACCGGACCAACCTTGATCATGGGAATCTTGTTGTCTGTCAGGACCGGCCGCACATGGAATTGATTAAAAAGCGGCAACGGGTATTAAGGGCTTGTGGGCATGTTGGATGGAGGCGGTGCCGGAAATGTGGGGGATGGGGACCATCTGAGGAAGTCCGTGCCGATCTGATGCATAGAGCTGGTTTTGGGTGCAGAAAACGATAAAAAATAGCCCTGGACCAAAATTATTTTTACCTGATTTTTAGGCAATTCCTGTTTATCCAATGATTATAATAGGTTAGTGATTTTGCCTAACCAAAAAATAATTGAAAATAAATAATTAAAACGCTTGACTTCTTAATAAAAAGGCTTATAATTATAGGTAATAAAAGGTTAAGGAGGAACCAAGCAAGACCAAATGAAAAGCCGGGACGAACCTGGCGGGGCGGTTGGAGAGGCCGAGGGGCAAACCCACAACACGGACCACCCCATGAACTCCTGAAACGGGAAGACAGGGTTCAGGCCACCTAAAGGCTTAAATTGACGCACCGGGTAGTAAGCGCAACCGGGAGGTCACCCCCGATAAGGGTTCAACACCAACAACGGGGTAGGAGAGAGACCGAAAACTAAGCTGATTAACAATTCAAAAGAGATGAAAATAAGTGCCGGGGCCGGGTTTGGCCAGCAGGGAAAAAATCATATTTTGATCTTGTAATGGAACCGATAACCTTAGATGATTATCGGTTCCCGGGAAGACCAAAATAAATGATAAAGGAGTTGGTTATGAGATTCTTGACAGAATTAAGGATTTATGAAAACGGTGAAGATTATCCAACTGAAACATATACATCTGAATATCTTTTACTGGAAAGGTCTTTTGCCTTGGCCGAAGCGATTAACACTGCAATCATAGCGGCAAAATCAATGAAAAGGAAAGCCAAAGTCGTAGTCTATGAGCTTTTTGATGATGGCGAACTTGGCCCTTCATTGTATTTTGCCATTATCCAGAACAGCAAAATCATCGAAGAAAATCAATAAAGGAGCTGGTCATGACGCCTCAAGAATTTAACGAGCTGGTTGGAAAAGAAGTATCTGATAAGGAGCACAACATTATCCAAACAGTCTACAACTTCCATCCTGCCATCAAGGACGTGGGCGGCAAGGGCCAGATTGCCAAGTTGTATTTGGACTTCGGCATGACGGTCATCGAGGACATGCTGCCCAGGGCAGAAAAGATGATGTTCTTGGATCGAGAGCTGGGTAAAGCCCAAGCAGAGATAGACCGGGTCAAAAACGAAATGGCCAAGCTGGTCGGGAGGTAGAAAGATGGCTACTCCACAAGGTGAATATTGCTTTCTTCATGATTTTGCCGGACTAACCCCTTTCGGAGGTAAAGTCCATCGCTGTTTTGGAAACCATTCTGCTGCCTGCAATGATTCCTCCTGGAGAATCAATCATTTCAATCTTTATCGCGGGCCTGTTAAGAAAGAGAATCTCTGCCAAAAATGTTGGGGCAAGAATCCTTCTGTTGAATACCTTTCAAGATTTAGCATCGAATTAACCCCTGCCTGATGATTCGGGTGGCACCGATGAAAGCCCGGGAAACCGGGTTAGCAGGAGCCAAAAATAAACCTTTAAAGGAGCTGGAAGATGAATAGCATCGAAAAAATCATTTCCGAAAGCAAGACGCAGAAAGAGGCCGCCGACAAGATCAGTAAGTTAGCCGAGAAAGTCGGCTATGTTCCCTTGTCAAACGAAGAAAATGCCAGGCCATTTGTGAAAGCCTACAAGCAGCAAAACTCCGGTGCCATGGCAATCGCCGAAAGCCTCCTAGAAAAAGAGGCCGAATACAACCGCAATCAGACCTTGATCTACCTGGCAGAACGTATGCCCCTGGATATCATCGACGAGGAAATCAAGTCGCTGATGGACTGGATTGCCGAATGGGCCGACAAGGTCAAAGAAAGTCCCGAACATTATCTTTCCTGGGGCGAGGGGGCCTTCAAAGATGCCGCTAAGGCAAAAGTCCTCCAGACTGTCCGTGGTTGGCTTAACCAGCCGGAGAATTGGGATGACCCAGGGTTCTGGTCAGAAATGGAAAAGCATATGACCAAGCAAGCCATCGGCCTGGCATCGAGCATACCCAGTAGTACTTCCTAAACTTCCAATCTGATGGCTGCCAGGATGATTGAAGCCTGGGCTGATAATGCTAGAGGGTCATTCAGCATAATCGGCAGAGTCGGTCATTGGTTCAGCACCAAGGCCGAAATCAAGGCAACCATGCAGGAAATCCTGGATAAGAAAGTCAATGTGGTCGAGTTGGCCAAGGCCATTCTTTAAAACCCAGCCCACCACCGCAAGGTGACCTGCCTGACGCAAAGGGGCGGAACGGAGCCATTACAGGCTCCGTCGCAGGAAAAATCCAATATCAAAGGAGCAGGAAAATGAAGCCCGAACAACTCAAGAGCCTTCTTGAAAAGGAATGTGAAGTTTGCGGAGGGACTGGTTGGGTCACCGGATCTAGATTCGGAGGTTTTCAGCCAGCCACTCGCCGCTGCGAGAATTCTCGCCGCTGTCCAGATTGTGTATTTGGCAAGGCTCCGAGCGAGCTTGGCGAAGTAGTTCTTGAATTTGTCAAGGACCATCTTGAATCCTGGGTATCAGAACAGAGTAAGAATCATACCCATGGTAGGGGAGAACAATCATGAACAAATACCAGGTATTCAAGGCCGGCCCCAAGAAGGGGCAGCCCAAGACCCTAACCGATAGGGTGGTTCGTTATTTGGTGGAGGCTCGCAAAATGCAAGAAATTCCCTCCAAGTCCCGATACCGCCAGTTCATTCCGACCGGGAACAACCCCAACTACTATTTCGTAGGCAAGGCCGGGGCTGTCAGAAGTGGGAGGACAGCATCAAATTCAATCAGCATCACCGATACGATCTACCGGAACATGGAAATGTGGGAAGCCCGGCTCCAGGCCACGGTCGACAAGTGCAATCAGGTATTGGAGCGGGCCGAAACCGAACAGAATATCAACTGCCTGGATAAGGCCATCCATTAAAGGGAGAGGATTATGAAAAAACATAAATTAGATAAGACATTTGGCATTCACCCTCAAGCATTTGCCATTGCCAAACTAATCCATTTCTCTACTGGCCGTCCGGTCCATTGGTCTCCATTCTACAATGGCCGAGAGCGGGGCATTTGCCTGTCCGTTGGCAAAAAGACTTGGGTATTCGGAAAGCACCGCAACTCTGATCAGCTGTTCCTGGATAGGATTCAAGACAGCAAATCTGATTACCAGCTTAATCCGCCTATCCTTCAAGACATGACTGATAAAATCTACTGCAATCGCCAGTTTTTCAGATATGATGAAGCGCAAAAAGTGGCTAATACCATCATGAGCGAAATCCCTGCCTGAATGAGAGCCGGATGGGTTACGGCCGAAACCCTCTGGCTGCTCTGATAGGCAGCCATGGTTGCAGGAAGCCAAAAATCCAAACCATAAAGGAGCTGGCTATGGCAAGATTCAAAGACATCAAGCAAATGAGCAAGACCCATTACAATGTTCACGTCTCCTGGGATTACCTGGAGGAACAGCTTAAAAGTTATTCTGAGAAAAGCAGCGGCACTAAATTCGATCTTAACCCTGATTTTCAGCGTGGACATGTATGGACCAAGGAACAGCAGATTGCCTATGTGGAATTCATTATCCGCGGCGGTGAGTCTGGCCTGGACATATTCTTCAATTGCCCCGGCTGGATGAACGATTATCGCGGTCCCATGGAATTGGTTGACGGCCTGCAGCGTATCACCGCTGTACTGGCCTTCCTTCACAATGAAATTCCTGCATATGGTCATCTTTTTTCCGAATACGAAGACAAGAGATTCGTTTATGGCCTACACTTCAATTTCCATGTAGCTAACCTGCCTACCCGGGCTGAAGTATTGCAGTGGTACCTGGATCTGAACTCCGGGGTGGCCCATACCAAGCAAGAGCTTGACCGGGTCGGGAATCTGCTGTTGGATGAAATCAATAAGTCGTAAAGGAGAACCCACATGATCGACCATTACAAGGAAAAGAACGGCTTTCACCCAGACCCCATCAAGCCCGGACAATGCGCCAACTACTGGCCAGACCACGGCCGCTGCACCAACCCAATCCTCCACTATCTGCTGCCGGCACAGACCCTCAAGGATGCCCATGTCCGTATCTGCCCCACTAAAGGAGTCAGGCCATGAGCAAGACATTTAAAAAAGGCCAAGGTGAAAAAAATCCACCGCCAGTTTATACCCACCGGTGCCCAATGAAAAACGAAAAGGTCATTTTGCCACCAGCCGCATGCTGGGGCAAGACCGATCCGGAATGCCAAGGGTGCCAATGGACCGAGCGACCAGTGAAGGTCAAGCCCATCAGAATCGCCTACGAATAGGGAGAGGTGGAATGAGATCATTCTTATACTGGCTGGCAAGGCTCATGGGCGACATCAATGCCATACAGCATGGGCCAAACGCCATTGTCAAAAGGATCGGGCGGCGGGTGGCAGGCAAGGTCACGGGTCGCCTATTGGGAAAACTTTTTCGTTAAATCACAATCCCGCATTAAGGAGAACAACATCATGTCAGAAAATGCGCAGAGATTCAGCAAGCGGCATGTTAAGCGGCAGTTCAAGGCCATGGCCGACAATCTCGGAGCCCGGCTTGAAAAGCGCCCGGGTCAACTGATCATCAATCCCCGGACGGCCATGAAGAGCTACGTCAAGTGGACCGCATCCATTCGGCGGGCAATGAGGCCCTTAGCCGAGCAGTTCGGGCTCAAGGTCATCGTGGACGAGAACCGAGTCATCTATCATTACTAATTGACCCATTTTGGCAGCCCCAGGGGTAAGGCCCTGGCGGTTGCCATGATTGGTCAACTACAAAACTAAATAAGGAGAAAACTTGATGAAAGAGGCTCCGCAATACAAGGACTATGTTGATCTGATACGGTCCGAGGCCTGGAAGCGGGTGCGGTACAACCCGCTGCTAGACTTCGAGGAGCTGGTGTCGGCCGGTTCGCTGGCCTTCACCAATGCAGTCAAGTCCTGGGACCAGACCAAGGGCAAGTTCAGCACCCATCTGGCCTGGCAATGCCGGGACTTTATGGGCCGGATACAGGGCTGCCGGAACTATTGTGAGGAGGTTGTGTCCCTGGACGAGCCGGAGGCGCTGGAAGCACCCGATCCGGGGCCGGGACCATATGAGGAGGCCAAGTTCAGGTCTGGGGTGGCCGGACTGTCCCAGGAGGCTCTGGAGGTGGTTTGGCTGGTGCTGAACATTCCCTGGGAGTTAATCGACTGGACCATCAGGTGGGTCAGGCCCAGCCAGGGATCGGTCAGACAGTACCTGCGGAGCCTGGGATGGGCACACAGCAGGATTGACCGGGCATTTGCCGAGGTCAAGGCGATGTTGGCGGAGCTGTAAAGGAGAAAAAGATGACAGAACAAGAATTTCTTCAAAGGCTCAGAGAACTTGCCGCCAGATTACAAGAAGAATGTTGGGCTTCTGCTGGCGGTGGAGAATACGGCAGTGGCTATGAAACTGGCAGAAATGGAGCCGGAGAAGCACTAGAAGAACTGCTGAATGAATATCGTCAAAATAACCTATAATAAGCCATAGGAGTTAAAAGATGAACGCCGACAAAGCCACCATTGAAACCATGGACAGGCGACCGGTCATTCACTGCAAGCGTTGCGGCCGGGAGCTGACGGAGCCGGACAGTTATGCTTCGGGCATCGGCCCTATCTGTGCCGAGAAGCTGATGATCTGCCAGAAGGAATTGGCCCGCCTCAACCTGGCCATGGACTCGGCCCTCGTGGCCGCCACCAAGGACGACGGCCCCAGCATCATCAGCCTAACCACCAAGGGAGACCGGCTGATACTCCAATTCAAATTCGATGAGGATGGCTCAGTGCGCCGCCAGATCAAGGCCATTGCAGGATGGAATTTCGACTACTCCGGCAGCCGGCAATGGTCAGTGCCTGCCTGCAAGACCAACCTGGATGCCGCCATAACCACCCTGCCCGACGCCCGCATCTACGTGGGTGATCTGGAGCGGATCAATAGCCTGCCTCAATTGCCGGAGGCACCGAAGCCCTTGGCCATCAAGCCCCGCAAGGCAGAATTGAATGGCCAGACTGCCATCCTACACTGGGACCGGTGGGATGTGGACTTTCAGACCATCCTAACCGAAGTAAAGGAGTGCCCGGGGCGACGTTGGAATCCCGACAAGTTCTTCTGGACTGCCCCTCCCAGCCAACAACTTATGACCATGCTGGACAAGTGGGGGTTTGATGTGGCTGCTGAGCTGGTCGCTTACCTGGATCAGTTCCGGCCCAAGGAGGTAGGAGAAATCAGCTTGCCTCCAGAATTAAAGCTATTCAGGTTCCAAGCAGATGGATTAAAGTTCCTTGAATCTCGCCGAGGCCGCGCCTTAATCGGAGATGAAATGGGCCTGGGCAAAACCATCCAAGCCTTATCATGGCTGAGAATGCATCCAGAAGCCCGCCCTGCCATTGTGGTCGTGCCTGCCAGCTTGAAGATCAATTGGCAGCGTGAGGCCTGTAAGTGGCTATCCGAAGAGGAGTTGGTGCAGGTGGTCAGCGGGCGGCCAAATGGCAATGGGCAAAAACTTTGGGGCTCCATAATCATCATCAACTATGACATCCTAAAAGATTGGGTCAAAACCATTAAGGCCATCAATCCGCAAGTGGTGGTTCTTGATGAGTCTCATTACATCAAGAACCAAAAGGCCCAGCGGACCCAGGCAGTCAAAGACCTGGCCAAGGATGTTCCCCATGTAATTGCCATGAGCGGGACACCAATCATCAACCGGCCCATCGAGTTCTACAATGCCATCAACCTGGTCAATCCCACGGTGTTCCCCAGCTGGTACAAGTACGCCAGCAAATACTGTGCCCCCAAGTTCAATGGCTTTGCCACCGAATACACCGGGGCCAGCAATACCCAGGAATTGCATCATATCCTGACGAACCCCGAAACTGGCATCATGATCCGTAGGTTGAAAAAAGATGTCCTCAAGGACCTTCCGGCCAAGATCAGGTCGGTAGTGCCGCTGGAATTGGAGAACCGGCCAGAATACAACAGGGCAGTGGATGACTTCCTGGGATGGCTGGAACGGCACGAGACCGACGTGGCCAGGGACAGGCTGACCGAAGAGCAACTGCTTGCCACTGAGGAAGAAATTGACCAGGCGGCCAAGAGGATCGGCAAAGACAAGGCAGACCGGGCAGCCGGAGCCGAGGTCCTGGTAGCTATTGGCAAATTAAAGCAGTTGGCCGCCCGCGGCAAGATCAAGGCCGCCATCAGCTGGATCAAGGATGTGGTTGAACAAGGCGAGAAGATTATTGTCTTCGCCGTCCATCATTGGGTTGTGGATCAGCTGATGAAGGAATTCGGATCGCAGGCAGTGAGGCTGACCGGTAAAGAGAGTCAGGAACAGCGACAGTCGGCTGTGGACCGCTTTCAGAATGACGATTCGGTTCAGGTATTCGTGGGAAACGTAGCTGCGGCTGGAGTCGGAATTACGCTCACCGCCGCCTCCCATGTAGCCTTTATGGAATTGCCTTGGACGCCGGGGGCAGTTTGCCAGGCCGAAGACAGAGCCCACCGCATCGGCCAGGAAAATACCGTCAATGTTTATTACCTGGTGGCTGAAGATACCATCGATGAGGACATCGCCACCATGCTGGATGCTAAGGCCGACGTGCTGGGGCAGGTGTTGGACGGCAAGAAGGCCAAGGAAGAAACCCTCCTGGGCGAGTTGTTCAGGAAGTTAAAGTCAAGGAAAGGAAAATGAGAAAAGAGACCGTTGATGGCCTACAATACATCGATGAGCCTGGCCCGGATGGCGACCTTTGGGGTTGGTCTGGGCCAGGATGGTACTTCTGGGATGAAACCAAAACCATGGCCTACGGGCCTTACGGTGAACGGTCCACGGCCTATCTAGTGCTTGCTAATTACGTCCAAGCACTTAAAGCATTACAGTCTGACGGCAAGGGTCTGTATATCCACCTGATGGAAAAGGAGAAGCCCAATGAGCAATCCGAATGATGATTGGCAAGGCTGGCCATGTCAGGCCCCGGCCAAAAAAGTTAAGATTCCCTGGCACATTCCCTGGATGAGCGGTTTCTTTTACGGGGCCATCATCCTGGGTCTGATGTCACTGTTGACTTATCTGGCGTGGAGGGCTTATTGATGGCTATTGAAATTCAAAAACGGGTTGAAGGCAAGCGTGGCTGTGGTTATCGCAAACCGGGCGGCATCTACCTGGTTGGGCCACCCACGGGGCAGTCCTGTTGCAAATTGCCGTTTCCATTGACTGTATGCCCGTGCTGCAGGGCCGGGATTAAGCCGGCCCGGAGCTGGACCTGGGTCGATGCAGGGCAATTGTTCGAAAAAGAGCCCCTCTGTAAAGAAATGGGGACGCTGCCTGGTATGCCTTTTTATTCACTCAAAAACCCGGAAGATTTTTATAAAAATTTCGGGTTTATCCCAAAATGCCCATTGGCAGCACCACAAATTATCGGCATGGCCGGCCTACTCTGGATCGGGGAAAAGTTCTACAAAACCCCGGATGATTTTCTACAGGAGGCCAACACCATGGGCATCAGTCGCCGTATCAGCGCCGTGCCCAAGGGGTTCGAACCGGGTAAGACCTGGGTACTGCTGGCCCATCGGAAAGGCTACGCTATTGGTGGAAATCTTGAAACCAATGAATCAGATTGGCTCCCAGCCATCTTCTCAGTCTTCCGCCCCGGCGCCATCGAGTATGTGGTCAAGGGAGATGAAACCGAAGAGGACCTGGAGCGGCTGGCCAAGCGGGGGTTGACGCCGGTGGTGGTTCGGAATCGGGTGGCTTATGAGTAAATGGATCAAGACCATAGGCAATTGCCATGAATGCCGGCACATCGACCATTCCGGGGCCTTCACCCCGGGAGGAGCCAAGATGATCTGCGGGCATCCAGATGCCATCGACATGGTCACCAGGGTAAAAGGCCTGCACTATTTAACCAAGCAGGATTTTCAAAAAATCAACAGCCAAAACCCACACGAACATAAAGAAGGAAAGGAGATATTCAAAAAGAGTGGAGCCAACTGGGAAAACCGGGTATTGCCAAACGACGGATATTCCATTCCAAGCTGGTGCCCACTAAAACATGGCAAGGGGTATTAACCATGATTTTCTACCGCTACGACCAGATTGAATATGAAGATGGGCCGGCGTTAAGGGAATCAACCTTCTCCCTCATCAAGGAAACCCCCTGCGGGTGGTGGATATTTCAAGCCTATCCGTTTAATAACCCCAAAAAGCGCTGGGTCAGCAAGACGGCCCGCAAGCGATTCGCCTATCCCACCAGAAAGGAGGCCTTGGTTAATTTCATCGCCCGCAAGCGCAGGCAGATATCCATGCTCAACTACCAGCTAGACCGGGCCGGCCAGGCACAGGAATTGGCCGAGGTCAAGTTAAAGGAGATTGGTGGGGTAGACATTTAACTATGCACTTCGACGCCCGCCAATACCTGAACGACCTGTTCATCCAGATGTGGACCAGCGGTAAGAATGTTCGAAGCTCGCCGCTAGGCTGGATAAACATCCGCTGCCCACTTGCCTGCGGAGACAACACAAATCACGGTCAGTTCGCCCCGCCAGGTTGGTCAGGGGCAAAATATACTTGTTGGAAATGTGGTAACCACAGCTTGGAATCCGTGATCCAGGCCATCGAGGGCATCGGCTATCTGGATGCATGTAAGCGGGTTCGGCAATACACGACCGACGTCAGACTGCCCATCCAGATGGCCAAGCCCAGGGAGCCCGGCAAGCTGCAACTTCCGCTGGGAACTCATAAATTGGGAAACAATCACAAGGAATACCTCAGGAGGCGCAGGTTCGACCCAGATGAACTGGAGCGCCGGTACAACCTGTTGGGGACCGGACCAGCTGGCCATCTGCCCCACCGGATCGTCATACCGATATTCCACCGGGGGCGAATGGTATCATGGCAGGCCCGGGACATAACGGACCGGGCCGAGCTCAGGTACATTTCCGCCGGGCCAGACAAGGAAGAAATACAACACAAGAGCATTCTATACAACCTGGACAACTGCCGGGGCCGGAGCATCATGGTGGTTGAGGGGATAACCGACGTCTGGCGCCTGGGAGACGGCTGCTGCGCCACCTTCGGAACCAAGGTCAGGCTTGCCCAGGTGCGGCTGTTAGCCGAGTATTCCCAGGTGTTCTTCGTCTATGATGGCGAGGCCCAGGCCCAGGCATTGGCCAGGAAGCTCTGTCGAGCGCTATCCGGCATGGGAGTACAGGCAGAGAACATCCTGCTGGACGGAGGCGACCCAGGGGACATGGAGCAAGATGAGGCGCAAAAATTAAAACAGGAGTTATTAGGAGGGTAGGATGAAAACCTTAAAAATCAATATTAATTGCGGAGAAACTACTTGTGCCAGCGAACCAGGAAAGTTTTGTCAGTTCTTGGGCTCGCGAAGGATGGGGACAATTCCAGTATGTATGTTATTTCCAACAAAAAACCCAGGCCGAAAAGATCCTGGTTCGCTGACAGACTTAGATCAAACCGATAGTTGGCTTCAACGGTGCCCAGCATGTTTGGAGGCAGAGCTATGACCAACAATAACCAACCGGAAGATTATATCAGCCTGACGGACCTGATGGCCGAACACCCGGACCTGCGGGAAAAGTGTCGTTGCCAAGACACTACTCTAGTCACTTGGGGCAAACGGTATGAGGTGGACGGCTACCCGCTGGGGGTCAAGGTCGGAGGTGAGTTCCGTATCAGCCCCACCCTGCTCAGGGAGTTCCTCAAGGGCCGGGGCCAACCCATAATGAGGGGATGAGTTAACCCGTGGGTGTAGCTCAGTTGGTAGAGTGCGTGCCCTGGGAGCACGAAGCCGTGGGTTCGAGTCCCACCACCCGCACCACCAAAACTAAGGAGGCAAGAAAAAATGAAGACTGTAATTTTGATTGTGATTGCCTTAATGATGATGGGCTGCTCTACCACTGGCAACAAGACCATCATGAACTCCAATTTTATGAGCTCGCTCCAGATCGGGGTGACCACCAAGGATGCGGCCAGGGCCTTGCTCGGAGAACCCAAGGAAAGCGAAATGCCCCAACTCCTGGCCAATGGCGACATCACCTGCGAGGCCTGGCGATATATGGGAGCCGAGACCAGCGTCAATGCCGCCGCCTTTATTCCCATTGTTGACATAGCGGCCGGCCGCCAGACATCAGTTATCAGGGTCGTAGACCTATGGTTCGACAGCAAAGGCATATTATACGACATCAAAGTCCAGTCTGAGATGTCCGAGAGGATGATGCCCATTGGAACCCTTGCAGTCGGAGTGGCTGGGGCCGGGGCCATTGCCGGGGCGGCTGCCTCCAGGCCGTATTATGGATACCGGGGTTATGGCTATCGGCCGGGCAAGACCATTGTAAATTCCATTCCGACCGGTGGAGGTGGGTATATGACCACTATCAAATATTACAAGTGAACCCCTAAAAAATAAATTAGGGGTTTGGGGCCGAAATATTTATAATAATAATAACCCACCGAAGTTTCGCTAAGTCCATCCATCGTTGAAGGGGGTGGCGAAGCCCCCTTCAACAACCTCTTCGCCGAGGAGGATGGAAAGCAAAGGTGGTTGGATGGATATTACCAATGGCAAAAATCCTGCAATTTCCAATCAACCTTGACTTTAAAAACCATCTCACCACTCCTTTTTGGCTGCGTGAACTCCCAGAAGCAAACTGTGGCCTCTCCTATATTGACAAGGGGTTATTGACTTTATTCATCAAGCACGACCCCTATGATCAAGAAGAGCTCCCATTTGATATGCAATATGTTCTGAAGCAATTCGAACTCCCAGATACCCCTTTCATCAAACAACATATTGACAGCTCATATAACCGGCTAATCAGGCTTGGCTATGTTGACGAGGAGACTGTTTCATGGACAGGACTATTGCCATGGATTCCCAAGTCCAAGATCAAGGAATTGAAGAAAAGGCTGAAGGCCGATCCGTTCTATGTGGGAATGAGCCAGAACCAAATCAAGCGGGGCATACAAGGAGAGATGTTTCCTTACAGTTCCAAGCTGAAGCCGCCACCCCGCCTGCCTTCAAGATCAAGCCCAGAAACGACCTCATCGAATCTCCAGGCGCAAAAAAAGACTACAGGTGGATGCCGCAAAACAGAGGGCTGTACGACCAACAATCAAGCTCAAGGCAATTCCAAAAAGACACATTCATAACGATCCCATGGGCTATCCTCTGTAACAAGAAGAGATTCGGTCCAACCATAGAGGCTCGGGTATTACTGACTATCCTGGCCTGGACATCTGACCAGCAAGGTATATCAAGGCTGAGTGACCGTGAAATAGAAGCTAAGCGCGGTCCAAGACCTGTAAGGGGTAAAAAGGCCAAAGATAAAGCCCAGCCAAATACTCCCATCAGGATTCTCAATCAATTAGAGGCCGATAAACTTATTTCCATATCAAACAGGCAAGGTAGCAATAGGGCTATTCAAGTAGACAAAACCGCCATAGCAATATGCAGAAGCTGCCAACAAAACAAAAAAGGGCAGTTATTTGTGAATCCGACTATATTCCTGCTCAACCTCACTACCCCCCAGAAAATCGTGCTTGCCGCCCGCCTGGCCTTCCAAAAAATGAAAACAGAAACCATGGCAAGAAGGTTAGGAGTATCTAAAATCAGCATCAAGACCCATCATCTAGACCTTATCAAACATAAGGGGGCTCTGGTTAAATTAGAAGGAAAAGAGCTGGTCAAATTCATCAATGCATTGCCCGAACCCTTAATAAAACTATTTCCAACCCTTAATAAAACTAAATATAGGTATATATTAGGTATAGATATTGACTTTAGTTTATTACTTTATAATAAACTAAGTCAATCAAGCGAACATTCTGTTCGTGGCCAAGGAGTTTTTCAAAATACCCCCTCTTTACAAAACCAAAATAATCAAAACCTCCCCTATAAAGAGAGTGAACAAAACCCCTCCTTAAAGGAAAACAATAATATGGCCAAAGTCCCCTATGATGATACCCCCGAGGAACACGCCAGATGGGAAGCATACCGGCAGAACAAAATAAAGACTGTAGGCACAGCTTCCAGGTCTGCCCATCGTGAATTCAAACCCAAGCGCAAAATCAGACAATTCAAGCCGACAAATGATGGTCGCTATGACGCCAGATATCTGGCCGACATCGATTGGATTAAAAAAGAATGTCCTTTTATCAACATCTCTAAGCCTGGAACCTGGATATACGATAACGCCCTGGGGATGATCCGAGCATTGGCCATTAGCCCTGTAAATGGATTGAGGCCTGATGAGATAAAAGCTATCTTATCGGTTATGGTCGGGAAGAAACCGGGCCAGCTCAATTACCCGCTTTCAAAGGAATACATCACAAGGAATTTTCTTTCCATCAAATTTTCCGAGTCTGAGCGCCACGAGCTTTACACTCGGCTGAACAATATGCAATCGGCCGAGTTTAAAGGCAAGGGAGAGAAGGTCGAGTTAGCTTGGGCTATGCGGACTAACAACAACTACTCTTGGTTGGTTCACCTATGGTTCGCCCCGCCTCAGCGGCCCCGAGAGGAATTTCCTCCAGACCTTAACGAATACAAAAACCAGTATGAACGGGCGCTGGGGCTGATGCCGATCAATCTGGCTAAGGATCAGGAAGGTCGGCTGGCCTGGACTGTCCGGGCGCTTAAGAAGAAATACCTGGAGGAATTCAGGGTCAGGCGACCAGTTGGATATGAAGGTGATCTGTTCTATGGTGACTGGCCCAAGTTCTTCAACAGCCTGGCGGAACACTTTGAGAATCAGGATGTTAATATCTATCCTGGATGGTTCAGGTCGGATGGCGAGCCCGTTAAGTCCTTCCTGGCCGAGTCCGGGTTCCGGGATGCCAGGACCGGTTGCCGCCCGCCGGCCTATAATAAAAAGCAGGAGGGAAGCCATGCCCAGTGGTGAACAAAAAGTGTTCAGGTCATTTGGGGAGATGCGGGCACATTTCTTTCCCAAGCAGTACAAGAAGGAACGGGAGCGGGCTGGGGCCGAGAACATCATGGATGAGGCCATGGACCGGCCTATACACAAGCGGCAGCTGGCTAACAACGATGATGAGTTGGCCAGGGAGATAGGGATGTGGAGATGGGATTGTGACTGAAGGAACCCGCTCACTGCTGATTGGCTGCCACTCATTCATTATGCACCCGCTCATGGTTATCAAGGCCTGGCGTTGGTGGTTCGGCCATTGGCCGAAGCCATGGCAGATCATCTGCATCGTTGTCCATGACTGGGGCGTTGCTGGCCGTCAGTATCTATCTAACAATAATGCTAAATATGGTCACTGGATGCTCGGGGCCGTCATCGCTAAGAAACTTTTTGGTGATAAAGGTTCTGCGTTCGTGGCTGGTCATACCCCAGAATCTTCAGAACAAGGATGGGTTCGCTCTGACCTCTGGTACGCAGACAAGGCCAGTTGGCTGGTGGCTCCGCTCTGGTGGCTCTGGCTCAACTACCGGTTAGAGAAATTTCAGGTATCACATCCGCACCAATGGCGGGTGATCATTGCCAAGAATCTCCGGGATGACCTGGCAAGCGGCGGCAACAATCATTTTGGTGGACACCAATTATATTTAGACGAAATGAAAGATAAATGACTCCAGACCTCATCAATGGCATATTTGAGTTTGCAGGCTCTTTGTTCATCTGGCGGAGTATCGTCCTGCTTCATAAACAAAGAATGGTACGAGGCGTCAGTTTTCTGACCACAGGATTCTTCGCTGTCTGGGGATTGTGGAATTTGTTTTATTATCCAAATCTGAATCAATGGTTATCTTTTTATGGCGGCCTATCAATAGTGACTGCCAACTGCATCTGGGTTGCCCAGATGATATATTTTGTGAGACTGGAGGTTAACCATGCCGGAACAAAAGCTGGTTGAAAAACTGGCCACGCTGGATCAGATGATCCTGCTCAAAAAGACTGAATTGGCTGCCAAGATCGTGCCGCTAGTTCACGAGTTCACCCAGGAAACCGGACTGCTGGTGCGCTCTATCGAACCTGGTTACGTGGAAATCACTTGCATGGAAGATCAGCTGAAGCAATATGTGATCGGCTCCGCCAAGGTCTACACCGACGTGGATGTGCGTGGGATCAGCGGGAGGATAATCGAGTGAGCGCTGACCAAGAATACCTGGATGCCCCGCAGGAGGTCTTGGACCTGGCCGCCAAACTGGCTCGGGACAATCCCGAGTCTGACTTCGCCAAGGCCAGAATCGTAAACAATGGCTAATAATTTTTATGTATATTTTTTGAGAAGGCCGGATAAGCCCGATCAATTCGAGCCAGAGAAAAGTCAGCCATTCTATATTGGAAAGGGCCATAATGAAAGATTTAAGGAGCATCGGCGATTAGCTACTTTATTGTCAGGAAAGCCTGGCAGAAAACCATTAAGAATTGGGATCATTCATAAACTTTGGAGGTTAGGGTTAGATTTTGAAGAAGATATAGCCTTTAAAGACCTTACCGAACAAGAAGCATTTGAAATAGAACAGGACGCTATAAATGCTTATGGAAGGAGAGATAATAATACTGGCTGTTTAACTAACCTCACTAATGGCGGCGAAGGAATATCTGGTTATATTTGCACAGACGAACATAAAAAGAATATTAGTAAGGGAAATAAAGGTAAAGTAAGGACACCTGAAGTTAGAGAACGAATAAGCAATTCTTTATTAGGAAACTGTCCTTGGAACAAAGGCATACCGCATTCTCCGGAAACATTAATAAATATCAGTAATGCGTTAAAAGGGAGACCATCACATAGAAAAGGCAAAAAACATAAACCAGAATCTATTGAAAAAATGAGAATAGTCGGTCTAAATAGACCTGCTCCGTCGCAAGAAACAAGAGATAAAAACAGCAAGTCAAATAAAGGAAAGAAACGCTCTATAGAAACTCGCAAGAAGATAAGTGACGCGCAAATAGGAGAGAAAAACCATCAATATGGCAGGGAATATAGTGATGAAGAAAGAAAGGTTAGAAGTGATAATGCTAAAATATTAGTAAAAAATAAACAAAGAGATTCGAAAGGTCGGTTTTATAAACCTAAAATAAGGATAGCATATGAATAAAGTGATCCTCCGGTACGGATGCTGGTGCCCACAACTGAAATGCCTGGAGCCACGGATCAGGAGGTCTTATTGATGTATAGTGAATTTCTTCGGTTGTGTGATTGGATCGACAATATCCCAGATTCAACCTCTGCTATCTACATGGGCTTAGCGACCGCTGGATTAATGATTTTTGCAGTTTTTATCATAAGTCTACAACATTGGAGGCGGTAAAAATAAATGATTACTGCTAACCTCACCGTCCGTAACCTGGAGCAGGCATGGCTGGGCGTCATGCGGGAGATCATGACCAGGGGTCGGGAATACCGCAAAGACGATTCCACCCGGGCCGGTATGCTCCGCAAGGCCCTGGATTGGATGTCCGTGACCATCACCCACCCGGAGGAACGCCCGCTGGTGCCGCTGTCCAAACCCGGCTGCATCTCCACCTGCTCCGAGGCCGATGCCGAACAGTATCTGCTCACATATCTCTACACCAACGAGCCACCTTCACCCAACGAACACTACACCTATGCCCAATGGTTGATGTCCGGCATCGACTACACAGTCAGGCGGTATGCTGAGGGCGGCTTCTACACCCAGAAGGCCATAATGTCCGTGGGTCAGGTGTTCGACGATATGTTAAAGTGTGTCAATGGCAAATCCATTCCATGCCTGCGGTCCATTGACACCAGGATAATTAAGAAATTTGAAATATGCCCGATCTGTATTGGATTTTCAGCTAAAAAGAATGCTCAATATTGCCCATACTGTGAAAGTAAAGGGACAATCGATAAAAACTACCTTCACTACTACATTCACTTCCGCTGCTGGAATTGGTTTGGCGCCATGCCGCTTGAGATGGCAGGCTTCCAGATGCTCAAGGAAGCTCATTGCCAACTGATATCAGAGGCCGCCGGCAGGGAGGTCTTCCCAGGGCCGACCGTGGCATTCTCGAAAGATGTTCACATAAATGACATTGAGTGGTCGGCCGCTAAAGCCTGGCTGGGGATGTAGATCATGCCGGTCCTGCTTAATAAATGGGATGGCCAGAAATTTAGCACGATGACTGTCAATGTGACTGGTGCGGGAAACTTATAACAGTTAAGGTCATTTCGGTCAAATGCATTAGTTTAGCCATTGGCGCTCATTTGCGAAAGATTTGTAAAAACTGCCTATTGGCTATGGTCGATGACATTGATCAGGCTATATTAGCTGGAACAAGCAGAAAAAATCCGGTAAGAAAGGAAGGCTCCTGATGCGCCCCAGTTGGAATGAATATCATCTTTTGCAGGCCAAGCTGGCTGCAGTGCGCTCCACCTGCAACTCCAGGCCACAAGGAGCGGTCCTGGTGCGGGACAACCGCATTATTGCAACCGGGTATAATGGGGCACTGCCGGGGCAGGAGCATTGCAGCAATCAAGAACCATCTATATGCCTTGCTTGTAATGGTACTAGAAAATGTTCGGCTATTCGAATATCTACACCAACTATAGAAGAAAGAATAATAACCTGCCCAGCCTGCCATGGCACAGGCCAAATCCTCTATTGCCGTCGCCGGGCTTCCAATATTCCGGATGCCAGGAAGGATCGGGCCTGCGTGTCATCCCATGCTGAGGCCAATGCCGTGGCCCAGGCCGCCCGATTGGGAGTGGCCACCTCCGGTTCTGTTCTCTACTGCACCACCCGCCCGTGCGCAACCTGTACAAAAATCCTGGTGATGGCTGGGGTTGTCCGGGTATTTTTTGAGCTTGATTATGATGATCCGGATAGTGACTGGCTCCGGGAACTGCTGCCCATGGAGCAGTTGGAGGTGAGTTGCCAGGCAACAGAATTGGCTCAGGAAATATTGAAACCATTCACCAGCAGGCGCAGGTTGAGGAGGACAGCGTGACTGAAGCCGAATTAAGAAAAGTTGCCGAGCAATTTAGTTGGCGAATTTGGACTATAAATAGAATTGGCAAGGGTCAATACTGCATAGATTTTGAAGAAGATCATATTTACCTACAATATAAATTTTACTCTGGAAGGTCTTTTAAATTATCTGAAATTAAGCAAGATAGTAAAAGACCCTGGATAATCGGCCCATTTCATGAAATTGGATATTTTAGCCTTAAATCTTGTAGGTTTGTGAAAAATATCCAATGACGACCTGGCAGCGAGAATCCATAGATACTAGCGTCGAGCGCCGTATCGTCACCGGCCTCATAGTCAGCGACCGGGTGCTGCGCCGACTGGCCATGGCCTACCGCCCACGGTATATGTCCGTGGCAATTTTTTGAGAATTGTTAATGGCTAACAATTTCTATCTCTATTATCTGCGTAGGCCAGATAAGGTCGATCCAATGGACGAATCTAAATGGCAGCCATTTTATGTAGGGAAGGGGAAGACAGGAAATGGTCGCAGATTTGATCATCGTAAAGAAGCAGAAAAATTACTAATTAAGCCTGGAAGAAAATCAATTAAGGTTAAAATTATTCATAAGCTTTGGAAAAACGGATTAGATTTCGAGGAAGATATCATTTTATCTAGTCTCTCTGAAGATGATTCTTTTGCCTTAGAAATAGCGGCTATTGAGCAGTATGGAAGAATAAATAAACAGACTGGGTGTTTATCAAACCTTACTGATGGTGGAGAAGGTGGTAGCGGATTAATAATGTCAGAAGAAAGTAAAAGGCATTTAAGTAATATTCATAAGGGTATGTTTCATACAGAAGAATCTAAACAAAAAATGAGTGAAAAACATAAAGGGGAAAATAGTTGGAATTATGGTAAGAAATGCCATCCAGAAACAAAAGAAAAAATAGGCAGAGCAAACAAAGGAAATCAGGCTTTTAAAGGGAGAAAACATAAACCAGAATCAATAGAAAAAATGAAAAAAGCAAAGAAAGGCCAAATGCCTTCACAAAATACACTAAATTTAGCAAGAAAAGCATGGAAAGAAAAAGGTGGACATACCGAAGAGGCAAAAGAAAGAATTAGACAAGCACAGCAGAATAAAGTTTATTCCCCAGAAACAAGACAAAAATTATCTGTGGCCTTAAAAAAGCATTGGGCACAAATTAAAAAAGAAAGAGTGAACAATGGTTAATTGGCAAAGAGAAACCATTGATCTCTCCATAGAAAGAGCGGTTCTTATTGGAATGATAACAGATGACAAGATTCTTCGCCGCCTTTCTGTTATTTATAAACCAAGATATTTTACAACTCCATTTATGGCAACATGTGCTAAATGGTGCTTAGACTATTTAGCTATCTATGATCAGGCGCCAAAGCAACATATACGGGATATTTATGATGCCCATCGCCGGAACGGACTTGATTCTGATCAATCTGAGCTTATTGCAAAAACTCTGGAATCTATAAGCGAACAATACGAACAATACGAACAGGTTGGAAATCCTGAATATCTTCTTGATCGAGCGATAATATTCTTCAAGGAACGGTCTTTAGTCTTATTGAAAGAAGATTTAGATGGACATCTTGCAAGTGGCAACCTGCTGGGCGCTGAGGAGGCTGTGGCCCGCTGGACCGGGCCTGGTCAAGGAATTTCCCTTGGGTGCGAGCCGCTCAAGGACATGGGGGCCATAAGGGATGCATTCGAAGGCGACGACGAGCTGTTCACCCTGCCGGGTGCCCTGGGCCGCCTTCTTGGGCCGTTCGTCCGGGAAGATGCCTGGGGTCTGGTGGGCAACTACAAGGGCGGCAAGTCCTACATGGTGCAGTACATTCAACTCATGGCCCTCTATGCCGGCCTCAACGTGGCTCGATTCTCCTTTGAAATGAATCGCAGGAAGGAAACTCGCCGGTTCGTCCAAGGTATTGCTGGGGTGCCACTCAAACCCCCGTCTGGCCCGATATGGTGGCCAGTATGGGACTGTCGGCTGAACCAGGAAAACAACTGCTCCAGGGTCGACCGTACCAACCGGGTGGCCCTACTGGATGGCCAGGGCCAGCAGCCTCATTTCTCCCGTGCGCCGCAGGGATACCGGGCCTGTGCTGCTTGTAGGAAACAAGATCATTGGCAGATGGAGACATGGGCTGTGCCGATTGAGAAAAGCCCACCGGCATGGAGGGCAGCGTGGAAGCGGGCACAGGCAACCGACAGACAGCTCCGGGGTGCCCGCTTCAAGTTCCAATACTGGCCCATGCGGTCCGCCGGGGTGGCCGAGGTCAGGTCCACCCTGGAGGTCTGGGCACACCTGGAAGGATTCGTGCCCCATGTGATTGTCGTGGACAGTCCCGACCTCCAGAGCTTCCGGGGCGAGGACCGCATGGCCATAGTCAAGAACCGGCAGGACAACGTAGCCCTGGCCCAGCAGTATCATTCCCTGCTGGTCATGCCCTTCCAGGCCGGGAGCAAGACGGCCATCGAGCGCAAGTCCAAGAAGGGTAGTGACATTGGGGAGTCGGTGCAAATCCTGGGAGATGTGGACGGCATGCTAATTTTGGACAAGTCTGAAAATGAGGAACGTATGCTCAGGATGAGGGTGGGCACCAGCGTCCAACGGGATGACCGGCGCAGCTCTAAGGCCATGGTCCTGCAATGCCTGGAGTTGGGACAGGCCGTGGTGGATTCTGAGTTCATCAGGGAAGGGCTATAATAGAACATGGCTGACATCAAGGCAATTCAGGAGATGGTGGCCAAGTTCCGGGATGACCGGGATTGGGCCAAGTGGCATACGGTCAACAACCTGATCATGGCCATAGCATCGGAGGCAGGAGAGCTGTGCCACGAGGCCCGCTGGGGAGCGCCAGACATGGACAAGGTCCGGGAGGAAATGGCGGACATAGCCATTTTCCTATTATCCCTGGCGGACGTCTCCGGGATTGACCTGGAGCATGCCATAATCGAAAAGATAGCCAAGAATGGGGTCAAGTACCCGATTAAGGAGTAGAAAAATGAATCAAGTATGGATAGTTTTTGATCGTTCTGGTGAGGTTGTAGGGGTTCTGGATTCTGAAGAAAAGGCTAAGGCGGCTGTTGCCAAATCAGAGAATACATTTAATGTTGACCCTAGAAAAGGCGACTTTTACGAATGTCACGAGGTAAAATAATGGAAGGGTTAAAAAATTATGATGATTTTTTGGATAAAAAGAGGCAGTTAGGAACTTTTAATGGATTTAATCCAATAAATATTCCAGACTTTCTTTATGATTTCCAAAAATCTCTTTTAGATTGGTCATTAAGAAAAGGGAAAGGTGCTATTTTTGCCGACTGCGGTCTTGGAAAAACCCCTATACAATTAGCCTGGGCCGAGAGTATAGTTGAAAAAACCAATAAGCGGGTAATTATTGCTACTCCGTTAGCAGTATCATATCAGACCATTAAGGAAGGAAGGAAATTTGGCATTGAATGTATTAGGTCTGATGATGGCCAACCCAAGGGGAAAATCACTGTAACTAATTATGAACGGCTACACCTTTTTAATTCGGAAGATTTCATTGGTATGGTTGCTGATGAAAGTTCTATCCTTAAAAATTTTGAGGGAACTAGGAAAAAGCTGATCACAGATTTTATGCGCAAGCGCCCTTATCGGTTGCTTTGTACAGCTACGGCAGCGCCTAATGATTATATCGAACTAGGTACAAGTTCTGAGGCGATTGGCGAACTTGGTTATATGGATATGCTCAACAGATTTTTCAAGAATGATAATAACACGTCAGCCATAAATAGGTTTCGCGGGGAGGTAATGAAATGGAGATTTAAAAAACATGCCCAGGTTCCTTTTTGGAGATGGGTAGCATCCTGGGCCAGGGCGCTTCGCAAGCCGTCTGACTTAGGATTTGATGACCAAAAATTTATTTTGCCCCCATTGATTGAAAATCAGATATTGATAGATAATACCAAACCATTGCTAGGAGAATTACTTGTCAGGCCCGCGATAGGGCTTCATGAACAAAGAGACGAGTTAAGACTCACCATCAAAGAGCGCTGCGAGAAAGTAGCCGAGATAGTAGGGGGAAAAGATATCTCTGTAGTTTGGTGTTCACTTAATGCAGAAGGCGATTTGTTAGAAAAAATAATCCCCAATGCGGTTCAGGTTTCTGGTAAGGATTCTGATACAAGGAAGGAAGAAAAGTTAATGGAATTTTCAGAGGGGAAAATAAAGGTCTTGATTACCAAAAGCAAGATTGCCGGATTTGGTTTGAATTGGCAGCATTGCAATCATATGACTTTCTTTCCCTCCCATTCCTTTGAGCAATATTATCAATCGGTCAGGCGCTGCTGGAGATTTGGCCAAACAAGGCCGGTTACAGTGGATATAATTACAACTGGCGGTAGCATGTCGGTTTTAGAAAACTTACAAAGGAAGGCAAAGGCTGCTGATGATATGTTTGCTGAACTAATTAAGTTTATGAATAATTCTATAAAGATAGATCAACAAGAATATAAGGTTAAAATGGAGGCTCCAAAATGGCTATAATAGAACAGGAAATTACAGATAATTATGCTATTTATTTAGGCGATTGCATGGAGGTAATGCCAGGGCTAAAGAAGAACAGTGTTCATTTATCAATATACAGCCCTCCATTTGGGGGATTATATCATTACTCAAGTTCTGAAAGGGACCTTTCTAATTGTAAAAATTATGAACAATTCTTCGAGCACTACTCATATGTAGTACAGGAGATTTTTAGGTTAACTGTGCCAGGGCGTATGACTGCAGTTCATTGTGCAGACGTCCCTTCCGGCAACTCAGGAACAGATTATCTAAAGGACTTTCCGGGGGACATAATTCGGTTACACAGCCAAATTGGGTTTGAGTATATTGCCCGCTATCATGTTTGGAAAGAACCTCTTGGGGTCCGTAACCGCACAATGGCCAAGAATCTGGCCCACAAGTCAATCGTAGACGATTCCAGCCGGTGTAGCGTGGCCAGCGCCGATTATCTTTTGGTTTTCCGCAAGAAAGGCGCCAATCCCATTCCGATCGCCCACCCGCACGGGCTAATGGAATATGCTGGTGAGCGGCAGATACCGGTAGAGCTTCTTAAATACAAGGGGTGGAATGGGAACCAAATAGAGAATAGATACTCGCATTGGATATGGCGTCAGTATGCCTCCGCCTTCTGGGATGACGTTAGAATTAGCAATGTTTTACCTTTTAAGGAAGCCAAGGATGATCAAGATGAAAAACACGTTCACCCTTTACAACTTGATGTGATTGATCGCTGTCTAACCCTGTGGAGCAATCCTGGGGAAGTGGTCTTGACCCCATTCATGGGCGTTGGATCTGAGGTTTACTGCGCCATAAAGCAAGGGCGCAAAGGGGTGGGGATCGAATTGAAGCCATCTTATTATAATCAGGCGAAAAAGAATATTCCCTGCGCATTAAAAATTGTTGCAAAACAAGAGGGGCTATTGTTTTAATAAAAAATGACTATACGAAAAATAATTGCATATTTCCCATAAAGAATTCCTTAAAATAGGCTATAATATAACATCATGAGACTCTGGATGGTCAACCCAAAAATCCTTTGCCGACAGCACCTGCTCGGCGAGCATGTAGAAAGTCATATGTTTCTTGGCACCATTGCCAAGGGCAAGTCAATCCAGGGCTATCTTAACCGTGGGTTGGTTGAAGTCCACAATCTGGCTGCCCGCCATGACCAATTGGCCCAGGAAATGACCGAGAGGGGGTACAATCACCAAAGCCCATTCCCAGCTGATTTTTACCACGTAGAGCTTGGGCAAGTGGACAGCGACAAATCCCTGCAAGACTTAATAGGCCGCTGTATGAAATGCAAGGAAAGGCATGATAATTTTTTGAAAAAACGACCATGAACCAAAATAATTGCAAAAAATCCCTAATGAATTCATCACAATCGGCTATAATAATACATCAGGATAATCAATCCAAAAAAAATAAGAACCAAAACCTAACCAAGGAGAATGACCATGACCATTGAAGAAGTGAAACACCCAGACCTCCAGAAGGCAGTCAAAGACATCGCCACCGTCCTGGACATCAAACAGAACCACGTAGCTGGCCGGCAGGTGCTCATTGATTTCATCGTCAACACCATCGGCGGCTGCATCGGCCCCAACCCGGAGAACCCCGAAGAACAGATTTGGGTGGATGAGCGGGCCGGCAACCTGAAGCCCGAGACCCTGGCCACCTACGAGGCCCTGTCGGCAGTTGAGCCACAATCCCCCGAGGCCGCAGCAGCAGAAGCTACCGGGCAGCCCGATCCCAAGGAAGCGGTGGTCCAAGACGGGGCTGAGGCGGGGCCGGCAGAGAAGGCCGAAACCGAAGTCATCGGCGAAGAAACCATTGTCCCACCCAAGGAATGCCCGGAGTTCGGCAAGGGCTATGATGCCACCGATGAGGCCTGCGCCAAGCCCTGCAAGCGGGCCGAGGAGTGCCAGACGATCATGGCCGAAGCAGGGCCCAAAAAGAAATCTGCATCGGCCAAGCCCAAAGAGCCCAAAGCCCCGGCTGGAGAGAAATACAGCCGGATTGATTCTGTTTGTGAATGCCTGAAATCAGGTGGCGCCTTTACCAAGGAGTCCCTGGCTATGGCAGCCAACACCCTTTATGTTCAGAAGGGCGGCAAGGATAATGCCAAAGAATCTGCGACACTGGTGTCCATGGGGTTGAAATTCTTCAACGGCCTGGATTTGCTGTCATTCCAGGCTGATGGCCAATTCCAACTGAAATAAATGATAATCCACACCAACCAAATCTCCCGGAAGCTCATTGAAGAGCAGCTTCCGGGAGGATTTCATGGACGGAAAGTTTTTTTAAAGCCAAACTTGGTAATGCCCAAGACTAAGTGGGAGCGTGCCTCATCAACAGACATTTCCCTAATTGAAGCAGTTATCCAAGTTCTATTAGATCAAGGAGCCTCCATTATTATTGGAGATTGTGGGTTTAAAGATCAATGGCAAGCAACTATATACCTATCCAAATATGACGTCCTGCCCAAAAAATATGGAGTGGAATTAATAGGTTTACAGGAAGGCAAGCGGTTTCATGAATTCACTTTAGTCCGAGCAAATCATCAATACAAAAGCCTATTTGGAGTAAAAATATCTGATGTTGTCTTGAGTTGTGATGCCATCATAAATCTCCCAAAGTTAAAGGTTCATAAAATGGCATTGGTTACTGGAGCCATTAAAAACATGATGGGGATAATTGCTCAAAAAGGAAATATGCATCCAAGAGGCAGTATTGAGATTTTACATAAGAGGCTACATGACCTATATTTTATTATGAAGGACAAGGTAAGTTTTTGTATAATGGATGGAATAGTTGGCTCAGAATATTCTGAACACTACGGGTTACCAGTACAATCAAATATCATTATCACATCAGAGGATATGTGGGGAATGGATTGCCAGGCGGCTAATTTTATCGGAATCAATCCACAAGAAGTGCCCTATTTAAGATGGATTAAAGAAACCCTTGGGATTCCATATCCAACACTCACAGCTCCACCATACCATTACGAAAGGCCGTTAGGATGGAGAAAATGAAAAAAGACATATCTAAACTAAAATTCGGCTCAATCATTGGTTGGAGAGGTGATAGTTTGGTTTGCCCACAAGCCTTCGGTGGGGATATTTTCTCTGGGTGTTCCATGGGATGCTGGTGGTGTTTTTGTCGGGAAATGGATCATGAACTGTTCAACAAATATTACACTGGATGGCATCGTGAACTAGTAAGGTCCTGTGATCCCGATGATTATAAAAAAGTATTTGATAAAGCATTTGGGTCAGACAAAGACTATCAAGACTGGTCAATAAAATGCCTCAGGCATGGTTTGCCATTCAATATGGGCAGCAAGGCTGAGACATTTTGCATAGAGGATCATGATCACAAGGTGGTTGAGAAAGTCCTTCGCTTATTTATTGAATATAAAGTGCCTGTTATTTTCCAAACCAAATCACATTATGTTGGCCTTAAGAGATATCTTGATTTAATCAAACAAATGAAAGCTGCGGTGATAGTTTCCATTATGGGTGGATCTGACACACTGAATTATAAATTAGAGCCGGGGGCGCCGCCGCCATCCATGAGATGGTTATTGGTCAAGGAATTGAATGAGGCTGGTATATGGACTGCAGTTAGATGGGAACCTATTCTAATCGGAATTAATTCAACTGATGAAATATTTGAAGGATATCGAGATAATTGTATTAAAAGCCAAGCCAAACACGTCAGTTTCTATAATTACCGTTCAACAATGCCAAGGTTGGCTAAGGAAGAATTTGAGAAGAGGGGTTTTGATTATATTAAACTGTTGAAAAATAACTTAGATGATAATTGGATCAATGTTGGGAAAAGATTTTTTACAATCATGAAAAGTAGTGGGATCAGAGTATCAACCCCGGACTTTATCAATTTCCCATTTGACTCTTCATGTGAAAGCTGTTGTGGAGTTGATGATTTATTTACCCCATATTCATTTACATTTATGAAGGCATGTAAAATAATAGATCAAAAAGGTTCTATATCTTGGAATGATATGGAAGCAATAGATTTTAAAGAACCAAAAGCATATGACAGAATGAAAAAAATTTGGAATAAAGGCAGGCAATACTATAGCTTGGTAGATTCCCCTGGAGTAATGATTTTAGATAAGGATAAAAACGGGTATCATATATATGGGAAAAAAGATAACTCAAAAATCAAAAAAGTCGGTTTATTATGGTAGTCATCAGATACCTATTAGATGGCTATAATAAAATAGCCAAGCCGATTTTATTCTGGAACATCGGGAGTGAGATACAATAATGAATTATTGGGAATTAAGAACAGTAGTCTCAAAACTGGTCCCCAGGCAACTCCAATTGCTTTCAGACCACTCCAAGGGGTCAATAAAAGAAAAGGGGCGCAAAAAAAATTACCATCAATTCAATCTTATGACTCAAGAGTGGGAGAAACAGGAGCGCCTGCTCAATACGGAAGAGGTTTCCAGTTTTCTTGAAGTGAGCCTACGTGCCCAGGCATGCCCAATGCCGCTTAACCTGGATGTATGGGACGGCCTCCTATGTGGCTATGGTTGTCGTTACTGCTACGCAGATGCATTCCGCTCCTCACTCTATACCAGTTTTTTTGACAACCCACGGTCCATCGGATTAAGACACTGCAACCCAGATTTTTACAAAGCAGAGTTGGACAAGCTCTTCAAGCACCGTGACCAACAAGTGTCAGAAAATGCAGATGAAAAAATCAAGGCCATCAGCTTGGAAATCCCAATGCGCTTCGGGATCAGGTTTGAAGATTTCCTGCCCATTGAGGCCAAAAAGGGCATCAGCCTATCCATGTTGAAATACCTTCGGGATAATGCCTATCCGGTGATGATCAACACCAAATCAGACCTGATTGGCAGAGAAGATTATATCAGGCCGCTTTCAGACAACCTTGCCAAAGCAGCTGTTCATATTACCATGATCACCTCAGATGATGAAACCAACAAAAACCTGGAGCCTGGGGCACCGCCTTTTAGCCGGCGCATCTGGGCAGCAAAACAGCTGACCTCGGCTGGAGTCCGAGTTGTGGCCAGGATAGAACCCTTCATGGTATTCATAAATGATGACCAGGCCAAAACAGAAGAATATATCCAAGCCATAAAAGATGCTGGAATAAACCATGTCACCTTTGACACATATAGCTACAGTGCCAAAAACCCTACCATCAGACAGGCCTTTATCCGCCAGGGATATGACTTCACCCGCATGTTCACTTTGATGAGCGACTGTCAATGGCTCGGGTCACTCCTGCTTGGCAAGTTCATGGATTTGTTCCGGGCAGAGGGCCTGAAATGTTCTACTTTTGACATGGGTAACGTCCCCACCAATGATGATCTGATTTGTTGTAATGTCGGGGATTGGTTCAAGGGCCGGTGGAACATGGGCAGCATAGTCCCCATGGTTAGATTCATAATGGACCGGGGCCTGCTTCCAACATCATGGAAAGACTACCACTCATATGTGATCAATAGTGGTGGGTTCCTGAGCAACAAGCTGGAAATAGAGGTCCAGGAGCTTTGGAACCTCATGGGCAACAATGCCTATCACCCAAGCTGGGCTCCGCATATAGAACCGGCAGGAATAGACCAACACGGCCGCAGATGGAAATATGACAAAAACCTCCCAGACTTCCGGGAAGAAATATTGAAAGGAGTTATTTAATGACTGAGCGAATTTTTTCTCATGCTGTAGCCCTGGACCAAAGTGGGCGGCTCAAAAACACCATCTATTGCCAGGATCGAACTGTGTTTATCCTCAATGGTGAAAACACAGTGATGCTCCGGTTTTCCCTGCTTAAGCATCAAAACCCTTTTCAGCACCCGCTGAGCTTTAAGGCCAATGATTATGAACCTGGCAAACTCCATGAAAAAGATGGATATGTAATATTCACTAAATCTGGCAATGAATTCACCCGTTCCAAATGTTGCAAGACTCCGGAGCGGACTTTTCAAGATGTTGAAAAAATCTGGGCCGGGTTGGTTGGGCCCACCCACTCTACTTTTACAGTCCACAAAAGCTCACTGGCACTATTGGAAGAGGGGTTGTCACACCTTGAATTCAAGTCCAATAACGGCAGCCTTGAAATCATCCAGCGGGACATTTTCTCTGGCACCACCATAACCCTTACCAGGAACCAGTCTGGCTTGGGGCTTGTCAAGCAGGATCATATATCCAAACCATTTGGTCCAGTGGGCATCAGAACCAATGATTTCATGGCCTTATATTCTTTCCAGGACCTGATTGAATTTGGTGTGCCTGATCGGCCTGGGTTCCTAACTTTGAAGGCTGGCAACATGGAAGGAATCATTGCATTATGTTTATACGACGAAATCGGAATAATTGAGGAGGTGAAAAGTGGGGGGGAAAAGTCGGAAGACCGGGGGAGTCAGTCGTGCCCTAATAGACCGCCTTCTCGCAGGCAAGCCCTCTAAAGCGGGCAAACAGTCTCCCAAACAGCCTGTGGATCAAAAACCACAAGGGTTGGGGTTCAAGCCTGAAAATGAAAAAGAGTAGATACCTACAATTGCTTCAAAGAGGCAAGGTCATCCCAAACTTCTGGTGCTCTGTGGAATATTTCCAGCGAGCAGGGCTAGAAGAACGCCAGGACGGAAATTGGATATACATATGGGACCCTGGTGCAAAAATAGTCATGTTTCCTCCAATCCACATATACTGGGGCATGGTCACCTGCCCAATCATGTTTGAAAAGTATTGGGCAGACTTTCAGGATTATTCCACTGGCTATTCAGAAAATTTGTATCGCCCTAAATTTCTTGATCTGGAGTACACCTATGACCCCAGGGCCTTCCTAAATATGGCAGGCAATAAGTGGGTGGTCTTCAGGAAGAACAGCCGTAAACTTCCAAACAGGATTGGCCCACTTCAGTATATTGAGCCCGGGCCTGAACATGAGGAAGATATAAAGGCCCTGGTCAGAAATTGGATTGGGGATAGGGACCTTCAGGAGCCAGAAATTATAGTGGCCTATGCGTTGTCAGGCCACTGCAGGCGCATTTTGTTAGGCAAAGATGGGGGTCTACTTGGGTTGAATGCCTGGGATGACAATTGGTGCAGAACCAACTACCGGATATGCCTGGCAGAATCTGAACCTGATTACATCAATGAACACCTGCGCCTGCTGTTCTATACTGATCCAGCTATAATAAACCAGGGCAAGCTAATCAATGATGGCGGGGTCTTGGACAATCCAAAATTGAAATTCTTTAAGGATAAATTGAATCCATTATCTGTTCGAGAGGTCAGATCTTGGATAAGGAGATAATATGAACAGGCTTGAGCTATTGGCTTCATTAAAGGCAGTCATGCCCGGGCTGGACCGGGGCGGGGCTATAGTCCAGGGGGCGGACACTGTGGTGCTGTCCCCAGGGCTGGCCCAGACGTACAACGACCATGTGAGCGTGACCCACCCTGCTCCCATTCCAGATGGCATCAACGCCGCTATCAGGGCACAGGACATGATCCGGGTCCTGGAACGGATGGCCGGCCTAGATGTGGAAACCAAAGTCACCCCCAACAACAAGCTGGAGTTATCGGACGGTAGGACCACCCTGTCCATGGCCCTGGTAGAGGCCAACACCGTGGGGTTGATCCGAGCACTGGATCTGGAAGGCCTGGAATGGCAGCCATTGCCGCCCAACTTCACCAAGGCGCTGGCTCTTACGGCCCCCGGGGCATCAAGGAACCCGGCCCATGGGGTCTGGGCCGGCGTATGCATCATGGTCGACCGCATGCTGTCCACGGACAACTTCAGGTGCTCCTGGGCTGAACTGGAATGCCCCATGGCTGAAGGAGATTTTGCCCAGTTCGTGATCCCAGCCAAGGCAGCGGCCCAAATCGCCTCCATGGACGGCCTGGAGTCCTGGGCGGCCACCCCGTCATGGGTGCACTTCATGGACAGCAACGGGGCGGTGTTCTCCAGCAGGCTCCTGGGGGGCAGCTTCCCGGTGGACGGGGTGATAAACCTGTTCCCTGAGGAATCCGGGGATGAATGGGAACTGCCTGAGGCATTGAAGCCTGCCCTGGAGCGGGCGGCAGTCATGGCCTCGGCCCTGGATGGGGGCATGGAGTACGTCACCATAAGGAAGGATGACCAGGATATCGTGGTCATGGGTGAGCGCAGCTCCGGGAGCGTCACCGACCGTGTGCCGGCGGTGGAGCGGGGCTGGCCCGATGGGGCGGCCATCAGTATCAGCCCCAAGTACCTGCTGGACATCATGGGGACCACCCGCAGGTTCCGGATGGCAGGCAACCTGCTGGCCTTCACCGCCCCGGGGTTCCGTCATGTGACCAGCACCATATCAACGGTAAAATAAATTGTCGTTCTGTCACCTCCATCTCCATACATCAAGCAGTCAACTCGACGGCGTCGGCACCTCTGAGGACTATGCCAAGGAGGCGGTCCGCATCGGCCAACCCGCCTGTGCCATAACCGACCACGGAAACGTCGACGGAATTCTCAAGCACCAGAAGGCCTGCAAGAAACACGGCATCACCCCGATCCTGGGCTGTGAGCTGTACATGTGCGGTGACATGAAGGTCAAGAATGATGAGCGCCACCACTTGATTGTCCTGGTACAATCCCGAGAAGGTCTGACTAACCTGATGCACATGATCTCCATGGCCAACCTTGAAGGGTTCCACCGCCGACCCAGGATAGACCCAGACCTGCTGCTCAGGCATACCGAGGGCCTGGTATTTCTCACTGCCTGCATCGGTTCGTTCATCAATATGGAGGGTGGGGAGAAGCTGCTTAGCCTACTCAGGAACATGGCCCCGACCTTCCTTGAGATCATGCCCCATGCCCATCCGCTCCAAAAGAAACACAACCTTCGCTGTCTGGAGCTGTCTCAAAAATACAACATTCCCTTGGTAGCTACAAACGACTGCCACTATTCCCGCAAGGGCATGGGCGAGACCCAAGATGTGCTGCTGGCCATGAAGCGCAACGCCAAATGGAATGATAAGGACCGCTGGTCAATGAGAGACTGGCCTAATCTCCATTTGAGATCGGCCGACGAGATGGCCCAGGCATTCCAGGTCCAAGCGGTATTGGCTGAACCAATCTGGCGGAAGGCTATGGCACAGACCATGGAGGTGGCCGGGCTATGTAACGGCTACACCGTGGAGCGCATGCAGGTGGAGCTGCCCAAAGTCCACGGCTATGAGGACCGGGATGAGACCGACCTGATGTGGGAAATCATTTCTGATGGCTGGGAAAGGCGGCTGGGTGATTTCTATGTATTGCCGGAAAAGGCCAAAGAATACGAAGACCGAGTCAATGAAGAATTCGGACTCATTTGCCAGATGAATTTCCAGCGATACTTCCTGATAGTACATGAATTAATAGGATGGTGCAAATCCCAGGGCATAGCAGTGGGACCTGGCAGAGGATCATCAGGTGGTTCATTGGTCTGCTATCTTATGGGAATAACCGATGTGGACCCGCTGAAATATGGATTGATCTTCGCTCGCTTTATCAGTCCTGAGCGGGTGGACTATCCGGACATCGACATGGATTTTGAGTCAGCCCGCAGGGAAGAGGTCATCCAGCACCTGAGGGACTGCTACGGGGAACACGGCACAGTCAACCTATCCACATTTATGACCATGAAGGGCAAGGGAGCCATCCGGGATGTGTCCCGGGTGTTCGACGTACCACTCAAGGAAGTCAACCCGGCGGCTGAGGGAATCAATGATGTGCCTGACGGACATGATCGGGCCGGTCATACCATTGAGGACAGCCTGAAGGACAGCCCACCACTGGCACATCTGCAAAGGAAATATCCGGATGTGGTCAGGCATGCCATCAACCTGGAGGGACAAACAAAAGGCTATGGCAAGCATGCGGGCGGAATCTGCATCAACGCCAAGGACCTCCGGCTGGGTGATCATTGCAGCCTTCGGGTCTACAACGGAGTGATCTCAGCCAACTGGGACAAGGACGACGCCGAGTACATGGGGCTGATGAAGCTGGATGTGCTCGGAATATCCAACCTGTCATTTCTGAACGAGGCAGCCCGACTGGTCAAAGAACTCCATGGCCAGACCATCGAATTCGACCAGATACCCTTAGATGACCGGGAGGTCTACAACGAGATTGCCCAAGGGAATACCGCTGGGGCCTTCTCGTT